CCACTTGTGCCACTGAATCCCGCTGGCGCTCTTCACCAACCCCTAGCTCCTCACGCCAGTCCTGCCTTTGGAAAACATAGACCGGGGGACCCCACCAAACCCTCTCGCTAAGGTCAAGCATGTTCTTGTGCTTGAAAAGGTGCACAGAACCATGCCGTGATGCAGATACGCTACCGAAGAAACAGCTACCAACCTGATCGCTCAACTGATTGTACAGGGAGGCTTCAGTAATATCTAGGAAACCAAGAGCCTTCTGCGCGTTGACATCACTGGCAAAGAAGCAGTCAGTGACATCCTTCAGATTAGACCTAAACTCAGACAGATACCAACATACATCTTCCACGGTCATGTCCTGAAACTGGTGCCAGCGCGTAGGAGCCCCAGCAGTGGACTCGCAGTTGACGGGCCATAGAATGATGTCCTTCATCCACTGCTCAATAGTGCGGGCCTCGAACGTCACGGTGCTTTTCTCGAAATCCACAGTCACGCTATCCGCACGGATGTGACCAATGAAAAGGATACCCTCCTGACCATACCAGCCACCAATACTCTCTCTCTCCCCACCATACCAATCCTCGGCATAGAGGATCACGAGCGCGTTGTCAGGGAACTCATTTCTATCAGCGGTCCCGAAGACTTTGATCTTAGCACTCCAGCCTGAGCCGTACTTTCCCTCCAGGCTCTCGACCTGGAAGTCAGTATACGGTGGGTCGGAACCCTCACCAGGGCGGTCCCTGACTAAGACCGGCCTCACAGCAGTATGCTGAGCGAAGGGGACACCGTAGGCATCATTGCCCGCCTTACCACTGTCATCTGTGACAGTGAGGGTGACATTGTAGTCACCGGACGCCAGCCACCGCATCCTGACTGGGGTAGTGTCTGGACTACCAGCGATGCTCACACCATCAGGTGTCTCCCCGCCATCCGCGCCCCAGAGATATGCAGTGATGCTGTTACCACCCCTCCCGTGACTCCTCCAACCGTAAAAGGGAATGTACTCACCAGTCCAGGCGACCCGAGGGGAACCCATCAAGGCCACCGGACGGTCGAGATAGTTCGCACTGAAAGCTATGCCGTACCCAGGAATCCCGGCCGCGCCTAGCAAGGTGTCAGGATTGCCATCCTCATACACGGTCCCGGATACAATGTACGGCAACTTGCGGTACAAGCGGTAGACACCATCAACCCAGATATAATCCCCAGCAACGAGGTAGCCTTCAGCACTCAGGTTGTTAGGCTCCAGGCACAGACGGTTATTGGCGGCATCCACCAATCTGATGCGTACAGAACCGTATAGGAAAGGATCACCCTGGGTACCAACGCCCAACGTCATATTGGGACGTATATCAGAATTCTGCAAAAAGTTCGCCGCGTTGAAAGTCAGCGTGTGCTCATCCGAATCGTAGGCGTCGCCAGCTACCAACTGATAATGCTGCCCGATCATCAAGGGTGGGGGGGAATCGGCTCTCTCCTTACCCCTCTGTACAAAAAGGTAGACCCTGGCGAAATTACGCTCTTTCTGACGGAGTTGCGCAACCTGGGTCGCTGTTGGCCATCTCATCAGTCTGCCGAAACCTCCACAATCCCACGAAAACGAACTTTGACGTTAATGAACCACTGTCCATCTGTACGTCGCAAAAACTCACCATCTGGTCTATACATGACCGCTCTGTATGCACGAAAGACCGGACTGCCTTGACTATCAACTTCCCTTGTCTTCGTGCGAACGTACACATTGGCAGTCGCCCCGGGGCAGAACGTGAGAAGTTGATACATCTCTTCGCCACTCAAGGGGCGATCCCCGTAGTCCCACTCAATATCAACATACCCTAACTCCACACGGCTGCCATCTCCAGCGAAAACCTCTTGGCCGTACTCCCTGAAACTGGACTTGGGTTCGGCAGCGACGAAGGTCCAACCTTCACCCATCGTTCTCTTTATAGCAAACCTGGCCATCAGGCAGCACCCCCGTACACCTTGCCAAGAGCACCATACACGGTGTTCTCCATCTGGGCGGCGAGCTCAGCCCTGTCCTTAGCAGAAATACTCGCATCCCAATAGTTCGTGATCTGCAATTGCACAGCACCGCCCACACTACCTACAGCTGTCGGGGCACCGACAGCGACACCGGCGAGTGCCCCTTGGAGCGTCGGAACACCGCCAGTAATACCAGACACTACTCCCTGCATCATGCCGGTGCTGGTAGCTACGACGCCTTGCTCCATCTTGCCAAACGCGGTTTCTATCTGCCCGATCATTTCTGGGATAACACTCCCACCAATGAGCGTCTCCTTGAGAGAACCGAACAAGGCAATTGCCTCATCTGTCAGTGAGCTAATCCAGGCTACGACATCATCGCGGAGACCAATAAATGAAGCCACGATGTCGTCCTTGAACTGGCGTATGCCAATGCGAATCTCATCAAGCTTCACGCCAAAGATCGTCGTGGCATCCCCAAAGAGGTCCTCTATAATCCCCAGCACCCCCTCCGCTGCGCCCGAAATCAGGCCTACAAAGGATGCACAGAAACCAGTCACGAGGTCAACCCCCATGCTGGAAAGGCTGCCGAGAATGTCCAAAATGGCCTCAATCCCTTGCTCCATGTAGAACTTAACCTTCTCCCACGCAGCGGCTGGACCTTCGGCAAACAGCGTCCACAAGATGTCAAGCGGACCTATCACAGCGGTCATTATGAAGGAGGCTAGGCTACCGAGTAAATTGATAAAGTCAGCAAGCAAAGCCCCAACGAAAGGCAGCGCTGCACCAAGCATCTGGAAGGCAGCCATTACTACGGTGCCAAGGATGCCGCCAACTAACTTGAAAACAATCACAAGCACATTCCACAGCTTCGCCAGCCCATCTATAACCGGTCCCCAGCGGCTGGTGTCTATGGAAGCTAAGAACTCATCTACAAACCCCTTCGCTCCCTCAAACAGGTCCCACAGTGACTCCTTGCCATACACCCACAGGAAACGTAAGGTCGAAATCAGGGCCGCAATAATAGCAGCGAGCACCCCAATGGCCAAGCCCAGCTCACCAGCCCCAGTAGCCCCAGCAAACAGGAAAGACCAAATTCCCTCCAACCCACCGACAAGCCCACCAATGCCGCCGACACCACCGCTAATGGCGCCGACGATACCCTGGATAATGAGACCACCAATCCCAATCCCGAAACGTATGAGGGTGGGGCCAAGCTTTAGCAAAAGCCCAGCCCCAAAGAGACCAGCAAGGCCACCAGCCACCACTCCCTCACCGCCAAGGCTGCCAAGCTTCTCACCAAGAGGCTCTAGGGCCTCTCCCACCTGTTTGATCGCATCCACGACCTTCATAAAGGAATCGTGGAGGCGCTTGCCGGCGCTGAACATCCCACGTTCCTCGGCGGTCATGTCCTTAAGCTGCTCGTCCATCTCGGCACCTGTGAGGCCCATCCAGAAGGCCCGCCAGATACCGAAGACTTTCTTGGTCTCCTCCCCAATCTTACCAACGCTCTCGGCAATACCGCCGAGAGATTCGTCAAATGCTAGGGCTTCCGGGGTAAGCTCACCCAGATCAAGACCAAGCTCCGCAACACCACCCTTCTCTTCCTTGTACAGCCCGACAATCTTCTGCTTCTGGGCAATGACAGACTCAAGCCAATCCGCTTCCTCCTTCGCCAGGTTGCGCTTAGCTTGGGCAGCAGCAACCTGGGCATCCAATTCATCCTTTACATGACGCCTACGAATCTCAAACTGCTCTCGCTCAATCTCCTGACGCCCTTTGATGGACTCGCGTTCCTTCTGGGCAGCGCGAAGCTCAGCCTCCAGTTGCCGCTTCCTACCCCTGGTAAACCTCTCCGGGATCTCAGCGGATTGCTCACGGAAATCCTGGAGGGCTTCTTCAGCAGCTTTTACGCGCTCATCAGCAACGCGAATCTCTTCCTTCTGCCGAACCTGGATACGAAGGGATTCCTCCTCGAGATCACGCGTAGCTTTCTTGCGGGCCATCTCGGCCTGAGCGAGAGAGCTATCTACCCTGGCAGCCTCGATGCGCAATCGGAGATAGCGCTCGATCTCACCGGTGTCGTCATGTATAGCCTCACGCAGGTCTTGCCACGCCTCGGCACTGGCCTCACCACTGACGCTGGCTTCCTCGATAACCCGCGCAAGGGCTACCCGCGCCTTGATCAGAGCTTCAGACAGCCCAGCCTCGCCGCCGAAATCCAGCGTGCTGAGATGCTCAGCAATCTTGTCCCCAACGTCATCAAGGATGCTAAAGTCCGCCATTGTCATGCCACGCAGGAACTCATCAATGGCAGACTGACCCCACTGCACGATCTCAGGCAAAACGACCGGCGGTGAACCAGGAGCAAGCAAGCCAGCTATGGCCTGAGCCACGTAATGTATCGCCTGCACCACATAGCCAAGACCATCAATGATACCCTGAGCAAAAGCACCTATCGCCTCAGCCCCCCACTGCGCCATCTTGCCTATCACGTCAGTCAGCCCAATCATGCGCTCGGCCACCCAATCAAGGGCTTGGGACGCAAGGTCGGAAAACGCCAACACAGCGTCAGCTAGGGTCTCGATGTGATAGCGAGCAGTCACCCATCTATACGCTGCGTATGCCACGGCAAGTAGGGCAAGAGTAAGAGGATTCAAGGCGACACTGACGATTAAAGAGCCAAGTGAGAGGATTTTACCAAGAAAAAGCAATGTGGGGCCTAGCGCCACGCCAACACCAACCAATGCAACGATCCATTTCTTCGTCGCATCACTCATATCAGCAAACCCACGCACAATGGGGACGAGGGCCTTCACAAGCGCGGTCAGCCCAGGCAATACCACCTCTGCAAGGGAAATGCCAAGCACCTCAAGAGCAGACTTCAGGCGCGATACCTGGGCAGAGAAGCTCTTATACTGCTGCACACGAGCCCGCTCCATTGCTCCTTCAGCGGACTCACCGAAGTAGGCAATGTTCCGGGATAGTTCTTGCGCATCATCAGCAGCGAGGGGAATGATCGCACGCCAAGCGCGTATGTCACCAGCCATTTTGATGATTTTGTCAGCCGATTCACCAGAGGCACGTGCAATCAGCCGGATGACGCCGTCGAAACCAAGTGCTTGCAAGGCCGCCAGCCCAGATTCGTATCCAGCGGCCTCGAATACTTTGGCCATCTCCTCGGTCGGATCAAGAATCCTGCGGATTGCGGCCCTTAGAGAGACGGAAGCCTCGGCAGCGTTCAGCCCAGCGCTTCTAAGAACGGCCATCGAAGCGTTGACTTCCTCGATGCTCATCCCAGCCATCGCTGCCGCAGGGATCACTGCACCCAACGTATGAGTCAACTCTGCAAATGTACCAGCACCATGCTGGCTGGCGAAGATGAACTTGTCTATGACAGACTGCGCGTCTGCCACAGAGAGCTTATAAGCGCGCATCACGGCGATGAGTAGGCGCGTGGTCTCAGCAGTCGTGGTCAGACCAGCACCAGCAGCGTGGGAGGCGACACTGAGAAGCTCCATCGTATCCTCAGCGCTAGTGCCAGCATGGACTATCATCAGCAAGGAGCGAGCAACATCTGCCGAGGAAGCGCGTGTGGTTAGGGAAAGGTCCAAAACCTCCTGTCTGAGGTTCCTGAACTCATCTTCCGACAACAAGAGGGTTGCGTTGACATTGCGCATCTCCTTATCAAAATCAACAGCGACCCTCCCCACAACGCCGGCAATCCCAGCCAACGGTGCAGAGATCAGCAGCGAGGTTCTCATCCCCCAAGCTGTAAGCTTTGACGCGGCGGAATCTAATGCACCGCTCAGCGCGGTGAAAAACGTGCCTGTTTGTAGAACCAGACCTACTGAGAGGTCAGCAACGTGCCCAGCCAATTAGAGCCTCACACTACATCACCTGCTCTATCTTCTCCACTACCTCAACACCCGGAATGTTTATGCGATAACGCTTAAGCAAATACTGAAACGCCTCAATCATTCTCTGCGTAAGCACGGAGAAATCATTCAGCTTGTCCAACTCCTCAATGCACGCCAGAATTTCCTCTGGTCCGACATCATCCCAGAAGAAATCGGCAAGCTCTCCCTCTTCTGGAAAGTTCATCAAGCACGCCAGAATCTTAACCAGCGTTTCAGGAACAGACACAAGCATCTCTCCGATTCTGGCGTTGACCATACTGCGAATTTCCTTCTCCAATTGCTCCCGTGTGATCCTTCCTTGGCGATACTCAGTGATAGCATCAGAGCCAAGGATTGCCGCGAGAATCTCCTTTATGTACGGCTCGGCCAAGCGCACAGCACGAATGGTCGAAGCCAAGGACATCTTGTACACAGTGACATTTCGTCCACCCAACATGAGGGTGATACTAGGCGGCTCGTAACCTTCTGCTAATTCAGCTATCTTCGGTGCTCTACTCATCTCATCGTCTCCTTCTATTCTGTGTGGACAGAAGCAGCCTTCTGTCCCTCTCTGATGGAAACCTCTCCAAGTTCCAATAGAGTCTTACCAGTCTTACCGTCAATTATACTCCCCTTGTCGAAAACCAGGCCAGGGACGTAAGGCCCCTGTCTGGCCCTCTGTGCTCTCACGAGCCGCCCCCGCCTCTTCTTGCACCACAAAGGCGTGTAGGGCGACTCACGTGGAATGAGCTTATACTTGCCAGATTTCCTATTCGTGTACCGCTTATCATATCCTATCTCAGATGCGTAATAGACAGCATCCCGATCTGCCGCCACTTCTTCCCTAACTCTCTGCCAACAGAGGATAGCAAACTCAGGTGTCATCTCCCTGATCTCAGGCATCGAGAACCGGGAAGCCAAGGCGACGATCATTTCTACCAAAACATAGTTGTCAACATCCAGAGAAGTATCATCCCCATCACTACCGACTGACGCAAGGTCGGGGTCAAGGTATCTCAATTCGTTTAGCTTCCCTAGCACAACAAAAGCCGCCAGGCTATCATCTGCATCCGCAGAAGCATCAAGCCCGGCGGCCAACTCATTCGCCTTACAGATCAGTTCCAACCCATCAGCCCACCTGCCCTCAGCGAAGGCACCAAGGCAGCGAGCCAAAAGGGTATCATATCGGAACCAATCCAGGAATCTCAGGCTTTCTACTTCTGCATACCCATTATAGACTGTCAGGCCCGTTGTGCGCGGGACCATAAGGTCCAGCACGTCGGGCATCTATCTTTTCTTCCCGTTTCTGTAGACAATCACGGCATTTAGGACCCCTAGCGCACTATTGACGAACGTCCCCGCCACGAGAAGTTTAACCCACCACTCGACCCAGCCCATACGGGCAGCAAGAGTACCAATCTCCCTGTTCAAAGTCTCAACGTGCTGGGAAAGCTCCCTATAGAGCGTCCAGAGAGTGTCAACATCCATGCCACGCCCCTTGCGACTAGACGATTAGCACATCGTCATACCTCATCAGCGCCAGATACCCACCGTACGTGCTGCTATAACGCACGTCAATTGTCAACTCGGCACTGTAGCCCTCGTCATAGTTGGTCGTGATATCGCCCAAGGTGAGCTCCGCTTCAAAAGCTAGGATACCGATGTACTCATCAGCGTCACTCGTGGCCTGGTCATAATGATGCTCGAACAAAACGGGCATCACATTAGAGACCAAATCACCAATGACGAGACGCTCAATGTGATGGGCACCAGAGACCTGATAGTTGCCAACACTCTGCCGCATGAAGCGCCTGAGCAGATACAGGTCTATCACGTCATCAGTGACCGTGAGTGTGACCTGATAGCCGTTCAGATTCTTGTCAGGAACACGGACTCCATCACAGAAGTTGTCAAAGTCGCTATACTGCGGGGCGAAAGTGATCTCTCGATAGCATCCCAAACGCAGCACCTCGTTGACGCTATTGTCAAGACCGTAGTACGTCAGCGGTCCGGTCGCGGTGACAACAGTCCGCGTGTCCACAGAACCACCAACGAACACCCAGGGCCAACGCGAGAGCTGATACCCCTTAGCGGTGCGGGTGGTACCACTACCGGTCACCAGTTGAACAGTGTCTGCCATTTCATACCTCCATTAACCGCTCAGAATTCCTTCTAACTCTTGCAAAAACCTCGCCAAAATCTTGCACTTCTGCCCCGCTTGACAAGGCTCCTCTGCCACCTTCCTCCACTTGTCCAAGAAATCAATCAAGTTCATCTCTAAACTGCCAACCTCATTGACGGACACTTTGCTGTCTTCACCTTCGATAAGGATGCTAATCTGCACAGCCATCACGCATACACCGCCTTACACCGAAACGTGCTGGGAAGTTCCCAGCCTTCCTCCCTGCGAGTCTGCCCACCACGGCTAAGGAACTCTACGCCCCTTAGAAAAATGGTCCTACCACTCACACCAACTGCCTTCACAGAGGCATCATCAAGTGCACTCTCTAGCACCCCAAGCCATTCACTGGCCAGGGAGGACGCTGCGCCAGAGTACTGGACGTAGAGAGTGAAACGGGTCTCATAAAACGTGCTCCGACATGAGAGCCCGGGTGTGCTCTCTGCCACAGGGTCTATGTCAATCAGCACACCCAAATCAAGGAAGGGCGCGAACGGTTGCCACTCCCTGAAGCGCGTTCCGCTAAGGTCGAGACCGTGCTGAAGTGCCCAGCCTTGCACATCGGGGGCAGCCTTGAGTATAGCAAACAGCCCGGCCCTGATGTCGGCAGAGGTAGGAATAGTCAACACCCTCTACCCTCCAATCAACATCTCCCTCACCGCCTCGCGAACCGTCGGCATGGCACGCTCGACATTCGGGCGCAAGAAGGGAGCCTCGGTGTTCGGTGTCGTGAAATTCCTTATCGCAGCAATGTGGGCCCCATGCTTCTCAACGTCCTCCAGGAACTCAGCATGAGGCGCTCGCGCATACCAGGTGATGGAAATGTTCTTGGCAGCGGTCACATTGACGCGCTGATCTAAAGAAGCACGCAGTTCGCCAGTTAACATGGGCGTGCGGGGACGAATGTAATACTGCGTTACGTGCTTTGCCCATCTATCAGCAGCAGCACGCCCCCTATCCAGGAACTGCCTATCAGACACCCGCCTGATGACACGTGTACGCCGGACAACGGGCATAACCTACCCTTTCGCTACAAGCTGGTCATTGATGTATTGTACCTTATCCTCCCCAAGCTCACTGCAAAGGCATACCACATGATAAGTGATACCACCCTGCGGGCCATGGGAAGGAATTATCGTCTCAACCCGAAGGATGCTGCCATACCAGCCGGAGTCCTGGTCGGTTACAACAAGGTACAGCCACGGCTCAGCGTTCTGGTAGGAGAAGAACCACGTGTTTGTGGGCAGATTCCTCACCAAGACACTGACATCATACTGCACCTCCTCACCCACTCCGAGACGGCGCAATCTGCCCTTCGCTTTCGACAGAAGGGCGCGTATCGTGCCCAAGGGACCTGTGACCTGAAGCTGCACACCACCAGCAGCGTCGGTTACAGGAGTGATATGCCAGAGCTGAGCTTCATAGAGAGTGCGCACATCACCTACGCCCCCTCTAACTGCAACCTGACACGGTACACAGTCCCAGTCCCAGAACCCTGGGAGTCAGTCAGGTAGATGTCCACGATGTTCCCATAACCGGGGTTCAGATAGGTGAACCCATCACCATTCGGGAACTCGTTGAAATCCCCACCAGGCCCAGCGTCTATCACTGCCGTTTTCGCATCAGCAATATTGGCATACGCAGTGGTCGTCACGAAACCAGACTTGAAATGCCTAACGTCCATTGACACGCTAATTCACCTCCAACAAATCCCCATAAGCCTCGAGCCACAGTCGCCCACCGACCTCAGTGGTATGCTCGCTAAGAACATGCTCTCTGAGCGCACGCCCATGCTCGAGACGCAACCTCTCATCCTGAATGTACCGCACGATGGCTTTGTAGAACCGTGCATCATTCTCGGCAACGGTCCCCATCCCAGGATGGACATCAGCCCTGTACGGCCAAGGGGTGGCTACTACAGCCATACCCTCAGTCTTGGCCAAGGCATACTCGTATATCCTGATGCCACTCTTAGCGCGATTTGTCACGATCCTCTGGGACGGGGCTAGACCTATATCGAAACCACCAAGCCAGCCGCGGTATTCCTCCAGCGACGACCACGGGATGGCGAAAATTCGCCCCCGCACATCTTCTGGAAATAGCTCCCTGGCCTTCGGGAACCCCACGATGACGAACACCACATCAGAGAAACGCCTCAGCACCCTGGCTACTGCTATCCGCGCCATTTTGAGATCGGGGGCATGACTGTCCCCACCAGCCCAGCCCAGCACCAACTTGCCAGTAGTCCCCGGCAGCCTCTTTGGTTCAAGGCCCTCCCAGTCCCCTGTACGGATGCAGTTAGGTAGGACAACGACGTTCTTGCTATACTTTTTGTATTCCTTTAGCAAGAACGGGGTCGTCACCGTCACCAGGTCAACGTTCCTCAGCATCCAGGTGAAGCCCTCGCGATTAGCCCTCACCATTGCCCAGACGCGCTCTGGAGTAACCTCAGCGAGCCTTTCATCCGTGCGATGCTCCTCGCGAAGCTGACAGAACATGCGCCAGACAAGCTCCCTATCCTTCCCCCACCAAACGTATGCCGGGTTACGGGGATCGAGATCGAGAACCGCGTCGTCTACATCCAGGACGACCTTCTTACCGAGGAACAAACGACAATGCTCCACAAAAGCTTGCATCTGGGGCATCGTCTGGCGGTGCAAGACGATAACGTCAAACTCCCGGGCGTACTCCCAGACATATTCCAATGGATACGCGCCATATTCCGCATGGGCTCCTAGCTTGTTAAGCTGCTCAAACGGGTACTTGATCCTATACTGGCCGCAAGGCCCCATAGGCTCTTGTTGCCCTACTTTCTCCAAAGGCTGCCCAGGGATACCAATGTCCGGTGGTAGTCCTAGCACCCTCATCTGCTTCTCCTCTCGACAGCACTATATCTGCATTACGTCAAAAACCCTGAACGGAGCACACAGCCTTTGCACTTCGACACCAACCATCCCACGTCCAAAAGCACTAATCCCCTGCTCACTGACCGCGTACTTGGACGGACTATCGAAGCTACGAAAGAGCGCCAAATCAGATCGCTGGGTCTCCTGTAAACCCCAAGGAAGGTCATCCCCAATAGGGACAGCGCCAACGATGAGCTCCATCGCGTCATGCCTTGCCAAAAGCGCCACTGCCCGCTGAAGCTGAATCGGCAGTGCCTCAAAACCGCACCAGTATGTTACCCGAACAGTAACAAAGTCACTGTAGGTTATACACGGACAACTGGCGCCAGAGGTGCAACCGCTTAGATCAAGCTTCCCCATCAAGGAGTCAAGGATCGTGGCACACCCAGTGTGCGTTGTCTCGGTACAGTTACACCGCTCGTGATGCACCCACGTCACTGTGATGTCTCTATCAACCAACAACCGTTTGCGATGCATCACGACGGTACAGATCGTCTCGACATTTTGACCGAGGTACGTCCGCTCTTTGACGAAGGGGCGGTGCCGCTCATTCTCAACCCGCGTCGGTCGGAGATAGGTGCACAGGTAATCACCTATCTCAGCCTCAGCAAGCTGCACAAGCTGCTCGATGCCGACGTTGTTACCAGTCGCTGACCACGGTGATGTAGTGTCTTTGCTCCAACGCCGATATTGCTGCTCGGTTAACGCCGTGACGCCCATCTCGCACTCCTTGGAGGGAGGGGCGCGTTAGGGCCGCCCCTCCCTTAGATGAATGCGCTACGGATTCGTCACAGTCCGTTCGCGTAAGGCACTATAGGAAACGTTGGTGATCTTGCCCAACGACTGTGGCGCAAGCGCGATGACATGCCCATGGGCCATCAGACAGAACTCTGCGCTAGAGCAGTAAGAGCCCCTGTCCTTCGTGAACAGCACGTAAGGCGATGGGGTAAGCCCACCAGCGCTGGCAGGCGCAGCGTACAGATCAGGATAGTTGGTGACAACCTCGCTGAAGTCAAAGAAGGCGAAGTACAGCGAAGGCAGACCTAAATACTGGAAGGTCAGGAACAGGATATGCGTAGTCCAGCTCTGGCCAGACCCAGTACGCGGCATGAACTGCGTGGTCTCCACAGGGATGTCAGCCCCACCGAGGGGCAAGGTCCAACTGCCAAGAAGCTCTTGCTTCTTAGCCTCCGGGTCCATGTAGTTCAAGCTGATCTTGTACGCCAAGTGGCGGAACATCCCAGGCCGCATGACCATGACGATGTCATTGACATCAACGTAGTTGTCCTCCAAGGCACCGATGACCTCTTCCAACTTGCGGACGGTGACCTCAGTACCAGCCTCATCGTGGACAACACTATCAGCCTCGGACAGAGCGTTCCCATTAATGTCCAAATGATTGGTGCGGATAATGCGCAGCAGGCCATCGTAATTGTTCGGGTTGACGGCGGCATTGCCGTTGATGGTCAGATACTCCCGGACACGGTTCAACCGCTGGAGCACTCTGAACATCTGGTACTCCCACTCGGAATTGAGAGTGACAACCTGGGTGGCTGTGCGCACCCGGCGGGGAGTTGGCGACGTGTGCTGCTTGCTGGCAAGGGCAGGCAAGGTCAGCTTGTCACTGCACGCGCCGAAGCTCTTTGCGCTATAGGTAAGACGACCAATGCTGGCTGTTGAACCAGTAGGACACCCACCCTCCGCAAATGACCCGTCATCGCTCCCTTCCTTGGTGGCGAAGATGTCCGCCGGGACCACAGGGCGGTTGTCAAACGTCCAGTCGAAACGGATGAGCAAACCACTGGGCTGCACCAACGACTCAATGATCTCCTGCGGGACACCATAGGCGTCAGCAGCTCCGTAGCTGGCGAACACACCAGCATAAGACGCACTGGTAGTAGGAGCCTGCTTGACGATCTCAGGCGCCTGTCGCGCCATGTTTTCCAAAACTTGTTGCGTTGCACTCATGTTATCAACCTCCAACCTATTTAAGAGTCTTTAGCCAACGCTCAAAGACAGATTCTCGTGGGACTTCCACATCCGTATCAGGCTCAGACGAGGTCTTAGGGGCCGGGGGTTCAGGCTCCAAGAGAGACTTGGCAAGCTCATCAACTTGCTGCATTTTCTCCTGGTACTTTCGCACTTCCTCATCCACCCTAACCTCAAGCTCGGACTGTTCCACCTCAGCCCGCTTTTTAACCTCCTCAGCGGCACGAAGGGCCGCTTTCTCAATCGCCTCTTCCTCGACGACCGGAGCGCCATGCATGACGGCGTCAATCTCCTGGACATGGCGGATGAGGGCCTCTCTCATCTCGTCCCATCGCTCTACCCTGGCCTTCGTCAGGCGACCCTCTTGGAGCTCAATGCGCTCCTCGAAAGCGCCAAGCAAGGAATAGGCGATAGCAGTCTGACCGGAAGCGATCAGTCGGGAGGCAACATCCTTCGCCATCCTCGCAAAGTCATCAATGACCCCGGCTGCCATCTTCTGATCCTTCTCACGAATAGCCTCACGTACCATCTCCTGCATGGCGTAGGTTAGTTCGCTAAACTTCCTCGCCAAGAGCCTGGCGTCAACTACGGAAGCCAACGATTCAGCAGCCTCCTTCTCCTCTTCCTCGACCTCTGGTTCACCAACGACCTCCGACTGTTCAAGGGCCTTGGCTTCCTCTTCCTCGCTAGGTGTAACATCCTCAGAAGCAGGTTCAGCCGCTTCCCCGGCGGTTTCGGTCACTGGTTCCTCAGTCTCCTCTGCGGATTCCACAACAGGCGTGTCCGCATCTTCAGCAATCACTTCGACCACATCCGGCTTTTGTCCCATTTTCTTATCCTCCATCGGTTCACAAATACCAGACTTGACCACGAGCACCAGCCCTCGGATAAGCTCGACAGCAGTCTCGAGATCATCACTCGGGAATGATTTTGACACAGTAACAAGATTCTCAGGCGGGGTCATTTCCAGATCCCGCCTATAATGCTTCAGGATATGACGGGCAGCGTATTTCAGCTCATCGGTGGTAAAGCGGGAGCCCTTCTCTCCGTACACCTCAAGTTCCTCTAGCCCTATACTCTCATCCGCGAGGGTAAGGATGGGAGGAATCTCGATCTCGGGCATCTGGGACTTCAATGCCTGAACCAACCGGACAGCCGCAGCGATTACACCACCCCGGTTGACAGTCGAGCAGTCGGGCATGTGATGCGGGTAACCACTCTTGCTGACACTGAAACTGCCATCCTCATTCTTCTTGACAATAGCGTATTGGCAGGGCTTGGAGCGGTCGGTGACAGTACTCCAAGGCTTGTCGCTTACTTTGAACTTCTTATCCCAACCGTGGGGGCTGGCAATTCGCTGTATGTACTCGCCAGCCTCATTCTCTTCCCATACCTCGACACCACCATCATCAGTCTTGACGATCATCTCCTCATCAACCTCCGTTTCACCTTCACCAGCCAATCTGCTTTTCAGAGCAAGGACATCCTGGCGGCGCTTAAGGGTAGCATCCCACTCGGCGCGAGGCATCTTGCCGACCTTGTTCGCCATGAGCGTTATAAAACTGTCACGATATGACGGCCAACTAGTGCGACTGACCTCTACCAGCTCGACGTCGTGGAACACGCGACCAAAATTCCCATCGCTATACTCCTCAATTGTCGCCGAGTGCACAATCCCAGCAATGGACGCCCCATGCCGTTTACCAGCCAAGACATCACTGAATAATTTCACAGCGAAGGGATTGGCACTATCCAAGAGGACATCAAAAGCGAAGTGTTTCTCATCGGTCAGATAGGGATTGTACACAGTGCCAAGCATGGCTGCCATAAGGTCTCGGTGATGCCCGTCCAAGAAAGGCAGCTCGGACTTCTCAGCATAGTCCACCATCTTTTGCAACCCAACCACAGAGAAGCGGTCGCCATCAGCGTCCCTCTCGGGTCCACTGGCTTCAACATGTAACCAAAGCTGCACATCCTCTTCACCATCTGACTTCTCAACGATCTCACGCCTGGCGCCAGTGATGGGCAAGACGACACGAAAAGGCCCTTCAAGAATAATCTCTGAATCGCTCATAACGACTACCCTCACACCATCCTGCTGAGAATCCTTGAGATACCCCCTCTGATCAAGCCACGTGCAAAGAGCCCACGCAGCATCCTTCTTGCTCTGCCCGGGCTTCTTCGGCTTGAAATTCGGGTCTTTCAACAACGATTCTACACATCGTTCAACACGAGGTGGCACATCTCACCTCTCACAAGACAAAAAAAGGGGAGGTGACCTTGAAGTCACCTCCCCTTCCACTTCTCTCGGGAGCTATTCTTAGAAAGATTATACACCAATTAGCACAACTTGTCAAGTACAGTCAACTAGCGACAAGTATAGCACGACTTGCACGATTTGTCAACTAACTTCCTGAATCAGTGCACCACGCAGTTCGCCTTCGGAGCAGCGGAAGACCAAGTCAAATTTTCCGCGACTGAAAGCAGCAACCCTCACGTGCAGCTCCCCATCATTCTCGCTCTTGTCTAGAATCTGACAGAGCTCAGTAGGCATCTCCAAGAGAGCGTCACTGCTAGGTGTCAATAAGACAGCACTTCCTCTCTGCTGTACCAGGACCCGCCTCACGGCGTGGGAATTGCAGCAAAAGCGAATCTCGAACTTCGCCCCGTGGAGACCGGCGACGCGCTTCCACAAACTCCTATCACGCTTGATGGCATCGATCACACTTAGGATCTCAGCGGGGATACTTGATCTTTTTTCCATCACGGACAACACACACCTCCGTCTTCTCAGGAACCAAGAGGGCGATTAGCACACCCTCGTCGCCAAACCGCAAGCGACAAGGACGTGCATATAAGAATACAACGTCCTCACCAACAATCAGAAAGTCATGGAGCCCCATCTCAATATCGTCAACAAGCCTATACGTTCCAGGAGGAACTCTCATTACGCTCCTTCCTCCTCGCCACCTTGCAAGTCTATGAGACCGAGTTTAAGCATCGCTGCTCGCAACGCTGGAGGCTGCAAATTTCTCCAATCAATACCCAGGGCATCAAGTTGGGCGACAACCTCCGGATAATCAATCTCAAGCGCAGCGGAAACAGGGACACCAGCTTCAAATAGGGGTTTCCACATCAGTTCCATGCGCTCTTCGCGTGACAAGATCGACGTCTCATCAATCCACTCTACTGTGAGACCACCATACGGCGACCAGGCGTCCCCAAGGATGACCACACTGACGAAATCCTCGGCAATGATCCTGAGCATATTGCCGACGGCCTGTTTCTGCGCAGCCTTCATCTGTTGGGTCGCTGCCTGGCGACCTTGCCCCTCCATACGGAGCATCTGGACACCGCCAGCACCAAAAATCTGCCAAGCGATAACCTCAAGATCCCTGAGAATACCCCATAGCAAATGGAAGCTACCGCCCATACCTATCTCAGAGACAGCAGCTTGGACGTATGGCAAGACGGGGAGCGTCCCCTTCGCCAAGTCCTCACGAAGCGCAGTCACGATACCGTCGATCTGCTCTGATGTAAGTTGCCTCGCATCTCGCGGGACAACCAAGGACACAAGCTTGTCCATCTGAGGCTTACCTACTTTATCCTTCAGGAGAACCAGCATCCCATACAGGATGTCAATGATCGGGTAGGCTTCCTCAGTGGGAGAGGGCGATGTAAGCCGCCGACCCCGCTCGGTGGTGCCGGTGTACTGTATGAGCACCATCTCGTATGGAGACCAATGCGGTACACCAGCAGCCCCGAGCTTCGCTTCGTTGACAGCGAAATTAATGCCACCGAATTTGCTGACATCGTAAAAAGCCGGATCTCGCAACACACCAGATGACGAAACATTCGTCTTAATCACAGCCGGGTCATGCGCGATAAAGCCGAGGATCGGACCGGGATCCTTAACCGCTTTCACAACTTCAGCCATAAAGGTCTCTCGATCAATCTCTCCGCGCACATACCGACCAGCCACTTTATACGCCTGCCCCCTCGGGCTACGGAGGAGCTCTACAGGGACGCGCCCAACAGTCAACCAGTCACGCATCATCCCATCAATGGCTACCCGGAAGGTCCTGTCCACAGCGTTCGGGGACGCCAAAACCTTCTCCAGCATCCTCTTGGGCATGTCATCGTCAGCCGGGTCTTTCTCTTTAACCCGCAATTTATGGGACTCAACCTCACGCAGAATAGTACGAATAATACCAGCAATCAAGGGTAATCTGGACGCCCTGCGTAGCTCATCAATGGTATAATCGGTACGACGTAGCTGCCCCATTAGTTGGAGCAGCCTGGCTTGCGTCAGATCCTGCACATCCAGAATCTGACCACGAGGCTCCTGTCGCTGCTCCAGCGTTGTGGCTTTCTCCTCAACGGAAGGACTTTCCTCAACCCTCTTTCTGAATAGACCCGGTAACAATCTCCCCAACATCGGACACCTCCAGCGGGCAATCCCGCAAACAGCAATCGTCCCTCCCCACCTTCCTAAATGGCTCGCCAAGGGAGCCGTAAGAGTACACAGGCCCCTTCAACCCCCCGACTGGAGCCCAAGGGCAGGGGTAAAAACGCCCATCACTCCATATAACCGCCAGTTCCCCGTCACATACGCGACGATGCTTCCTAGAAAAACCGGCCTTCAGAACGCGCTTCTCAGTCGAGACTACATCAATCTGCAAGGTCACGCGCTCCCAGCCCAGCCGTCTAAGGAAATCAACGTTCACCGGATATGGCACTTCCACCCGGATATTGTACCCCAACTCACATAGCACGATAGGACGACGGAACCACGTATACAAACCATAATAGGGACTTGGCTCAAAGACCGCCACGATCTCTTCGCAAGTAGGAATCTGGTTAACCTTCAGACAAAGAAACCCAGGTCCCCAGAGAGTTGTCCTCATCCTCCACCTACGCCTCAAGGCAAGGATAAAGGGACAAAAGTCCTCGTGCATCAGCGGTTCTTCAAAATCAAAAGCAATAACATCGTCCTCGGCAAGGGATGCGTTGAGGCCCTCGGCGAAGGCCCGCCAATCCTTGACTGTCTCATTGAAATTAACCGATACTATCAAAACAATCTCCTTCCACGAATAGTGCAGGGAATCTTTACCCCAACACCAAGCCACCGATGAGATTGATTATCCAGCAAGTCTACCGCCAGCTTCAGAAAACCGTTCTCAATCGGCGGCACAGGTACGGGGACCTGTACTGTTAACGTCTCCCCAGGCCCAACGTTCCGAGGAAGGTCAAACTTCGTCCGCGCAGCGCCGTTGATGACCTCGCCCCGAACACCATCGCACCAAAACGCACCAACAAAATATCTCCCCCGTACCCAGGACTCGTCGGTGACATTGCGGAGCTGAACCTCAACCATACCAGAGATACCACGAGGGGAAGAAGGCATTGAGGTAACAGCATTATTGGCAGCTCGCCTCCTTTCCGGCTTCGGGTGGTGCACTCGGCCTTCAGACTTCATACACCGATGCACGAAGTCGACAGGGGAGGGAAGAAGTTCATACTTCCCGACACCGGAGTCGGGGGTCTCGAAAACACCAACGTAGCCACCAAAGTCAGGGGTGACGGGCAACTTTTTCCACAAAACCGCTGCGTGTCTCGCCCCCAGTGGGCGCAAGGAGAAGGACTCTGGGAACAAGACAACCAGATCGTGCCTGTTCAACTCGCGAGCATCGAACTTCTTCACACGCCTGAGACCATGCTGGCTGGCATCGTCGAGTTCACCAGAAGGTGTGAACGCCGTCACCTCGTGTTGGTCGTTCAGCACTTGCAACAGCCCCGCCACATAGGGATCATCAGGGACAGTCTTCCCCTCGAAGAAGACCGCAATCTTCCTCGGTGGCGTCACAACATGCGACGCCTCATCCTCATCCCAAGGAACACGAGGAAGGGGCAATAGCTCACCGTCATCCCCACGTGGGGTGAGGTCCCACACCTTCTTCTCTATCACTCGAGGATGGACACCATCAAAACGCCGCACCGACCCGCCGCCATGCGTCCACTGGGTCGGTTCCCCCCATCGCCAGTGAGACCACGTATCCTTGACATTCAATCGGTGACCATCGCGAGATCGGTATAGAGCAAGGCGGGCACGGATGTCCCTGGCATCACCCATCCCGCAGTAGTGATAACAGTGGATGATAAAATCACCATTGTCATCCTTAGCCTCAATGATGGGACCCCTTCCACAATCAGCAGGGGGGGCTGCGTGATGGGAGAAAATCATGGGCAGTCCAGGGCGACGGTAGGCGCGATGCATCAGGACAGACCAGCTACTACCAACAGCCACCAAGTCTGGTCTCCACCAAAAATGGTAGAACGGGTATCGGACGATCTTAGCCTCTGGGTGCCTTTTCCAAAAATCCACCAGTGCCTTCAGCTCGTGCGCATGATACAACTCATCAGCGCCAGCCAGCATATAGATCGCAGCCTCTCCAAGACGCTCCCGGATGATCTGAAAGCCGCGATTTTGCAAATCCTTCTTGTCCTCAACCCAACCGACTTGCTCAAAAACGATCTTGCCACCGCCGCGCTTCCTTCGTGAAAGCCGCTTAACAATCGAAGCAGAGACATCAGTGCTAAGGCCATCCTGAGTGACACGATCTTTAGGGTATCCACGCACGCATCCCTCGACTACAGCAATAGTCTTCACCACATCGCTGGTCATGAAGCTCCCGATGCTATATTCCAGGAACTTCTCAGCGTTGAGGAAGAAGATGCATACACCAACATCAAACTCAGCCATCAGTCCTCCAACAGCAAAGCGATGTCGTCGTTCATATCATGGGATAGGTCTGCGAGATGGGAGAGCAACAGCACGGTGCCGTGCTCATTGCACTTCGTCAAGTCCTCAAGAGACTCAGCACACTTCAGCATCACGTCAATATCATGAAAACACACCTTTAGCCTCTCATGATACTGAATCAACAGAATCGCCAATTGCTTATTCGTCATCAGTCATCTCCTACCATCAGAGACAAAATGCCTGCCAGCGCTAGCATCATCTGATTCATACCGAAACGGGAGTCCCGTTTGAATCTCCCGGCAAAATTTTCCTTCAGGCACTTCATGATCTGCGCGGAGAGGTCCTGCCGGTCACCATGCCGTGCGAAATAGACGTACCGCTCGTACTCACTCCCGTCTACTATCTCGTGAAAAACAGGAAAAGAATAACACACGACCGGTGTGGCACAAGCAAGGGCCTCAATCAGAAACATCCCAAACCCCTCCCAGATCGAAGCACTTATCAGGCACAAGGACTGCGAGATAATCTCAAACTTCTTCTTATCGGGCACGCCACGATGAAACGTGACATACCCCTGCATATCTCGTCGCCTGACAAGGGATTCTTCAGCTTTAGCAGTCACTACGTCCAGATGAATACCCAAAGGCTTCACAGCATCAACGACGTGGGGGAATTTTTTGTGCGGTTCAAGACGAGAGATGAAACAAGCCCGATACTTCCGCTCTGTTGTCGGAAGCGAATCAATAACTCTATCATTCACCGCTGGGTAAACAGTGAATACTCTCTCCATGGGAATTCCACACCAAGCAGCGCATGGTCTCCGATTGTGCTCAGCTAAGACGAAGACGTAAGCATCAGCATGGCGAATTTGAGCCAGCATCCCGGCCCAGAAGTTCTCTCTCAAAGCAGGAGAGCGGTCGCCCCGATACTTCGACATCAACGGTAAAACATCCAGGATGCATACCACAGCAGGAACCTCATACCGGACACTGAGGCGACAAGCCGCCTCAGCCCCCAACATCGGGAGACCAATGAACAAATCGTGTTGGGGAATATCAGACAGACTCCACAAGGACTTGACGACAATCCGCGGCTGACGATAGGCATCGAAATCCATTCTGAAGGGAACAGGGCGGTCTACATAGAGAGTCACATCGTGTCCCAGCTCACCAAGGGCACAGGCAAGCTGGTAGCAGTAGTAACGTCCCCCGGTGTAATGCCTAACCTGCTGACTCAGTACCGCTATCCTCAATCTCCAGCTTCCCCCCAATGAGCCTCAGCCACCACCTCAGCCAAAAGGACGGGGGTTCTGAAACCCGAGCTAGCTCCGCGAACTTTTTCAAAAGTTCGGTAGAATCCACATTCGACTCATCCATCTCACAACACCTTGCCAGCGACAAACAACCATTGCCCGGCAATCAAAACCAGTCCCCAAGCAAACCAGCGATCCTATCACACATTGACTCAAAACCATACGCCTTCCCTACAAAGCGGGCTTGCACACAGAGGTCAGCAAAGGTGTAATCATCCTTCACAAGCTCCATCACCCGCCCAGAGAGCGCAGCGGGGCTAGCCGGGGGTGCATACAAGGCAGCATCACCACACACCTCGCGTAGTACGGGATAATCATAGCACACGACCGGGACACCACAATACATCGCTTCCATGAATGGCATACCAAGACCCTCATAGACCGAGCCACCAATCAAGGCCCTGGCGCGTTTGATAATCTCAAACTTCTTCGCGTCGTCAGGGGCGGAATAAACAGTAACAAACTCAGGCATCAGGCGTGCAGCTATGCGATCCATCATCGCACTTGCGTCAAAGCTCGTTATCACATCCAGGTATACCCCCGTGTGCTGTACAACGTACAGTAAATCGTTAAATCTCTTATGCTCAGTCAACCGGGTGATGGACACAAAACGGTTGTCCCATTCTGTGTAGACAGAATCCGCACAGCGGCTATTAACGCAACCAATTAAGGGGACAACATTTTCATTCCCAGTCCACTTCTTGATAAAGGGCACAGCATACTCAGAAATTGAGAGGAGCAAGTCACTCCCAGCAAGGGCGCGGGTGTGACTCTCCCCAAAGTGCATCCGCTTGGCCACTGCCGGGGCAAATTTGCTTACCAGTGGCCATGCATCAAGAACAAAATTCCAACATGGAACCCCCATCTTCTTGGCAAAGGCCATCGCCCACTCAGAGGCTAGGATGGGATAGCCAATCACAAGGTCGAATTCATCGTCAGCGACAAGCGCATCAAGCCTACTGGCACGCACCACAACCGGCATGGGATACCACTGGCGAAGATCGTCATAGAAAGGCGGTAGCCGCTGCGTGAACATAGTCACATCATGCCCGAGCTCACAGAATCCACAAGCCACAAGCCAAGCATGATACCGGCCGCCGCTATACACATCAGCACGAGGGTGTTCAACGATAAAGGCTACTCTCATCCTTCACCTTCTACCAATCTACACGCTCCTGGTCATCACAGCACCACACTCGGGGCACTTGCGCTCATTACACGGTTCACCAGTCACGTGCTGCTCAGTATGGCCACACACAGGGCATACACACCACCCGCCAGGCCCAGCCCCGGCAGCATCACCAGCGTTACGCCCACGCCCTTGCTGACGAGCGACCCACCTCCAAAACCATAATTTTCTCACCTTATCACCTCCAAATATCTATGCACAAGAATGTCATCTCCAAGTCCACGTGCGCCTTGTAGCCTAGAGTATTCTACTGCAGCGAGTTGCCGCAGTTGTTTATCTATTCGGCGACAGTCTGACAGGGTTCCATTCCAAGAAAAACCCCCCAGCAGTTTGACAGCCCACTTGCGCCACGCTCTTTGCAACACAAACAAGAGACCATACTGATGGGTCATGTAGAGCCAACACAACCTGTGATAAGCTCGCATAAGAGGCAAGGTGGCACAAGTGATTTTGGCGTGACAATCTTTACAAATCCGAAGCATGTTCCATCTCAAATTGTGCCCACCGTCCATAAACCAAATTACGTGATGGGCCACCGTGTCCTCAAACGGCATGGATCGCAAGCAGCATGGACACAGAGCCTTATCCCCTATTCTTTCCTCTGTCACACCATAGCGTCGCCTACGCTTGACCATTCCAACCTCATCAATCGGCTACTAAAAGGAAGGCAAATGACCCTTGGCACAATTTCGGCCAACTGCTGAGGGGCTCCGAAACGGAATATCCAGAACCGTATACCAACATACACCATCCTCAAGGACAGCCACCCTAAGAGCATCAGGCGTCTCATCCCTGGGAATCTGTGGCACCAACACACCTATGGACACGAAGCTACCAGGCGGGACATCAACCTGGAGAGGCTGATCCTTCGTTGCATCGCTCGCCCTCCTACCACCCTTGACCCAGAAAGCACCGGGGAGGGTATGCCCTGCCTTCCAAACACGGGCAGATTCATTGACAGCTACAAGCCAAATAGCCTTCCCGACCATGCTCACGCCTACACTATCAGGGCCAGCGGTCTTCGGCCCAGAGACAGAAGACCCAGAGCTCACCACATCTTCAATCATATCGTCATCTCGAGGGACCCACGTTACCGTTCTCATCACTCCAGCCCACCGATGATAAACATCTGCACTGCAAGCACAAGCAAAGCACACGCGATCAAGAGGTTTCCAAGCAAAGGATTCACATCCATGCTTCCACCACCAAGCACAGCACAGAAGAAGACGATACCACCAAGCGCGACCAAGACATGTCTTTTGCTATCATTCATCAGAGCACCAACTTCCCGTCAACCCTTGGGACGACGATACCCTTACTCTGGGCAGCCTTCATCTGCATATCGGCCAGGAACCGTGCCCCCCACTCAAACTCGAAGAGAATACGGGCCATACTCTCCAAGACCCCACAGAGCACGTACACAAGACGCTCCCTGTTAATGGTGTCCATCGGGAATTCAATAGCGATCTCCTCCGGTGGAGCGACAAAAACCCTAAAGAAATTCCCCTCAGACCACTGAACTTCAGAGAAATCACCGCTCTTGAGCATCTTCTTCAACTCATACACAACAGCGAGGAGAATCCTCGGATCGCGCACAACATTCCAGACCGGTGCAGGGAGACCTTCCTTGATCTCCACCTCTATAATCATACCCATATCATCAATTTCTTTCTTCATACGCGTCTCCACTTCGACCACACAGCCTCGGCCACTTGCTCCACTGGCAGCTTCGCCATGCATGAATTCCCAAACTCACAAATTGGTCTTTCCTCCGTCGGGAAAGACTGCCCACACGGTCCATCGCAGGCAGGGTACGCTGAAACAGCGTAACAATCAGCCCCATCAGGCACAACACAACTTGACGGAATAGGCCCGGCAAGCAGTACAGAGGGAACAGCCCCACGAATCATCTCAACCTTGCCAGCTTCCGCATCTCGCATATACTTAATCGCATGAGCGACGTGGGATGGGAAGCTATCAATACCAACAAAAAGATCGGTGACCGCTACTACGCCAATAACTTGTCCTATGCGAGTCCTCCCGCACAACTGAGCATCCACACCCTCAACACGCGGATCGTCACGACCCCCAATCTGCACCACCTTGAGACCCATCAGATGCATAGCCCTCACGAGTTCAACCCAGCAGTCCAGAGGCCACAGTCTCCAGTTGATGCCATTTGCGCTCCACACGTTGATCACGACCAAATTGTCGCTCTCTCGCTCTACACAGTCATCAGGTCCTATGTAGAGCTCAGGGACGACAGCGGTCATATCTTCGACATCCAACAACCCCGCCTCCCCAGCTTGCCTAGCATGAATCTCTCCCCAATACATCGTCGGGTCACAATCCCCGGCGAAACGGGGAGGCTCAGCCTCGTGACGGAAATCCACCCACCGGTCGTACTCACTGACCATGTACTTCCCGGGGATCACTATCTCATCTATATGTGGATTGAGAGCCAGAATCTCCGCGTATTGTCTCCAGCATACGTAGGTAAGCTCGCAGTCAGGATGCGACTGCTTTATCAGAGGGAGGGAGGCAGTCGTCATCACTATATCGCCGAGAAACCCAACCCGATAGCATAGGAAACGCATCAATCACTCTCAAGCACAAAGACAACAAGCTCAGCCTTCTCCACATCGGTAGTTTCTATGCAATACCCACCCCGCGTCGTTTTCAGGAGGGTCACCCGCACAGCTTCAGTAGGGGGGACATAGGGCATACGCTGAGCTACGACGACCCTCCCGTCAGGAGCAAGCATCTTTAGAACATAGCCCTGAACCCGATCCCATTCAACGCCAAGGCCAACAAATGCATACGGAAAATCAGGGTCTAGAACCGGGAAGTCGTCGTATGCAGCTTGTATTACCCAAAGCAGGCACTGCCCAAACTGTCGAAGGGAACAATGCTTCCACCGCACGAGATCGCCTTGCGCGGTGAGGCTGAAGGCTAGGGTGTACACCATGTAACCAAACTTCGGCGTAGCCAACACGCACGGGAGCGGTGTGGGGTCGTCAATAAGGCACAATACCCTCATGAAATCCCCACGCCCCGGGAGCACCCTCGACATCAAGAAGGCAACATGTGCCTTCTCCTCAGACACGGAGGGTTCAACTGCTTTCAACGCCTTCACCATATCAGCTTCTCGATAAGCGTGCATCACCTCACTCCTTTATCCGCGCCGCCTGAACTCATCCAAGCCCACCAATTCGTCAATCCCACGACCACGGTTCCTTGTCATGTGTCTTAGGATCATACAGCCTGCTAGCCCAAAAGATGAACATCACATCATCCGAGCCAACGTTCTTGATGTCATGCCCAGTCCCGGCGGGTATGGGGACAATCTGTGGTCTCTCGCCAGACACCCGCTTGACTTCGCGTATCCCATTGGGATACTCAAGGAACAGAGCAGCCTCACCACGAATGACCAACCACCACTCGTCTGTCTCGGGGTGGCGATGGCCCCCAGCAGTCACACCAGGCGGAACGGTCCTGATCGCAAGTTGACCGAAACGTTCGTCCCTCACGAACTCATATAGCAGACCACCATCGGAACATTTATGAACTTTCAGTTCCTTCATCAAAGCCCCTCATCCACTCAGCAGTCATTCTGATTCCTTCTTCCAACTTCACTTTAGGATACCACCCACTCGGTGGTAAAAGGTTAATAGGTAAATCACCGACGTTGACAGCCTTAGCCAACGGTGGCCACTCAACGCGCACAACTTCTCCGCCAAGCACCCCTGACACCGTTTCCGCCACTTCCACAATGCGGTGGTTAGCCCCAACAAGCGGATAGGTAACAGCCGTAGCGAACTGGCCTTCACAGGCCATCCTAACACAGCGCGCTGCATCTTCAGCAAAAATGAACGCCTGGCGATTTCTCCCCTCACCATATACCGGAATGGTGTTACCATCCAGTGCACGACGAACGAAAAAGTTAACCACGGAGTCTCGCCTCTGCCAGGGGCCGTAGCCAGTAGCCATTCTCAAGATAACATAGCGCAGACCATAGACTTCACGGAAGATTTTCAGGTGCCATTCCACCAAACGCTTATACGCTGAGTACAGACATAGGGGATCAGCCCGATAGCATAAGTCCGAGGACACAAAAACCACCAGTGGTTTGGTCTCCATGTTCGCGATGGCATTTAACAAAAGGACATTCGTTCCGACGCTCTCTTTGAGAAAACCCCCTGGATCATTAACGCTGTCAACACTCCCTATCTTCCCCTGAAGAGGAACGATCACATCAACTTCGGGCATCCCATGCTCAAGGAAGAAGACCTGCCACTTCATCGGAAAATGCTCAAAGTCACCGCCAATGAATTCCTTGGCTTCATCACTGAAATGCAACGGGTCAACGACGATGACCTGATGGCCTGCCTGTACGAGCTCCCGTGTGAGCCAAGCCCCAACAAACCCAGCCCCGCCGGGGATCAGAACTCGCAAACTATCCGCCATGCTTCAGTGCCCCCAACTCCTTCTCTATAACCTCATACCATCTGGCTGAAACGACTTTGGGCGAGACTGCCTTCGCCGCCCTCGCCGGACCCTTCGCACCTTGTCTAGCCCGAAAGCGCCAATCTGTTAGCAGCCTTCTGAGATCATCGTACCAGTCTTTAGTCCGGGCGAACGAAACGCAAGGGACCCCACAGACCTGACAAGTCCAGAACTTGTTCTCATCCTTATGATAACGTCCATCGTCTTGTTTCACCTGGGGGCATACACCAACGTCGCATTTCGCAATTGTCGGGTAGACCTCATTGAGTCTCCACTTTTTACCAACGACCTGATTCCCACCAGGCAGCGTCAGACCGTATGTGTTTCCAGTGTCATTGACAATCAATACTCTAAATCGCACCCCATCCCGCGAGAGACGCTCAAGCACAGGCCAGATGCTGCCCAGGGTCGCCAGCATCGTGTTCTCACGCCCAACCCACACAACAGTAGGTACAGCCACGTTTGAGTGTTTTCGTCGGTATTTACTGGGTCGCTGTGCACCAGGAATCACATAGCATCGCTTCTTCAATGTGGCTATGATCTCGTGCCTGTCGTCCTCATTCCCAGTGGTAATACAATGCGCGACCCTCGCCATACGCTTAACAGCCCCCATCTGTCTACGCCACTTATGGCGATAGAAATGATAGTCAGTGATGTCCAGAATCACAAGCTTACCAGCACTACGGGCTTTCTTGGCAAGCTCGTAGTGCCTCTTGTCAAGAGCGCGCTGGAACACGCAAGCGTCAGCTCGCTTCCAATTCTTCTCGTTGCCAATATCAAACGCACCGTGCGCAGGAGTAACCCACCACACCCGGAAACGACTGCTGGCACGAGTTTTGTCACCAACAGGGTAAAAGACAACCTTCAATCCTCACACTCTCCAGCAACGCAGTAAACATCAATCGTGTCTAGGATGACCACATCCTCCCAGATCGCTACCTGTTGCGCCCTAGCCTCAGCCTCTTCCTCGCTATCAGCATCAACAATGACGTACACCTCCGCTTCAAACACCACTTGGTAAGTGTTCATCCGAAAAACTCCGCGTAGAACTTCCTACTCCCATCAGGTCTAACATGACGCCTATACCTGAAACCAGCCTTCTCCATCAAATCCCGCAGCCTTGATGGGGAAGGTGCCCACTTGTGGTCACGCACAGCATCCCCACCTAGAGGGGTGACGATGTGCACCAAGCCGCCAGGCTTCAAGTTCCCACGCCATACCTCAAACATCCCGAGGAGATCAGATGGGTCTACATGCTCAACAAAATCCAAGGTCACAATGACATCCACCCGCTCTGGTGAGGACCACATCCTAGCGTCAGCGCAAATGGGTCTAACATTTTCCAGATCAACACAGAAACGACCCGACAGGGCGACAGCAGCAGGGGAGAGGTCAACGGCATAAACTACCTTGGCTCCAGCCCCGGCTATTAACCGCGTAATCTCCCCGCGCCCACAACCATACTCAATAACCGCCGCGCCCTCCCACAAGGCATCAATGTTCTCAAATCGTCCACGATAACTGGGGTGCATTGCCTTCGTCTCAGGGTCCCATTCCATTCCCTTCGGCTGGAACTCCAGATAGTACTCTTCACTCCAATGTGAGGGGGGTGAGGGACGCTGTAAGACCAACTCACCAAGTTCACCACTGACAATGTGATACCCGATTCTACTTAAGAAGTCCAGGCTGGGACCAAGGACAATCACATACCCACCCCAATAGACCTTCTCTATCGCCTTTACCAGGATGTCCAAGGGAGGCATCCGGGCGAAGATTATAGCATCATAAATCCCACCACCGACACGTGGGACATCCCCAGCATGACAACGTGTGACACGGTAATCCCCTAGAGAGGGTATTTCAGCACCATCAACTAGAAGAATCTCATCACCAGCCTTGAAACGCTCTGTCCAAGTCTCTCTACACATATCCCAACGCCTCCAACGAGGTCAAGAGAGACTGATCCTCACGCTGATAGAAAATCTCCTCAAGTATACTACCAGTCATGCTATCAAGCATCTCGCGGTTAAAGAGCCACAAAACAGTAGGCGCAATATCCCACAGTCGCGCCCCAGTTATCCCAACCCCACGCCTGACCCCGGGCCCACTGACAAACAAGATACCCTCACACGTATGCAACCCTCGAGGGTTTAGCTTGTGCGGGTTCTTTCTCAAAGCCTTGGCTTCATTCTCACGCACGGATTGGGGAATCCTGTCGGACTCAGCCACATCCATGCCGTGGTCGCTGAACACAATCACATACTCCGGATCGAGCGCATCAGCCAATCGCCCGATCTGCCTATCGAGTGTTCGGTACACGTCAAGCATTGTAGCCTCATGGTGAGCAAAACCATGCCCGACTCTATCCACCATCATCAACCCAATGAACAAGACATCCACATCAAAAAAACGCGCCAGCGTGATGGCCTTGTCAACCTTGGCCTTTTCTACTTCCCGATTGAAACGCAGGAACTCAACCTGCGCTTTCTTGACACCATCAGTCAGCCTCTTTGGGCCACGTAGGAGCCACCTCAGCCTCCCACGCTGATGCTGAGTGGTATCCACAATGTACCTCCCAAGCGAGAGCCTGGGAGGATGGACATCAAACGGAGCAGAGAAACCGGGCACTATAAAACCGTCCAGGGCCTCGTCCCGTCTGGCAGAGACACATGGAAGATTCATCAACCCAACCTTGCAATCAAGGAAATCCCAAAAAGGCGGGCGTCGCAAGGTGGCAATACCGTCGGAGCGGAAACCCTCAATACCATGCTCCTCTGGCTTGCAGCCAGTATAGACGGAGCACCACGCAGCCGGGGATGTGGGGAAGTCCACAGACCGCAACATGCCAAATACACCGCTGGACCTCAGCCCAGACAGGGTTGGGAGATTGCCCATAAACTGTGTCACGTGCTGGTAATCAGCACCATCAAGACCGACAATCAAGAGCTTCATCAGGGGGAACCTCAAAAAGCATCCGCATCTCTTTCCCCTTCTCAAGCTCAGCCGGGAAGCTTGCCAGGAGCTTCATTTTGAGCTTATTGGCCCACTCTTCCCAAACCCTATCGGGGAAAATGCTACAGTGCGAATCCGTCCATATTCTGAACGGATAACGGGGAGCGATGATAAGCACATAGCGAGACGCAACTCGCTTGAACTCAGACAGCAAATAGAACGGCACCGGTGAGTGCTCAACAGTACGACGAGAGTACACTAAATCGTAGCGGTTATCCGGGACGCTCATCCGGTGCATATCCTCGAGTATGCACTGAAAACCCTTCTCGCGGACCAAGGCACACTCTGACTCCTGATTCGTCAAACCTACACACCGCTTGACGCCCAGGGATTTAAAGACGACAAGGCCCTCGCCACCAGCGCACCCAATGTCCAGGACCGACTCTACGCCGTACATCAGGGACCAGAACTGCCTGATGGCCTCCCGCGTCAATCGGATGTGACCTTCCTTTAGAGCACCAGCAGGTTTCTGATGCCCCACCCACGAGGCCACAAAGGCATCCAATCTAGACATATCTCTCTACCAATTCTTTAATCCTCAAGGCTCGATGCGTCCAGGTGTGCTTCGCAAGGGCCTCCTCATATCCTCGCCGAGCTATGGCCTCGCGTTCGTCGTCGTGCATGAGGTAGTACTCTGCCTTCTCCAGCATTTCGACGTCATTACGCCACATGATACAGTGCACGCCATCCTTTAACGGGATATGCTTCGAGTAGCTGGTCAGAAGCAAAATCCCGCTACCGACTGTCTCCCACACACGGTAGTTAATACCTATCGTGTGTTCAGGCGGACCACGCAAGATTTGATTCCAGCCAATCTTGCCATGCCTCAAAAAGGGTGCCATCTCAGCATGTGATAGCCCCTGCTGCCACACTACCTTCCCGGGCAGACGATCCGCCAGTTTCTCCAAACGCGCCAACCGCCCAAATGCCTTAAGGTTCCCACAGAAAACAATATCAAATTCCTTCTCGGCAGAGGGATAAAAGACATCAGGGTCAAAACCCCTGTCAATGAAGAAAACCCTCTCATGTACCAGACGATACCTCTCTATATCAATCGGCTGAGAAAGCAACACCATGTCATATCGGGAAGACTTCAATACCCGAAACTGTCGGGTGAGATTCTCAGGCCCACGGCGCCAATCAGGGAGATAAATCCTGAACTTGGCACGAAGACCGCCAGCTTTCTCGATCCCAATCGCCGCCTTGCTCCCGCACACAAAGGCGACAGCGACCCTCTCACGCACAACACGACGGAACTCAGGAGCATAAACAAACTGGAAATCCTCATCAGCCCAAACTCTCGCCAATGCCTTATGCCTGTATTGCACCCGTTCATAACCCTTGGCGTACCTAATGAATCTGATCTTCATCCTTGAATGTCCACACTAGCCGACCAAGGCTCTGCAAGGGCTTCTCGACAGGAAGCTCACGCATCATCCAATCAACCCCAGCCCGAACCTCCGGGCACCTCGGGTGGAAATAATCATCAAAAACGATGACACCGCCAGGAACCAAAAAGGGGAACCATAGCTCAATGTCAAGGCGACAATCAGGATGCCAACCGTCAATGAACAACAGACGGATGGGGCTCTCCCACCACTTCGCAGCCTCCTCGGAGGTCATCACCAGCGGGTGGACGTAATCGTCATACCCCAGCCTCCTCACGTTCGCCAAGAAGGTGGGGTAGCTATCAATCCTGTCCACACCCGCTTGCTCCAAGTAGAGCTTCCCGCCAGTATGCGGGTCAACACACCAAACACGTTCCCTTTTGGCATCTCGCGACCCAGCAGCGAGGAAACAGGCAGAGCGACCGAAACCCGAGCCAATCTCTACTATGGCACCCTGACCAGGCCCGTACCGAGCCATGAGGTACAGGGTCGTGCCTGCGACCTCTGGCACGCCAAGGCCGGGGATTTCGCTGACAATCCTGTGAGCAAGAACATGCACACACTTAGGTAACTCACCACGTCGCTGGCGAGCGATCATCTCATGCATTGAGCAAATCAAGAACCCTTACACCACTGACAATGTTGTCAGCGGTGATGAACTTCAGAGCTCCACGCGCTAACCCAGCACCGCGCGAACGATTCGTCGCCATGACCGTCATCCGCCTAGTCAGGGCATCAATATTATTGACCGGATACAGCATCCCGGTGCGACCGGGGAAAACTATCTCAGGATTCCCACCAGGCCATATCTCTCCATATTTGGAGAAGAAGCCATCTGAGGCAATAACTGGCACACCGAGAGCCATCGCCTCCCTGATGACACGAGAGCAACCTTCCCAGAGAGAAGACTGCACCAGGCAATCAAACCCACGAAGAAGCCCCCACATCTTCGTGGGATCTTCAACAAGGCCAGTAAGCACAATGCGCTCGTCGTTATCTATAAGTTTCTCTAACTCACCTCTTTCAGGACCATCACCGACAATCACCAGCCGGCAGTGATCCATGTCAAGCTTCTTAAATGCACAGACAGCCTGACCAACTAGCTTGCGACGAATCAAACGGGCTACAACCCCAAAGGTGAAAGTATCGTCAGGGAACAATCGTATAGGCTCAATGCCAGCGGGGGGGGCAACAGGTATCCGACAGACGACAAAACTCCAAGAGGGGACACCCTGCCCAACAAAATAATTACGCACTGCTTCTGTCTCACACCAATATGAATCCACATGGAGATATACCGGTGTGACGTAATCATCCCCGAAGCCACCGACAAAGGCAAAGATAGGCCCACCAGCTTCGTTGATTCTATCAGCCAGGGTTGCCTGCTGCCCCAGCAGCTTGGTGCCATATAGAAAGATAGCACGCGACCGGCGGCACGTCTTCCTCAAATCGTGAACGTCAATAAGGCGCACATCACACTCACGAGCCCTGGCGGTAATCTGATCCTCTCCACCGCTGCCAATATGCAACCATACATCCACACCGCGTTCGTACAACCACTCTGCCAAGGAAAGGCAGATTATCTCTGACCCACCAATCTGCCGCCCACCGCTTATTACTCCGATCACCTCACGCCTCCCAAGAATCTCTCATATCGCTTTGCAACACCGATAACATCAACATACCTTCGCCACCAATCCCTGACGGCGAGTTGCCAGTGTTGCGTGTTCTCGACAACATCACACACAGCACCAAAAAGACTAGCGGTCTCTATCTGATAGAACTTCCCGCCACACTCAGCATTCGGGAAGGAACGAGAACCAGTACGCACGAACCTCACCTGCCGACCACCATAACCAGCCACCTCCGCCGCCCCGCCGACATTGGGGACTATAACTGGCGCGCCCTCACCAAGAGCCTCGCACACCGTATTCGGAGAGAAATCTCCAACGACTAGATGAACAAGAGCAATGGCCCCCTGACCATACCAGCGCGAGTTCTTCTTAAAGCCTAACCACTTCCAACCCGGAAGAGCATACTTTGCCTTCGTCTCACGGGCATAATCACCGAGCAACCACAATTCAAGGTTTGGGTAGCGCGATCTGACTTGATCCCATATCTGGGCCATGGCCCAGATACTATATGCCCGGTTGAGACCGCGTTTGAACCCCACGTTACCTATCTGGGCATTGCGTATTAGCAAATAGGGGACATCACTCTCGCGCCGACCAATCCACGTTGAGCCATTGCGGATTACTGCCCGTCGCGGTGGTAATCGCCATGTTTTACCCAGAAGACGTTTGGTCTTCAGGTGATTCTTCAACCACTCTGCCACGAAGATGGCGCCATCGGCAACCTTCAGCAGCCGCCAAGTAGCCTCAGCATTCTCGTGGTGGAAACCACCAACCCTGGCGACGATCTTCTTGCCAGTCCGTCGCCGTTGCTCAAGCTTCTTCCAGTCCCGCGTGAAACTCTGCCAATAGATGATGTGCGTCGCCGCGCCTTCACTACCGACGAAAAGGGATGGTCTGGCTTTTCTCAACAACTCATACTGCCGCCGGGCACCAACCCCGGTGCCAGAGAGATCAACGAGGACCTTCATTTACATATCAATCTTTCTTCTTGCGACGATCAGCACTGCTCCAATAGCCAAGAAGTTGTGTCAATAGGCGCAGGCAGGTTAGCTGTTAACTATTCCAACCCCACGCACTCTCACCCAAATCCCTGAGCAACCGTGCTGGCACGCCAGCAACTCTCGTGTAAGGCTCAACGTCCTTCGTGACAACAGCGCCAGCCCCAATTATAGCTCCCTTACCAATGGTAACACCAGGCAGGATCACAGCACCACTACCGATCACAGCCTCAGCACAGATTACAACGCGATTTTCATCACACAGGGTCCAGGGAACCAATCGGACCGCCTTCGGGAACCGCTCATTGCAGAACATTACCCCATGCCCAATAAAAACGCGAGGCCCAACGATTACCCCCTCACAAACAAAGGTGTGTGACTTCACCTTCGATTGCGGGCCAATCTCAACCCCACGCTCAATGAGCACATAAGGACCAATATCCGAACCACGACGCAACACGACATCCCTATAAAGGATGGTATGAGCGCGAACATGCACGCCCTCTTCTATGACACATCCCGACTGGACCACACTAAACAGTCCGACCTCGACACCGGACATTAAGGTAACATTCTGCTCAATGATACTATACTTGCTGATCCTTATATCGCTTGTATTCTCCCCCGCCTCCCGCCTACCAGTAGACATCAAACAATCCAACACCTCAACACCTCCTACAGAGAGCGGGAAGCACGCCCTCGTCCCCATCAGTGCTCTGATACAGAGAGAGGTCGTGTCTCAAATCTTGAAAGGGTTTCGCTAGCCAAATGCCATGCAAGCTATTCGTCTCCAGGGACCCCATAACAGGTCCTTGGTCTATCGCGTAGCAGCAAATCGTAACCCTCCCATCCCACCAGACACTAGCACGCTGCCAGGGTTTTCTACAAGAAAAGCGCCGCTTATCAGCGTGGTCCCACCCCGGATGTTTCTCAGCATCAATCTGACCGCCGAACCGTTCAACATTCTTGCAAAAGACACGACCGCCGGGGAGCCCAGGGATGGGCCTATACTTCGTGAGCGACCTGATACGGGAGCTTTCAGCGTACTTGCGGACGAATGGAAGCCACTCTTCCTCGTTATCCTTTAGTCGCAAAATCTGAATCCAAATCTGTGGCACCTTCTGTTGGCGCGCTACCCTCTGTCGAGCCAACTTCAATAACATGTCCACATTTGCCTGAACCTTCTCAAACTTGGCTCCAACGCGGATAGACTCATAGACAGCCTTGCTCACTCCATCCAGGCTAATGATAAGCCTGTGAAGCTCGGAGCCAAGAATAGCCTCAATCAAAGGCTGAGTAAGGGGAACCGCGTTTGTAGACACAGCTATGCTACCAACACCAGCCTTAGCCAGGGCGTTCACCCACTGCACGAACTTGGGATGCAACAGCGACTCACCACCAAGATGCATCCACACCCATCGGATAGTATTAGGCTGCTGAACATTCCAATGACTAATTTCTTTAGTCAATTGACTAAAAACCTTGTCCGACATATACCCAACTGGTCGACTATAATCAGGATCCCCACGCGGGCACATGATACACCGACAGGGGCAAGCATTCGTGAGCTCGATGTCCAGTGCCAGGGGCATTGCCCGAACACAGGGTGTACCACACTCGGGGCACTCTTCGACATCCCTCGCATGACCACTCCTGGCACGTACACGAAAAGCCCCATGAGTCAGACATTCATAGAGGTTGAATTCAAAGTGTTCTTTCTTCATCTTCTCAAAGTCAGACCTGGTTTTCCAAACTATGCCAAAGTGACGATAGCTTGGACGGGTGTCCTTTCAGCACCCACTTTTGACGCTTCAACGAGAGCAGCGCTCAAAATCTCTATCGTGGACAGTGCCACAATCACAAACCTCAGGGGATAGCAACAAAAACGTCACGATGCACAGTCATAACCTCTAATCAGACATCAGCCTCGTAACTCGTTCGATCAACCTGGGACCAGCGACAGACTCCTCACCAGTCCTGACACATTCGATGAAATCATGCAGGGCCACAGTAAGTGGTGGTGGTTCATACACAACATTGGGAGAAGCAATCTTGCCATCCTCCCCGTGAGTGATCTCCCAGAGCTTCCTCGTCACATCGTCAATGATAATAGTCCTGGTGTCACCGACGAGCTCAATGTGACGGGATTTCATGGGGTGGTGCCAACTCATAAAGGCAGAAGCAAAAGCATCGCCGATCACAAGATGCGCCGCAGCATAACCACGCACACGCCTCACTGACTCAACGCAGACGTTCTGTTTGAACAGGTGACACAACACCGAGAGAGGATGCGGACCAACCGACCACCATACGTCAACGTCACTTCTCACGATCCCCCAATTGGTCCAGTCAAGACGTGCGAACTCAAGGCTAAAATCGGTCTCCTCTATAAGCCCCTTAGCAAACTTCACCAAGGGGTTGTGCACGAAAACGTAGTCACAAACAAGGGTCCCCCCAACAGCAGCGTTAAGCAGCCTCTCCATATCTGGGATGGTCATCGCTGGCGGTTTCTCCACAAAAACAGCCTTCCCACGCCGCAATGCCGCAACAGCTTGCTCAACATGGAGCGCAGGCGGAGATGCGATCACCACCGCATCAATCCTATCAGCTAGCAGGTACTCAAAAGTGCTGTGAGTCTTCACAGCACCATTTAGCATAGCTGCTGCCCGCTGACGAGCCCCGGGATCAGGGTCAGCCACAGCCTCAACAGCGACCCCAACTATATCACGCAAGGTGCGCACAATATTGCCACCCCAATACCCACACCCTGAAATTCCTATTCTCAGCATCAGCCAACCCTCATAACAGGAGCCTCTAACATTCTATTTCGGGACATATCTCGCACGACATCATCAAGCCAGATAGAATAAGTGGTCACCAACCTCCCGCCCCTACTTTTCGAGAACAGACACAAGGTCTGTGCGGCCTCACTCGTCTTACGCCGCCCTTTCGCCGTGAACTCAGTCACCGGGATCATCGAGGCAGCACCAACAGCATTCGTGCTGAAGAGTTTAAACAAGACTTTCTGATGATGGTGCCCGATAACGACGGTATCAGGCACAAGCATCAAGGAAATCAATTGCTCTAAAGACGTGATCTGCCCCTCAAAGTCCAGATCTCGCAAAGCCTCCTTAGCCTCAAGCGTCATCATGCCCACGATATCGGCTATGGCCCTACCATAGCCATACCATGGGTAACCGACGTATGACCTGATGTCCTCTCCATGCATCGAGTATACGACGTGGCTACCATAGAGGACGTGAAACATGTACCAGCACCTCGGGAACAAGCAGGTCACGTTGGGCTGATTGGCCAAGAGAGCCTCCAATAGCTTATACATCAGCCAATCAAAATTATCCCACGGCGCCGCCACGCCGGGCTTCTGGAATATCCGACCATGATTGCCGGGGACACCAGTGACGTACACCTTAGGATACTTGCCAGCGAGCATCCTAATATTCTGCGCAAACAGATACGCCCCTTCTACAACCTGGTCAGCGACGCCCATTTCAACTCGTCGCCTCTGCCCTCTCCTCAGATCAGAGTGCTCAACTATATCACCTAAGAAATGGACGATGACCGCGTCCCAAGTAATATAATCAAGCCTATCAAACAGCCCAACGGTCCGTTGGAAAAGAGCATTTATAGCAGCTTTGGCAATCTCAACATTGTACCAAGGCAAAAGGCCGAGATTCGCTGACTCCTTCGCCCCCAGGTGCACATCAGCAACGTTGAGCATACCGATGTGATGTGACTTCTTTGAAACCTCTGGAGGGAGGGAGGGTACTGGGATAGGGTCAGAGCGCAACATGGCAGCAACATCCCTCAAGACATCATGCCATGCCTGCTCCGAAGCGAGCTCCTTCTCCAGGGCCTTCACACGCTGTTTGAAGTAACGAAGCTCGTGCGCTACTGCCAGCGCACCAGGGTCTATATCCGTCGCACCGATATACCTCTGGAAGGCCGTAAAAAGCGTCTCACCAGGCTCAACTTCCACCACGGAGGAGATAATACGCCCCAGCGACGTACGCGAGACTCCCATGCGTCGCGCCAACTCATCAAAACTCACGCACTCTGGGGCTAGAGCCCGTGCGCGCTTAATGACAGCTTCAGGATCGTGCTTGCGGGGCGACATTATCTATCCACTTCGCTTGTTTACGACCGCTATAGTTTAAGGTCACTATTTGAGGGATATCTTTGTGTCGTACTACGGCAGTCCACTCCACCATCGGCGTGGGCAATATCCTGGAACTAGGTAACTAACAATCAGGCAGCGATCTGGTCGGCACACGTTGCTCCCTAAGGCCATATCTACTGACCCAAATGCCAACCGTCTGCCCACGCACACCATCAAAATCCCCGGCGATCTCCGCAGTGGAACGCCCTTTCACAACAAACTCTTCATATAACCAATCAGGGTCACGCCACGGGGCAAAAAGCTGAGCAAAACGGTCAAACTTTCTACGCAAAAATAGATCACTACCAAAAATGTCAAGCTCTGACCCATAGATAAATCTGGCAAATCTCATGGAGTGCAGCGGGGCAGACCAACGTACAAACCAACAACCAGACCGCGTGCCATCCTTCTTAGTATAATTCCCAGGCATCCACAACCGCGAACGGCGAGGGAGATCAAGAGATACCATAACGTCAACAAAATCATCAATGAGCGCAGGAGAGCCAGAAGACAGCCCGAATTGATACCCATCCTTACTTACATATCCATCACCATCAAAGAGTCCTCGGATGAAATGGGGAAGCATAGCCGTATCACTTCTAATCACAGAAGGAAGCCGCACAGAGCGCCCCTTCTCCGCGCCAGCAGGGATACCATACTTATTAACAAGCACCTCCCATGCGTGTTTCGAGCCGAGCAACAAATACGATATATCACCCCCTCTAGGAAGGGAACCACAATAGTCAAGCACACGAGCTATGCGCAAGAGAATATCAGGCTCAGCCTGATGGATTGCAAAGGCATACCGACGCGACCCCCTACCAGTGATATTGTCAAACACCGCCCCATCTGCGATGATAAATCCGAGAATATATGCACTATCAGGAGTAAGAACATCAAAGAAGGTTTCACGCCATTTTGACCATCTTGGCCTGAGAAAACCGCAATGCTCATGTCGCCATCTTGCTGCACACGACGGCCCACAAAAGCGGTTACGCTCACTCCTAACGAGAGCGCCACAGAAATCGCAAGTGCGTGGGCCATCCGTCTTCGACAAACAATCAGTTGCTCCCAATCTCTTAAAGGCCTCAAAGAGACTCTCGTCACGCGCGGGACGAACACGGCGTGAGATATGATACGCAAGACCACGCCTCTCCACGCCAAGGTGATCAGCCAAATCCTGCATATCGGAACAAACGCTGACAATAACCGCCGCGCGTGCGACGACCGCCTCCCAATTACGTTTCCATACACTAACACGGACACCGGAAGACATCAACAATCCTCCAATGATGCAAGATTATAACCAACGCCCCCAATCTCAATGTATGAAGGAGGCGTGCCACTCACCACGCGGCTACGAGCCGGGTGATGAACACAATTGGGATGTTGGTAAGCTAATGAGATGGCCTCATTGACCGGGACCCAAGTTCCAGCGAAGGTCGCGCATACGATAGGGGTATCACGAGAAGGATCGCTAGCCACAGAAGGAGCCATGAAACATTCAACCTCAATACCTTCAGCATTCTTCCCCCAAAAGTACCCAACCTCGTCCCGCCAAGAGACGGTCGTCTCAGACACAGCTATCTCACGGTCCTTCCACCGCTGAAAGTCAGCATGATAGGTTCCCATCCGCTTAATCATAGTCCAGCGATTAAGCCCCCGCAGCGAGCCATGCTCTTTCACCCAATCTGCCTTCACTTTCTCAGCCCAGGTGGGAACCCTTGCATTGTAGGTCTGTCGAATTGAGCGCGCAGCGAAAGACGCTCTCCCGAAAGCCTTGGCCCGCTCGGTCGGGGAGAGGGCAAAGCCAGATGGAAGAGCCTTCCCAAACGCGGAGCATAGCTGCTGAGACAAAGCCTCCTGACGGGTTTTCAAAGCATCGTTAAAAAGAGTTTTCGCAGCTTCCTTCTCCCAGGCGTCATCGCGCTGAAACCAGCGGATGGCGAAATCGGTAGCGTCGTTGATGTCCTTCTCAACGAGCCACTTCCCGAAAGGCAAAGCGAGAGTCTTGTAGAACACCTCGAAAAGCGCAGCCTTCCTCAACAGCGTCTCAGCAGATGTCAACCTCGCCACATTCTCTTGAGTGCTGAGGATGCATCTCTGCATCACAGGGGGAAGAGACTCAAACGGAGCGTCCAACGCTAGAACTCCTCAACATCAGGCGACACAACCTTTTCCAATAGATCGCCCGAAACGGTCTCCAACCGTTTACCACACTTCTTGCAGACCCTGACAATCTTGCTTTTCAAAAGCACGGTCCTCGTATCCGTATGAGGGCACTCATCCTCTTCGTCTCGACGCACTTCTTGCTCATCCATTTACAGCTCCGCTCTCACCACAACCGGGCGACTGGCTATCACCTTAAGCCTGGCACCACACTCGGGGTACATATCCGCCCCACATTTAGGACAGTAATGCTTAATCACACACCGCCCGCTATCTTCTCTCTTCTCCTTGCGAACTGGCACTTGGCAACGCGAGCAAACCAAAGCGCCATCATCAAGCAACTCAAGGGTCAACTGGCAGCACGAACCCACTTTGCTCTACCTCTGATGGTAGACGAAAACGGTACAACCCGTATCGAAATTAACCCATATCTGGGCCAGCCCCGGCTTGTCAGTCCACTCTTCAACTTCGTCCCTATCAAACACCCTCCAGCCAGAGCAGAAATCGTCAACACTAGCGACCCCACGCTTGGGCAGAAGCGTTAACCGCTGGTGCCAGGCAACAACCAGCTTCACGCCCTGCGCGGAAAGATTCCGCGCCTTACCGTAAGGCGTGGACTCGACAAAGCGTTTCATTACATCAGGCATCACATCCCCCCCATCATCACTGCGAGGTCCCGGGCGGGGCGACTGGTAGGATATGATACTGGGGCTCCTTCCGGTTGGTCTCAGCCAGCACGAGGTCCTCGAGCAAGTTTTCCAGCGTATCCAAGTCCAGCTCCAGACCATAACGACTCAACATCCCCTCGGCCCGGGCGATGACATACTTCTTCTTGAGCTTACCCTGTCCCTCGTCATAGACTTGCTCAGCAGCCCTCACCAAGCCACCAACAATAGTCCTAGCCAGATAATATTCCTGGGCAGAAAGGCGACGTTTGGCCTCCACATCGAGGGTCAACAAATAGCGACGTAGATACATGGCAACGATGGGGACTAGGGCCGTCACCAGGGTTGTCAACAACACCTGGACGGCCGGGGAAATCAGTGTCAAGAAATCCTTCATGGTCATTTCACTCACTCCTTTCTTTCCTCGACGTGACTGCTCTCCCCTCTAAAGAGGGAGAGCAGTCACGAACATGGCAAGTTCCATCATCATGCAACAATTTTACCACACCAACCTCGTTTTGTCAACCGAACAGAACCAGCGTCGCCAAAGGGGTGTTTATCATCCCGATAACAGCCCACAGAGCAAAAACCGCTGTCATCTTCACTTCTCTCCGGGGGTGCCAGTACACCAGCACATCCTGGACAAACAGCCTCCTCACTATGTATCAAGGCCACATACCCACACATGGCACAACAGCGTAGGAGAAGATACGACTTCTCGCCCACAATAGCATAAGAACCATTACGCCGGACAAGGCGTGAGTCTGGCTCAAGACACCGCGCTATCATCATCTCATCCTCAATGGTAAGTGAAGGAACCTTCTCCCATCTGCACTCACCACAAACGGAACGCCTTATATCACCGCGGCGCGGATCAAACCCATGAGAGAGAAGATGGCGCACATCCTGCTTGATCTCCCCCCACCGGGGGTACTGCGCACAGGCAGCAATGTCAATCTGCCTGATCTGCTCACGAGTCAAGCATTTGCGCAGTACACAGCCAGCAAGAGCAAAGCCAGGACTGAGATCCCCTTTTTTGTACGTAGAGTACTGCCGTCCTCCACTGGGCGGCACAAGCTGATCAAGCCGCGACACAGATAGATAATATCTAGCAGTGTCAGCATCAACCCCCGATGCAACGCAAAGGGCAAGGAGGACAACCTTCCACTCGGCGACCTTCTTAAGGCGGGCAACATATTGACGGTTGGTCCAGTGTGCCATTTCACCCTCCGACAGCTACTAAGTGATTACATCCCAATCATAGACGAGTTCGAGGTCATCAACCCAGCAATAAATCACCGTTCACTCCTCATCATTGGCAGGGGGAACACCTTCACCTTGATAACGCCAACTCCCCGGTGCCCATCGGTAAGCGCATCAAAAAGCGAAGCGTACAAATCAACGTATGGCCCAGGCTTCGCGTCGACCCTCACCGCGAGGACACATCGCCCACGCCATAGCTCGTAGGCGGGATCGTCAACACACACGATAACCACCTGTCCATACTCAACCCCGTACTGACTGGACATCGCCACGCCGGGGTCCTTCATGTCAACAACATCACTGAAACCAGGTGGCGTCTTCCCATTCCAATAAGCCCCATGGTGCTTGCCAAGGAATCCATCACCATCAGCGCCATAGAACGTAGCCGATGTGGTGAACGGGGCAACTGTCAACGTCATCACGAGTAATATTCCTGCAAGGCCCATACTCACCATTCCAACCCGCTCGTCAAGGGAATTGGGAAAATTTTAAGGTTGGCAACTAGACCTTACTGTCGCAACGAGGTCATCCACCGGATTCGGATAAAGACACCGACGATACCCAACAGCGTCAAGAATTTCAACAACCCTGCCAGGATCGTCACTTCCAATCCAGGACATGAGCTCCTCAACGTCGTGGACGATAACCCCTTGAAGGGCAAGATCGGCCACACAACGGGAACAGATTAGTTCTTTCGTACTAGCTTCAATCGCATAGCTCATTTTGCGATCACAAACCGCACAACAGTCATAATCAGCATGGGCCATATCAACCTCCTTCTGTGTGGACAGAAATCTGCTCTCTCAAACCGGAATTGTACAAGTGGCACCACGGACAACGTTCTCCAACAGCAGGGACGCAAGTCCCATACTCGCAACACTTCGGATAGAACGGAATCCACTCAAGTCTCAATCTACCATTAGAAGAATGACTATTGTTACCGTTCTCCGATACCTACTCAAATCTCGCATAGAGACCGATGCTCGGTTCCTGCTTCTGCGAGGCTGCCAACGATGCTGCTGTTGGTTTTACATCCTCTCCACAGGCGTTCAAGGCCGAAGCCTCCAGTTCCGGCGGAACTCGCCGTACTGCTAGATTCCTGAGATTGATTGCGGCGTTTAGGTCTCTATCCAATACCGCGCCACAATCACATGTCCACACGCGATCTGATAATGTAAGGTCATTGTTGATTGTACCACAGACATGACAAGTTTTGCTTGAAGGGAAAAATCTATCCACGATATAGATTTGGTTGCCAGACCAAGTAGCCTTATACTCCAACTGCCTGCGAAACTCATAGAAGCTAACGTCAGAAATTGTGCGGGCCACGTGGTGATTCTTCAGCATCCCGCTAACGTTCAGGTCTTCAATTGCTATCACACTCGGTCTCTCGCTATCAGGCTTGGCTCTCGCAACGATAGCAGAAGTGGCCTTGTGCAAAGCATCGCGCCTCGAGTTGGCTATCTTGTAGTGTAGCTTGGCAATCCCAGCTTTGGTCTTCTTCCGATTTTGCCCACCGCGCTTTCGTCTAGCCAATTCTCGTTGAAGCCGAACCAACTTGCGCTGTGCTTTCCGTAGGGCTTTGGGATTCTCAAATCGCCGCCCGTCACTGACGACAGCCATATCCTTCACACCCAAGTCAACACCAATTGCCTCACCAGTAGCAGGCGTGACATCAATATCCTCACGCACCTGAACGCTGACAAACCACCGGCCAGCTTTCTCGGTAACTGTAGCGGACAGGATGTGTGCATCAGTAGGGATATAGCCGCGTTCCTTGAGGCGCAGCCAACCAATACGTGGAAGACGAATTCTATCAGTCCTAACCCGGATCGCGCCTGTCAACCGAAAACTCCCAATGCCGCGCTTTCTGGACTTGAACTTTGGAAAACCGACTTCTTCCTCGCCATTCTTGACGCGCCGAAAGAAGTTCTGGTAAGCCTTGTCAAGATCACGAAGGGCCACCTGAAAAACACACTTACTAACAGTGTAACACCAGGCATATTCTGGAGTCTTCTTGAGAGCGTTCAGTTGCCGATGCTGTTCAATGGCGTTACTTGACTTACCCGTCTCTTTGTATTCTTGGATACGCCTTGCTAGGCCCCAGTTATAAGCAAAACGTGAAGCACCAGCATGACAGATCAATGCCGCGCGTTGCTTGTTATTGGGATCAAGCTCGGTTTTGTAGGCCCTAAGAATTAGCATCGTCCATTTCCAAAAAGGAAGCCCTTCAGCCTAGCGGTTTCTGTCTAGGAAAACCAACGCTTTAGGCCTCAGGGCTATGAAAAACAAAATCCGCCTGCGCTTATCGCTTTCCTAGACAACCTGATTATAACACGAGGCTTCAGTAATGTCAAGTAGATAGGAGCAAGTTAGAGCTTAACTATTCCTACCCCATCGCCAATAACTATAACGGTAGTACCTTGTTCACATTAAGGGAAAGCTCACTTATGGGCGGCTTTCCCGTCCATGTGAGCGAAGCGAAGCGAGCGAACCGGGAATAACTAGCCATGCTCTCTTATTATATCTCTTATTATATGGTGGGTACTGGAGTACCCGGGTAGGTGGGTACTGGAGTACCCGGGTATTCAACCTAAACATCTTGCATACTGCGAATAGCTTGCGAGAAGTTTGAAAAGTCATAAACGTGTGTCCAACCTGGTCGCTCTATGACAGTCAGCAACCCCTTGTACTCTAGGCTCTTTCGCAGCTTGGTGATGCTTTTTCTTTCGGCGTATCCCATTCGTTTTCGCAGTGTGTCTATGGAGGGAGATGGCTCACCCCCCCAAAAGGCTTCCCACTTGAACGACGCCAAATGGAAAATAAACATGGCTTCCTGATTCGAGATCCCAGTGCCACGTCTCCCATTAGCTCCAACCCATGGGACACGAGCGTAGTTTTTCAATACGACATTCGGGATCATGGTAAAAGAAGCCTTATCCCACTCAGGAACTCCCCACCTGAACTTACACTTGCTCATCCGACCCCCCACTCGTCCAGCATAGCCTCCACGCATTCACTCAACTCACGCCCACCAATGGCTTCGGCGAACATACACATCAAGTTCTCAAGCGTGTCGGCATCCACGCTAAAGAGATATGTCCCGTTTGGCGCAATGAGCACCCAGGTTCCATCACGGACCCCCTGTAGCATCCAACCGCCTTCAGACATCATAGTTCACTCTCCATAGCATACTGACAAAGTGTAGCCTCGTCGTCATGTTCCATTACCCCTCTCCTTCCTTGATCTGTTCCCTTGGTTGAACGCTTCAATTCCCTGACGGACGAGAATAACGACCTATTTAACACCACCAATCCCCATTACGAAATCACTGGGTCAACCACGCCACAGCATGACCAAAAATGGTATCCACGTCCTTATACGACAGAGATTCCACCTCATACGTTATGGTGTCGGCAATCTCCTCCTCAACATCGATGTACTCCAAAATGAGGATAACAAGGTCTTTTAGCCACTCGGCGGCCTCAGCACTAGTACAGTCGGACTGAATGGTCAATAAAGGTGTACTCATAGTTTTGTCTGGTTTACCAAAATGTGCCAAATTGACACAAACTGGACGGCTGCCTTTCTTCAGCCAAACCCAAATAGCTCAATTGTTTAGGTCGCTCGTTCATTTCTTTCGCCAATGCTTCAGCGTCTTCTTGATTCTCACAGACACGGAACAAGATGCGTTGCGGATTCCACACACACCACTTATTACACGTAGGCCCTTCATGCCATGACTGCCGAACGAAGTAAAATTCATTATCTTGCCTCCCCTCTACACTTAATGGTCAATCCTCACAATCCCCTGCTGCTGACAGTGCTCACAGCGACAAGGGCCTTTCCACCGCCATCTATCCTCAGCCCCCATAAGACAATAGTACTCTCCTTCTGCCCTCTCCTGTGCGCCGAGGGCCTGTAGCCGAACGTGGGCTGGCATTTTGCGCCTAACAAAATGTTCAAAGCTCTCCAACAACTCCTCATCCGTCAAGTGAACATTATACGTATAGTGAGAAAACCAGTCAATGCACCACGTGTCCCTCCCCCTATCCTCTACCTCAAATCCAACCAACACAGCCCCCTGGTCGGCCAGGGTCGGCAAAGAGCCACGAGGCGCACGTAAGTTGGAAATCCAGAACTGACGAACATCGGCCTCTAACTCCTCTCTCTTGGGTCGCCGCCGATACATCCTATCCCAGCACAGCGTCTCGACGGGAGGCAAAAGCACCCACTTGTGGTTATACCTATCCACGAAATCGTGGTACTTCGTAGGGTGCTCGATAACATACCACAGAGTGAATTGATAAATTGGGTAGAGATACTCATTCGCTATCACTAGCGCCCCCCCTACCACCGCCCCATCTCAAGTCAAGACGGGTTTCCAAATCATCCTTGACAGCCGCCAGGAAATCCCGGCCTGAGCCTGACCACCTCTCTGGCTCAGCGTCCAGATACTCCAGAATCAGCGTCACCATACCCGGCCACTGCTCAGGCTCTAACTTGGCTATGGCCTCAGCCGCTGTGTTACAGGCATGCATTGCCTCAAGTAATCTTGTGTCAAATGCAATTCTCATAATCCTATCCTCCCCAACACAAAGAGAGCGTTGAGAGTGACTGGCCTCTGTCAGGTCACGGCAGAAAGCGCCTTATGGCTGCCCACCATTCCTATCTCCCTGGGCATCTCATCCCAGGTGCGGCCCCGGAGAACTCGCCCCGCGCGCTTCTTTCTGAGCCCTCCCCATTGTTTGAAAAAGAAGGGTACATTAGCCGCAAGGCATTGATCGCGAATGTCAACGACCCACTCCTCTGCCATTGGCCGTGCTCCAGGTCCTGACTCACCCCCGACAATGACCCAGCCTATGCCATGCAGGGCGAGGCTTGGCAATGGGCCAAGCAGGGGCTCTAGTGAGAGGAATTTGAGGTGGGCGCTCGTTTGCCTGAGATGTCCAATGCGGAACATATAATCTTGGTTTTCCACGCTGACGCCCATCCACACATTGGGAGGCCAGTCAATCTCTTGATTGAGTTCGAGTAGCCGCCTGGATCGTTTGGTGAGCACCTGAAATATGTGCCAAGAAGCACGGCGCATGACATCGAAGACCTCTTGGATGAATTCCAGCGGTACATCTTCGTGGAAAAGGTCGCTCATCGAATTGACAAAGATCATCCGTGGCTTTTTCCAGCTCAGAGGCAATTCCAACATATGCTCATGTATGGTCAACTTGAAGCCATTGACATAGTTGGGTTGCCCCATGGCACGTAGTCGCAGCGCCATGCGTTCAGCGTAGCAGTGTTTACATCCCGGACTGACTTTGGTGCATCCCGTCACTGGATTCCAGGTGGATTCTGTCCACTCAATGCTTGAGCGGGTTCCCATGGGCCATACTCCTCTCAATCAAACTCCAGGTTAAAGTTAAGCCGCCCCCCAACCCGGTCGAGTTGATCCAGAAACCATTCCTCGTCTAGCCTATTCAGTCGAGCCAAGGCTTCATCAACAGGAAGAGATGTAAGGATGTAGGCGAATAGTTCATCCATGTCCTCCACCTCGGGATCGCTGACAACTTCCAATATCACCTGTGGATCAGGCCCAAAGTGCTTTTGCAGGTAGACGTGAGCATCAAGAAGGACCTCGACAAGCTGTGGATGAGCATACAAGAAATGTCGTACAGCCGCTGCGTTACAGGCCTGTGCTACCTCAGACAACCTTGTGTCAAATGAAACACTCATACATATATCCTCCCATCAGGCACAAATATTGACATCATTCCCCTGATAGGGTATAATATAACTAATCCATTTAATGGAGGTGAATGGCCGGAGGGTCATCGGAACGCTCCGAAAGGGGCGTTTTCCTTTAGCCCTCAATCTGGCAAAAAATGGTTCTGTCTGCTATAATATAGTTGCCTCATCTACCACGTGTAGAAAGAGATCATTCACCGCCCCGGAGGGCGGTGATTGCATTTTGGACTATCTTACCAGTTTATTCACCTATCCCTCCCACCAGCCAGGCCCGAATCCTCCTCAACGCCGATAGCCGTGCCGCACGTCGGGCAGGTTACAACACGGGGCAACTCGTTCACAACAGGCAGGTCGGGTGCAGATTTGTGCCCCGAAGACGCCTCCTGATAATACTGCACCGGCACGATGGCTAGATGCAATATAACCCTACATTTACACCCAGGACAGACACCCAAGCTGTCCCCCGAGGCAAAAACCCCCCAGTGATTACGCTCAAACAAACGTCCACACCGAGGGCATTTGACGGTAAAGCGGAAGTCAAACTTTTTCATCATTATCTTCCTTAAATAGTTATGCACCTCTCCTCGCAGAGCTTTTTTCCATCACAGTGTCACAGTGAGCTAGTCCCTCTCTCATTATTCCTGAAGCAATTCTATAATCCATTCCTCTAGCTTGTGGACATTAGACCATCCGTGTTTACGGCCACACAGCCTGCCATTGCGGAATAGCAGGAATGTAGGTAGCGTCGTTATCATCCACGTGGAAGCTAGCTTACTGTGAACGTCCACCAGCCCAACCTCGACGAGGTGCAGCCTGCCCAGAGCCTGCTTTGCGGATTCGCAAGCACGGCATTGTGGGCCAGTAAACATAATCAGTGTTGGCGTCTCGCTGTTCACAAAATCACCAAAGGTGTTGCTGTCTAGCTTGACCATGATGGTCATGGTGGGAAGGCCTTCCTCTCAATACTCATAATCTTATCCCTCTGATTACACAGAAGCCCACCAATCGCGTGAACCTCCGGCCTCCCTTGCCATCACCAGTAGAACGGACGAAAACTAGGTGATGACAGCCGCAGGCCCACGCGACTGATGGGCTTCATCATTGTCCGTTCTACCATAACCCAAGGAGAAGGTGTTACAGTGTGACTGCTCTCCCTCTAAAGAGGGAGCTTCTAGGCCGAGGCCAGAGACGCCAGCCCGCGTCTCAGAACGTTGATTGCAGCATTCAGATCTCTTCATCTCCCTAAAGCAAGGAGCTTTCTGGCGCAGTCTCTATAAAGTATACCACATCGCAGCCTGTTTGTCAAGTCGCTATTGCGAAGCACCTGCAATAGCATTTACTATGACCATTTCAATATCTGTCCAAGACAGATATTTCTGTCTAAACAGAAAACTCGAATCGCCAACTGTTTCTACCAAGACCAATGCCCCGGCCCATGCACCGCCTGCCAACCTCAACAAGGTATTCTTCAGCCCTGCCTACATAGGTAAGGTAGAACCTCTCGTCCCACTTGGGCTCTTTGGGCTCTTTGCTCTGGAGGTCATCAAGCATACACTCAATATTGTTGAGGTGCTTGTTCCACCCGTGCAAATCCGCAGTACCCAGATGCTCCAAGGCGTCTCTTGCGTTGAGCAATCACTTCTCTATCACACCCGTGTTACAAGTGTGTTGTTGCTTGCCCATTACCGTCCTTGGATATAAGACGTTACAGTGATTAGAATGGTCAGGAGACAAAGGTAGTTACTTTTATAGAATGCGGGAATGATGCTGACGCTAACGGATACCGGCGGCGTGGGAATCGTTCGTCGTCAATCGTCGGGCAACCTTGCGACGTGCTTCGGGCGTGCTAGCAGCGTCTCACGATCATCCACCGAGCGACCTTACAACGATCAATCTATCTTACTATCAAACAATCCTACAAGCGTCATCAACAATCCTCATGCGCCGTTTATGAACTTAAGGAACTGTAAGTTCAACATGGTACTAGTTATATGCGTAGTTCTCGTGTTCATGATGGGACATAGGTTCGTGGTGGACATGAGAGAACGTATGTTTGCAAGAATCGTGAGGGGACATAAGTTCGTTATAGAGTTTATATTCTTTATGGTCGTAAGGAACGATGATAAATTCGGTATCATAGAGAAATCTATGTTTCGTGTGTGCGTTATGTACGCAAGGAACAATGATAAATTCGGTATCGTAGAGAAATCTATGTTTCATGTGTACGTAAGGAACGATAATGACGTAAGATTTAACAAGAACGTTATGGAATGTATGAACGTTGACGGGCGCATACATGCAAAGGCCGCCGTGCCGTCTAGCTGGATGCGCTCTTTGCCGACGACGGTGGGCGTGAGGGGTATTGCTAGCGCACTCACCAGCCGGTACTAGCCGTTGCGTCACGAGCACGGCAGCCTATTCAGTTTCCGGGGGCGTGGGTAAGGAGGCGAACCCACGCCCCGTACACAAGGAGGAGAGCCGGTTACGGGCCCCGGGTTGGCGGGTGCTCTGTAGTAACGATGCAGCAAACCCGGCCCGGGCGTCACTCCGGCACGGTTTCCCTAGCATGGGTTGGGCCTACCCATGCGTACCGCCGCACATCCCGCTTCACATGCCTAAGCCAGCGGGACGAATCGAATCATAATCCCTCCCTACAAACAAATACCTTCTCTCCCTCACAAAAATCAACCTCCCACCGTCCACCGACTGTGAGCAACATCCCCATGACTCTGAACACTGTCGGCCCTGCCCAATCTCGCAGGTAGACCCTCACGGTTTGCTGCTCTACCCTTCGCAACTCCCCTCCCATAGGCACAATCTTCTCCCGCCGAATGACACCCACCGACTGCACCAAGTGAGAGTATGGCTCCCGAGCAAGGAACCACAAAAGCCTGTCCATTAATACTCCTCCGGCAGAAGAACCGTAGTCACACTTCGGTCCGCCTCGGTTATGATCCAAATGCGGACACCGGATTGAAGCGTGTAAGCCGAAAAAATCCTGAGGCGTCGCCCAAGGGCGTATTCGTTTTCACGAGCGTCCTCGGGGTCCAGGTCACCCCAGTCCCCTTGGGTATGCTTCAATAAATACTCAAGGGGGCTCTCCCCGGCCTCCATAAACGCGGCCAGAGCCCCGGGGTTGCCACTAGCTTCCCAAAACTGAAAAGCTCAGTCATCGTGCCTCCTTCTCAATCGCATCCCACCCGGTGCGCCCAGAGGGTTCGACGTACTTCACGCCCAAGGCACTTAGGATGCCCCTTTCACCGCTGGCAACTCTCTCGCCAGTCTCGCGGTGAAAGAGGCCGTACTGGTTCAAGAGTAATCCCTTCCGCTTGGCAATGGCCCGGCAAGCAATATTCCACTCCGCCGAGCCGGTCATTGTCAGGACCATGCTCTCAAATTCCGGCACGGTCCTGGCCCTGCCAATATCGATCTGGAAACCGTCCCTGATGACAATGGCCCCCTTCCTCAGCGTCCCGGCCTTCGTAAGAGGGTCACACCCGAGACGCTCGAGGATTTCCTTCCAAGCAAAATCATCAGGGACCAACAAGGCGATGTCGCCATCGCCACAGGTGGGCTTCTGGCGGCGATATGACCCGCAGACCTCATATCGCTCCGCCAGGTCACTTATCTCAGCGATGAGCGTACCAATGATCCGGCCGGATTCCTCACGTGGAATCCGGCCGTTACCACTAAGCTTACCACCCATAGCTCAACTTCTATCAGCCGAGGCTTCCTCATCCCCTTGGAGGTCCGCCTCGCACTCTTCCCGGGCGCGCCGAATGGCAGCCTGGTATTCCTCCCAGGCACGCCGTTTAGCGGCCCGGTATCTCTCCAAGGCACGCCGCTCGGCGGCCTTGTATTTCTTCAAAGCGGCTTTTTGTGTCTGTGTGTCACTCATTTTTTCCTACTCCTTTCTTTTTCCTCTTGTTTTCTCAAGGCTCCTGCCCTAGTGGATGCCCCGGAAGCTACTGGGTTACTTCCGGCTACTCCCTTCTTGTTCACCCAGTTGGGATAGCATCCACCAGAGCAGCTAACTCTTTCCTCTAAAAACCCCACCCGCCCTGGTCAACGATTCCCAGAAGGTCGCCATTTGTCTCGGCTCCTGTGTCAACGATGACTCCTGGTTCCTGTGGGGCCTGAGATGGGGTATACTCTTCATCCCCCCACCTCAGTTGAGAAAAAACCCGCTCCTCGTTCAGGGCCTCCATCTCGGCCCTGAACGCCGCAGCCCCGGTGAGAGGGAAACCGTACATTTCCCTCTCTTTATCTGTCATCTTGCGCTTTACTAAATTTCTTCCCCTTGTAGTGGTTCTCCACCTTGCCATTTCTCTGCTCCTTCCTTTAAGGTGAAAGTAAGGTGTAAGTGTGTTAAGGTAAATGTTAAGGTAAATGTTAAGGTTGATTATATGATACCACATTTTCGCCAAGATGTCAAGGGGTGCGTGAAAATTTTAAGGTTTGTGTGATGGCATCACGTGACTGCTCTCACGGCTAGAGACGTGGGCTTCTAGGGACAATGCCCAGACTACACAGTCAAAACATTGATTGCAGCGTTTAGATCACGAGCAATTTCCAGACCGCAATAAAGAAAAAAGACTTGCCACCGTATTACATCACCCTCCCTGACTACTGCTCTCCGCAGCCCACACCCCTCCGGCGGCAAGCCTTTCTCTGTCGCTGATCAGATCAGGCCCAGGTAAAGCAGCCAACTCTTGCAGCCGTGTTCGCACACCCCATCGGGCTCGACGGGGAAGCAACCATCAGTAGCCTCGCACACACCCTGCATGAGCCATTCCATCAGTTGCTCAGTCGGCGGACATTCGACCTTATCGGTCCTTGGCTCGTCAGTTTGCATCTCTACTCATCTCCTTTCTTTATCATCAGTGTCATCAATGTCGCAAGTATCTGGAATACCGAGGACGTTGCCAGCCAGTGCATACCCAGGTTCGATACGTGATGTACCTGCGGTATCGGGGACTCCAATATTTCCGATACTGGACATAGCATCGCCCTCCACCTTGTGCAGCAGTGTCTGAAGTCAGGGTTATCCAAATCGCTACCGCCAGAAGGATTGCCCAGACAAGGAGCAAGAGCTTATTCTTCTTATCCAACATTTTCTTAGCTTCCTTTCTTCTCTTCGACGAAAAGCCCCCTGCTTAAGCGGGAAGAGCAATCACCTCGTACCACGTGGTGGGAACCGCGATATCTCATACCCAGTACATCGCCAGTCTGGAAGGGAAACCTCAAGACATTTCCCAAGAGAGACTTAAAGGGATCTCCTTAGCTCCTCTAGCTCCTCCCAACAGTCAAGACAGTACGTGGCCAGCCAAGGACTGGTGTCCATCTCCGGTCCCTCTGCGACCTCAGTGATGGTCGCGCCCGTGATTGCCACGCACTGCTCACCGTACTCAAATTGTCTCCCACACCCGTCACAAAAGGTATCTGACATCATAGTCTCCATGAGTCGTAAATGGCCTTGGCCCTCAGATGTCCCAACCGCTCTAAAAAGCGGTTCGCCTCCGAGGGTTTCATATCGGCCAGGATTTCATTGACCGTTTCTGCTGGCATCTCCAGCATTTCCCGGTCAATGATCTCTTGCTGCTTAGAAACGAAATCATTCACTGACAAGTCGCAGAAGTTGCAATCCTGCGTCATGGCCTCTCACACTCACTAGGGGACTTATCAGGGCGCATCCGGACGTACCGAGGATACAGAAGCGCACCCGACGGCATCACGGCGTTTGCCCTGACTTCCATCACGTGCCCGACTAGGCGCTCCATCTCCTCTGCTGGGCCAGATAGAGGGGCGACCCCGACCTCTACACCGTCGGCCCAACCATAGGCCAGGCGACGATGGGTTGGGTTCATTTTCTCCGACGGGGGTAAAACCCGAAGGACTACAATATCATAGGTCTCTAGAGCCCACTTCCTCTTGAGCCAACGGACAGTCCGCTTACCGCTCTCATAGTAGGTGTGGCATACACCCTTCACGACGATCATCGCAAACCTCTGACGTCCGAGCGTCAGTATCCTCCACGGAATGATGAAAGAATTCCTCTCTCATGCCATCACCTACTACAGCGGTCACACGCCGGATCGTACCCATCATGCTTGTTACCGCACGAGCACCGCTCTGTCAACCGGGCGTACCATTGACCCCAGTACCTATGCAGCGGATGCTCCTCCAAGCTCGCTTCCTCATCTACCAGTATGTGAGGGGGATGGATGAACACATCCCAGCCACCACAGAATGGGAGAAGCGTCACCGTAAGTCCGCGTGCCTTGGCAGCAGACTTGATCCGTTGCAGCTCGCAGAAGTTGCAATGCATCTAAGCCTCCTGTTTCGATGCGCTCCTCAAGATTCTACGGCATCGAGAACACGTGACGCAGCCATGTTTGTCAAAATCCCACGACAGCCCGTATCTTATTCCGCACAGGGTGCGGTTACCGTCGCCTTGCACGTGGACAACGGCATAGCCGTTCCGGATCGCCATCTCCCTACTCCAACATACCCACTTACCATCAGTGGATGGCTCTATTTCTCTAATCCAATCCTTCATGGCCTCTCACACTCCTCGGGCATTTTGTCCGGTCGCATTCTAACGAAACGAGGATACAGGAGCGCACCCGACGGCATCACGGCATTGGCTTTGACCTCCATCACTTGCCCAACTAGCTCCTTCATCTCCTCTGCCTGCCCGGACATGGGAGCGACACCGACCTCCTTACCATCTGCCCACCCATAAGCCAAGCGTCGGTGAGAGGGGTCCATTTTCTCTGAGGGAGGTAAAGTCCGCAGGATCACAACGTCGTAGGTCTCAAGCTCCCATTTCCTCTTGAGCCAGCGAACCGTTCGCTTGCCGCTCTCATAGAGGGAATCGCGCCGCTTAAACACGACACCCTCCTCACCACGTCCATTGAGGGCAGCCAGCCACGCATCAAGGGGAACGTCTCTTGGCTTTGTCTCTACAGCCTCCACACGGCTGTCATCCATCCTCTCGACGATAAACTGGGCCAAATGCCAGCGGTTGGCAAACGGGGTGTCCATAACACTTTCCCCATTGACGAACATTACATCCAGCACTACCAGCTTTAGGCCCTCTGGGTGCTCAGCCCTGAAGTGGGCTACGACATCCCAGCCACCGTTGCGGTTTTTGCGTTCGCACTGACAGGCGGCCAAATCGCCAATGACCAACTCGCAGTCCAACATGGTTCCGACTGCAAGTGGCAAGTTGCGAAAAACCTTCTCCGCGCTCATCATCCGTTTGCCGGCGCGGGAGAACATTTCCACCGTTCCGCACGGTTGGCGAACCACTAAGCATCTGTGTCCGTCAACCTTCACGGTTGCCACCCAGTCTGGACTGCCGAAGACCTCAGCCTCGTATTTATCGCTCCACCTGGCGGGGAGCATTGGCTTATGGAAAGGTATTCTATCCATCATCTCACACTAGGAGTCCAAACCTCCCCTTTTTAACTAGCACGGGGGGCAGGGGCAAGGGAAGGCCGCCCGCCCCCCCCTAAAGGAGTAGAAAAGCCGGTTACGGGCCCTACCCTTCACGGTGGGAAGGCGTCACTCCGGCGCGGTTACCCAGCGGGTACTCCCGTTTCCCCGCTATCCGCCGACTCATATTGCAAGGTCAGCAAGAGGGGACCCGGCTAATAAGCCGGCCTCCTCTGTAAATGAGGTAGCCATGCCCCTCAATGGCAGGCCATCCTCTCTGGACTGCCTCGCGGTCCTCTCTCACCCGCTGGGCCACCTGCACCCTTGCTTCATCGAGGGTGTCTACCTCAGCCACCAACTCACCGTTGCTCTTGTAAACTTTAACCTTCTTGTGCCTCATTTCTCCTACTCCTTTCTGTGTCATATATAAAGGTGGTATGTTAAGGTTGATTATATGATACCACATTTTACCCTTTTTGTCAAGGGGGTACGGAAATTTTAAGGTTGGCTAGGCGTAAATAATCTACCAAGTCAACCTAACAGCGCAAGCGTCCCTCCGTTACAGATACCACTGTTACAACTACAAAGTTACAAATCCAAAGGCCCAGGATGATGCCTTGCCCTCTGACCGTAACATTGTCGGGAATCTCTGTTCTGCAAATACCATAAGCAACGTAAAGATAGAAAGCAATACTATCTCACGTACACATTGTCTATGCCAGAAGAAAGTGTATAGAATAACAACTTGTTCGCTACGAAAGCTCTATAGAAGATACGAGGAGAGGAATAGATTTTGAATTGCAGGTAACGGGCAGGTATACGAAGTGGTCATTGCGGGTCTTCTGGCGACCGTCAACATACTGCGTGAAGCCAACGCGTCGTGGACATATCGTGAGGCCCCGATTGCGGTTTAGAATCCTCACCTGACGCTTCAGTCCATTAGCTGTCCTTTCACTGCGCATCTGGCCGCATACCGCCCATCCCAATAGGGTGGACGGTACGTAGTGAAGGCATACTCAAACTCTCCTTGCAGCCCCATCAGCCCCAGCAATTCGGCAGGCACAGGCCGCATCAACTCTCCGTCCGATGTGAACACTGATCGATCCTCCCCCTCTTCCTCCACCGTCCATCCCCTTACCCGGCCGTATCCTCGCCGCCGTTTCTTGCCAATGCTGCCTATCACGGTCAAAATCCCCTCGATTTCCTCCTTGATGCCTTGGACGTACCAGATCAAGGAATCAGTGATGATGGTCTGGAAAGGCAAGTACTTGGAGGCGAATTCCTTTTTGGCAGTGTAGATTCGTTTGTGCTGAGGTTTCACATAACGGTTCACTTGCTCGAAATTGATACGGCGAGTGAAATGTACCAGGTCATACTCATACTCAGCGGGGATAGCCCAAGAGGAACAATAGACCCACAACCCATGTTCCTGGCCGTGCCCCCACACAGCCAGAGGCAGAAAATGACCATCGTCTGAAGGAATTTTCCACCCTTTTTCCTTAAAGATGCGGTGGGTTTTTTCCTTGCCGTGGCGCTTCAACATCCGGCGGTAATTACGACGATGACGGCTTCGCTCCCGATATTCGGGGTCCTCAATGATAGCAGATGCCAGAATACCGTCCAATGGTTGCCACCGGTCGAATATAACCGGGGCCATCAGTTCGGCCCGTACGACCAAGTTCTTATAACCCTCATTATCCATTCTGAGCCTCCTTACAGCGATCTCCATCTCGCTGTCGGGTTCTGCGCTTTACGCTGCCGTCGGCGTTCGACTGCCATCTGACCAGTGCGGCGACGTGATTCTTTATAGGCCTCTGTCTGAACGAAAACAAGACCGGAAAACCCCGGTGGATAGTGGCGAGTGACGGTGCGGGGGCTAACGCCAAGAATGTTTGCGGTTTCAACCAGAGTATGACCACTGAAACGCAGATCGATTATCGCTTGTTCAGCATTACGGTAACCCAATCGCCGTGCTGCCAGCTCGATCTTTGAGGGTCTCGAACTGGCAGCATCACGCAAACGGCGGTGATCCTCAATACCCAATCCCTTCCGCCACAAGTACACCTGTGACCGAGAGACGCCCAATGCCCCGGCAATAGTCCCCCAGGTGCACCCCTGCTCACGCATAACTACTATCACATCGCGCAGGGGTTCACCGAATTCGGCCTCTATCCTCTCGGCAGCGTTCACATCCCCCCCAACGCCTGCTCAATCTGCTCTTTATGAGAGAGCAGGTGTTCTATTGCCTTCTCCATTGTTTCTACTGCCAACGGGTGTTCCACCTTACCTGGTCCAACAAGCTGATATTGATGCAAATCCAATTTGACCCGCCCGAAGCCACGACTGCCTCGTCCACCGATCTTTGGCCGCTCGTAGAAATAGCCCAAGCCACCGAAGAAGACGCCGAGTTCGACATCCGTCGGATTACGCAGTGTGAACCCGACGGAAAACATTGTCCCTTGCGCCAATGCCTCATAGCCATAGCGCATAGACATCGGGCGGCCCGCCTCGTTGGCCTCACCACGTTCGGCTCGGCTCGCCTGTTCCCGTTGCCATGCAGCCAGAGTGTCGGGCGCAATATACGCCTGCCAATCCCGGTTCTTCTTGTCATCGCGGCGGGTGAAATAGACTTCTTGCAGCAGGTCCTCGATATGCCATTGACCAGCCATCTCCCACAAACCCTCTGGCAAAGCAGATTTCAACTCGACGCACACCGGCACCCAGCGGTCTACGTCAATCCGCCCCCCCAGGATACGGTTGCCGACACTCGCCCCGAAGAGCGAAACGACCGGGAACAGCTTCCGGAGTTCGTGCTCTTCATAGAGGTCCACATACTTGGCACTGCCGGCCGCCACCAAAGCACCGCCGCCGGTTAAGAGGTCAAAGGCCCGCAAGTCTTCAAATTGAGTGAACTCAATCTGATCCAGACACCAAAACGCACACTGGTCACGCAGGATACCGGCGATAGCGTTGGCCGAGATGACGGGCATATACTCAAAGTGGTCATCAACACGTATTTTCTCCCGATGGAACTCGGTCACCGTTCCACCTGTGCGTTCGCCCCCGTGAATTACTGGCTCCAGGGCTTCCGCCGTGCCCTCAATACGGATCATGTTTCTCTTAGTCATTGTAATCTCCTTTCCCTTCTAATTCCTCCCGACGCTTGTCACGATACAAGCGCAGGAGCATGATTAGCACCGGCAGATTATCTCGCAACTGCCGAACAATGCGCCGCTGATTTTCCTCTGGCAAAGCCAACAATCGAGCGATCTCGGCTCGCTCATCGGTGTTAGTGCCAACGTTCGGCAAATCCAAAGACCGCGCTATATGGGACAGGAATCCTTCCAATCCCCGCCCCATCCGCGCCGCTGCCCGCACCCGGTCAGAGAAGATAGACCAGATGCGCCGGGCGTAAATTCGCCAGTTCGTGCGCGACCCATACCACACACCACGCCACAGGATTACCAATAAACGCCAGGCATCGTAATATTGCTCGACATCTAACCCCGGCGCCAATCCCGTCAATTCCTCACGCATATCATTCATTTCTTTCCCCTTTCTCCCATACGCGGGCGACATAGCGCATGATAGGCAAGCCGCCGACAATTATGATGGCTTCGCTCGCAGCCACGCTGACAAAAAGTGGCCAAAAGGGTGTGGCCAATACGAAAGAGAGCATAAGAGCCACTGCCGCACCGGTGGTGAGGGCATAGCAGACGGCTCCACCCCAGGGCCAGCGTCGCCCGATCCACCAAGCCAGTAGCCCGCCGAGGCCATCTGTGAATGGCATCCAGACCAACTCCCAGACTCCGACATAGGGGCTGGTCAAGTTGGCCAGGATAGTGCCCAACACGATGCCAGGGATGGCCACCGGTTGCCATAAGACCAGACCTTTTAGCACTTCGCTGATACGGAACTGCAACGGTCCATAGCTCAGTGGGGCCAGGGCCACTGTGAAGACTGCATAGAGAGCGGCGATGAGAGCTGCGTATACGATAATACGAGTCTGTTTCACTTTGATCCTTCCTTAGTCCAAACATATTGCGCCAGATCGAGATATGGCGTCCCCAACCAGGGCTGGAGAATCCCACGCAGTCGCACGAATTCAGCAGGGTTCTCCCAGCGCGTCAGAAATTTGCTGTTGTAATCATCATTCTGGATTTCCTTCCACGAGTGAAATTTTCGCAACTGGTGAGCTGCCTCCACAACTGCTAGCCAATCACAGTCAATGTCAATCGTCACCGTTTCAAACCGCACCCGCCGTACTGGATTACCCGCCAGATTCAGCGGAGCCCACAATGCCAGGTGCTTCCGCTTCATAGTGGTAATCAAATAATATCCGTCCTCGCTCGGTGGGGACTCTAAATGTTCCTGCAACAGCGGTCCCACATCAGCTTTAGTCAGCGACTGCGCCCCAGCCGCTGTCAACCACCATGATGACCGCCGCAAATCCTGACGACCGAAGTACCACACACAAGCGTCACAAGCATAATCGCCTCTGGGGACACGCAGGGCGGCATAATCGGTGAACGTCTTGCGCAGCACTTTATCAACAGGTGTACCAGTCACCATTGGCAAACCGCAGACCGCACAAATCTGTCTGCCAAGCTTCACCTGATTCCCCTCAATATTTGAGAAAAACCAACGAGTTGTGAACGTTGATTCCATCATCCACCCTTGCGATTTCTACTGCCACCCTTGCGTTCTCCACCGCCAATTCCCGCCAAGGGCGGTCGAATCGTTCACGTCCCCCATCCCGACGCCACAGCCACCCGTCTTGGGCATCGGTATAATAAGCGATGGAATCTATGCTATCAAAGCACCCCAGGTCGCGCCAATCCATCACATCCTCCGGCGACCACCCTGCACCCAGATTGTGCAACCACGCCGCACCCGTGATTTCACGTACTATCGTGCAGGCTTCCACGATACCACCACTCTCAGTAGCGGTCAGCGACGGGTTGGAGATAGCCACGAATCGAGGTCGCCAGGCTGCGTAATACTGAGCCTGACGCATAGCAGAATAAATATCAATCCGCTTTCGCTTTGGAAACTGAATCACCGGCACAATCGGCAATCCAACATTCTCCTGCCACCACTGCCAATTGCGTATCGTCTGTGAGGGGTTCAGAAAAACATCAGGGGCGATGCAGTGATAGTCAGGCTGCTTGACATAGGGGCGATAATGGCTGGCCAGGCTTTGCATGTGCCGTATCCCAATCCGTGCTCCCCGTTCTGCCAACCCGAACGCCCCCGAATCCAGTATCACGAACCTACCCTCTGCTGGCGGTTCTGGTTGGCAGGGAAAAGCGTACAAACGATGGAACCATAGCATCTCCCTGCTCATTTTAGGAAAATGAGGGCATACGAAAATCATCAACTATTAGCCTCTCAAGACTTGCCTGTTTGACATAACGTGGGGCGGGGGATATTTACTTTGGGTGTTGATTTGTCCCCTTCCTTAAGGGAAAAAGGGCGATGTTGGCTCGCGTAGCGTTGAACTTCTTGCGAAGCGCCAGCGAAGCAAGAAGTTCAACCTGCATCATGGAACAAGATTTCTTTTCATGTTTTTCTACGTTGCAAATGGCGATAGTTTTGCGCATCTGGTGATAGATTTATTCCGATAGCTTTTTAAGTATTCTGGCGGATAGATACCAATCGTGCTGGTTCCGTTTCCGTCCTGGGCGACCGGGATAGCTATGAAGCAACCCAGCTCGTTTCAGAATTGCGATGTGGCGGTGAACTGTTGGTATGCTAAGATTGCCATTCTTGCTCACAAACTCTGCCAGAGACTGATTGTCGTTTTGAATTTTCAGGGTTTTGGAATCAGCGTGCGCTGCCAGCACCGCCAGCGTCTTAACCGCCGGTCCGATTTCTCCGAGCTTTTCGTTTTGTATTGGTCCGCAACGCCACAGAATCGAATCTTGGTTGTTGTCTTTTTCGGTGTTCAGGACTATGTTCACTGTGATAATCTCCAGTCCACCTAGCTGAATCGCTCTATCGATCCATCCCAACCTTTCGAGGTTAGTTAGCTGAGCCTTGACAGTTCGTGTATCCCATCCGAGAAATTTGCGAAGAGCCTGCACTCCCCACCAGCAGACTGGATTGGTGTTTCTGCATTGTACCGCGAGGAAAACGAGTAGTGCAAGCTGCCTGTTTCCTAGCGTCTGGGACGCTTTCTGTATGTTGTGTCTGTGCAGCAAAACGATGTGAGATAACCCTGGAATTCTTTTTGACATCTTGGTGGCTCCTGATTGCGCCCCCGGGCGGGACGGGCCAGGAGCCACCCAAAAACCCGACCCCACCTGGGAGCGCCTTACCCCCAAGGGACCAGACCCAACGGGGGCCAACCGAAAGCCCGGTCCCTAGGGGGGTGCTGGTAGTTGTCACTATTGTTCTCTTGCCCGGCGGGTCAAAAGCCCGAAGGCAGTCTATAATCCAGGTCCGAAGCCTCACCGCCGGCACTGACAACACATCCTGCGTTGAAGAAAGCTTCTTTAGAAATAGCAATAAAGGCACTGCTATGATCATGGTTCCAGGTAACAGGCCACTTTTTGTCGAAGATTCCATGCGACCTCGCTATATCCAAATCAATGAAAAACCATGCCCCGAAGGTATTGTCGTCCTTAGCCCAGGCATATAGATACCACCTGGCGAAACCTTGTTGTAGCTTGGCAACTTCGGTTGTCATACCGCTCGGGCGTGTATGCCTAAATGTGAGATCACCATATTTTTGCCAATATTGCCACCTTCTAACGCGGCAGGCTATCTCGCCGCTGGATACGGTGACAATATAGTCGGTGGCTCTGCATTGATCATCCGAAGCGTTAGCTACCGAGACATCAATAATGTCGCCCGCCACCTTGCGCACCACACGCTTAATTTCGGGCAAATATCTATCTGCCCATTTCTTGTCCGCTGTCCAACTCCTCAAACTTCATTTCCCCAGACGATGAAGCCTGCCCGTTCCTTCCTGGCGAACATCTCCAGTCGTGGCTCTGGGCTGGCCTGCACAACACGCTCATAGAATATATCAGGTTTTTCAGAATGGCGCGTGCGTGGGGCTGGAAAATCTAACCTGAGCCCCAACTGGTTCAACTTGAGTGACCCTACGCGCCCGAACAGAACATGCTCAGTAGAATACATCCACGAGTAGGGTGTGATCCCCACGTTCTTGACCCACGTCATCACGCATTGATACCTCACACCCCACTTGCTGAAAAGCTCAAGGCCGGCGGGGAGATATTTATGCGTTACCCACAAGTAGACATGGCAACCGTTCTCGTCGGCCAGGTCTGGTATAGGCAATTCTGCAATCTCATCCAGGGTCATCGTCGGGTAATCCAAAACCGGTCCCTGCTGTGGTCTGACCTTGCGCTCTATTTTGTCCATTGGCCACGGTGGATCAATGACGATGCAGCGATACTTCCCCCCTGGTATCGGCGGGGCTTCTACCTGCTGATTGCGGTGCAATTCACGCTTGACTTGCGTGAGACTTCTTTCCCCCGCTACCAATTCCGCAACCAACTCGGGTGCTTCGGGCGCAATTTCCGCAATCTCTTTCACGTCCTTTTTCGGGATATGAACCTGGCCCGACAGGATGGCCTGGCGTGCTTCTGGCCCGACCACCTCAGCAATCCTATCCACAGACCGGGCAAATTCGGCGTCACGTATTACAGTCTGCCAGTGCGTGCCTGTTTGCTGCGCTATACGCTTGGATGTCTCGCCAATAATTCTATCATTTTGATAGGATTTTTGGGGCCTACCGACGCCTTTCTTCTCATTCTCATACCATTTCCCTCTCAGGTAGCTTGCTTGCTGTGGTGTGAGATTTCGCCGGCCTAACTGGTTGCGCACAATCCACAGCCTGGCAGCGTCACGGTCTGGCAAGTCAATCTCTATAGTATCATAATCCAGACCGTGCTTCTCTGCCACAAGCAAGCGGTTATGACCATCAAGCAAAATTCCCCGCCATGTTACCAGCGGGTCACGGATGCCCTCAGAAATAAGATTGCGCTCTAATTGCGCAAACTCTTCTTCCCTGATGGGCGGAATCAAGGACTTGAACTCAGGATCAACTATCAATGTCCTTGCCTTTCTGTCCAGACAGAAGCCCATTATCCGGCGCGCCAACTCACGTATCGCCACCTCAACAACCCCCGTCTTCGGTATCCCCAGGTGGGCGGATAGGCGCTCAATCAGTTGTTGCGCCCTCTCTGTTAGCCTGAAACTACACGGGTATTTTTCTTCATGCCCGTATCGTATCACACAATACACGATTTGTCAAACGAACCTTAAAATTTTCCCAACCCCTTGACAAAAATGATATTATATGCTATAATATTTGTAGAAAGACAAGGAGGCGTTAGAATGGCATTAGAAATTATTCTCAAGGTCGAAGCCCGATATAGCCACCGATGCATGATTGGCGACGGTAGAATCGTCGAAGTCGTCGAAGATGGCCAAACCCGCAAGCCAAGGAATGATAGCTTCAGGTTTGCTATAGCCTTCCTGAAGGATTCCGACTTTGAACCCGCCGGCCAGCCGGTACAGATCGGTCGCGCTGGATATTTCAAAACCTACAAGTATACCTACCGCAAGCCCGGCGTCTATGTCCAGTCCGAACACGGGCAATGGGCGGCTGCCTACCCCGTTGAGGGCGGGTGGAAGGTGCGCAAGAAGGGTGAGCAGGTGGAAACCTTCTACCGCACCCGACACGAGGCACTGAAAGCTGTAGATAACCACGTTGGGGTGAACCAGGACTACCTGGAACAGTTGCGCAAGGAAGGCATGGTTGGGGAGAAGGGCAGCGTCAAAAGTCGCAGAGGTCGTCCCCCAATCTCCCCAAACGCCCAGACCGTAGCTATCAGCATCACGGTCACTCAAAAGCACTTGGATTTCCTGCGCAGGTATGGTTTCGGTAATGTCAGCCTCGGCGTTCGTCGGTTAGTTAATGAGGCTAAGGCCGGGCGGATTGACTCTAAGGCGGGATAAGTATAGCGCCGGGGCGTTAAACAACCCCGGCGCTACTTCTACATGCACGCTTCGCGCGGTATCAAAAACACCCAGGGAAACAAGCCTGGGTGTTTACACGTTATATCAACAAGCGGCGGGTTCTATCAGTCATAATCGCACGGTCATAATCGCATCTTCAGTAGTGATTACTGGGGTCACGTCCCGATTTCAAGACATTCTCCTTTTAGCCTCTCGGCAACATCTACGCTATCACCTGTTTCTTTCTTTCCCTACCTGATTCCGCTCAACACGACAATTAGCACACAGCGTTACCTCATCACAGATGCTTCACAACGGCGGGGGTTGTTGAAGCCAATGTTTCGGCTGGGCTTTCACTATCTCTACGTAGTTTGGTTCCTTCTCGATACCCAGAACCTCTTCCCAACCCACAAGGTGGCGAGCCATCTGCATAGAGCGATTGGTTTCACGATCTTCGTATGGCGGATCGCAAAGCAGAGCATGGAATTTCGGCCCATTGTAGTCAGCAGCCCAATCAAGCACGTCTTGACAGAAGATTTCCCACGTCGGCTAAAATCCCCAGAAGTGTAACCATACCCATCATGGCGTTACGGTCCCCAACGTGAAGTGCGCAGAGCATCTACCCATCTGCCGTCGGTCGGCAGACCACCTCGCCGTTCTGCTGGCGGGTGCTTGTCACTACTATCAAATACCCGATACAATTTGATTTCAGCTTGCCCCCCGGAAATCCCGAATGCACTATACGCATATCCCCAGCAGTCTATCAGGTGGTCAGGCCCCTTATCAGGCAGTTCCCCCTTTGGATTACCGGCCTTGTCCATCTTGAGCTTCAGTGTCTCCAACTCACGAATGAGCGGCCAACATGAATCGGGGTCAATCCATACCCCTGTCTGTCCCTCGCGGTAATTGCCGTTCAGCCACTTGCGGATAAGGCTAACACGCTCTTCCACCCCTATGCCGATGGGAGATACCCTGAGGCCCATCTTATTCAGCTCGTCTATCTCGCGGGGAGCGCGTTCGTCACAGTAACACTGGAGATCATAAGGCAACCTGTATTTGGCGAACTTAGCCTGCACGAGGGGCACCAAGTCCCGTAGGTCGAGTTCTCTTTCATAGATGCAGTCAAAAAGAAAAAGATTGTCCCGTTTATCTCTAGCGACGAACAGCACAGCCAAGGGATCGGCCCATCCCATGTCCATCGTGACGGTAATTTCCAGTGCCCGACGTTGTGAATCGTCATTTAGTCGCTCACGCCATATTGCCACCTGGGATGGATCGCAATGAACATCCTGGGAGAACGCGGCAAAAACCAAACCTTTCCGACCCGGTTTTAAACAGCGATACTGGGCATCAAATAAGTCCCAATCCGTCGTGACGAATTTCGTCCAGATGTCCTCTAGAGAAAGGAAACCGTCGCTAGCCCTAAGTTTCCCGTCGGGGTGACGCTCCGGGTCCTCGTGGCAAATGTCATACCAGCTCTCTTCTTCCCCTTCCTTTATCCTGATGACCCGTTTGCACTGTTCACAGTCAGGCAGAGTACACCGCTGTCCGGCCTCGAAAACGCACCAGGTGTAAGTCCTGAAGGGCCAGCTTGGTTCCCTCGGTTTTTCCACCAAGAGCCGAAACATATTACCAGTAGCGAACTTTCGTGTGCTGGATAGAATCTGTACAGCCTTATAACCGTGTTTACTCTGCGCCATACAGTATGCTTCCTGCAATATGTCCCAGCTCATCAATTCCACCTCATCGCACACAACGCATAGGGGGTGGGGCGAATTGCAACCGGCCATGCTTCCCGTCAAGACTTGTATGTTGGAACCATTGCGATATAGTGTCTTGCTCTTGATACTGAACACTACATCCATGCTGAACCAATCCAGGCTGCCGAGGGAACGAATATAGTCATAGCACTTATTTGCTTGTTCCTTCACAGCACCCACACTTGCTATCTCATAGAGAGGTTTATGGATAGCGTTGAGATGGTCCAAAATAGCAATGTTCTGTGTCTTGCCTCCAGAGCGCGAGGCAAAAACCAGAACATTGCATTCTCGTTCAAAAAACACATCTACTATGAAGGAAAATGGGGCGACATGATTCTGACACACCGCTCGGCGCGGAACATGGTATCCCAGATATGCCCTGATGTACTCATGAAGATCGTCGTCCCCACGAGGTACAGTGTGCGCATCCGCTAACCTTATTTCACGCTTTATAGTATCAGGCAATATCATCTTCTGTCTGGACAGAATTCGTCTCCAACAGTAATTCTTGCCGCGCCAACCGTTTTAGTTGTTCAGGGTCTTGAACTAACTCTAACATCTCCTGGAACGCAGGATGCTGTCCCAGAAGGGCAATGACCTTGTCGCCGAGGTCGATCTCCCGCCGCTCCACACTGGCCAGCCGTATGTCTGCACGGGCTGGCTCTCTGTCAAGAATCCCCAGGTCCATCTGGAGGCTGGCAATGTCCTTTGCCATGTTGAAACAATCCTTTATCTCAGCACGCAGAGTGCTAAGGAAGGAGGGCTTCCTATCACTATTTTGCTGTTCTCTCTCTACTTGTACCATGTCCGTCAGGCGCGAGAATTGGATGAGATACAGTGTCTCCATCTCGGTGAGCGCGTCCAGGTGCTCTTTAGCTTTCTCGCGCAGCTTCTGGATGTACTCTGGCGGATTACCAGACAGATCAATGGCCCGTGCTTGCACAGGATCGGGGGTGAGGACATCTTTCATTGAAGCGTCATTGACATACCGTCTCAGTGCCTGCTCAAGCGAGCGCCGCTTGAGATTGACGAGTTCCCCGCGCTCCTCTTGGATAAACCGTGCTATCATCCCCAAACTCTGGCCAGCACGGATAAGAGCGTGTACCTCCTCAAGGCATTTCAGGTTCCTGATCTTCGTGTGCGCGGTGTCTTTTCTTCTCACAAAAGCAGTATACCAGAGAAAGCACAATATGTCAAAGAAGCCTACCGCAGCATCCAAGGGTCTTTCAGTATCCTCTATCGGATCGTGGGCTCTGTAACGACAGTCTCGCCCAAATCGCTTTCACGGCGTTCTCCGGGCCAAGTAACTCCAGAAAAACAGCCCCATTGCGCCACCCGTCCTCCACGAGGTTCACTACCGACGCGGTGAACCCCTTAAACGTCACTCTCTTGAGCATTACTCATCCCCTCTAAAATGCCAGAAACCTCACTTGGAGGTTTCTGGAATAGAATATGATGTTGGTGAAAGTATACCACATTTAGTTCATTTTGTCAAGGCAATTGAACAGATTCTCAACCACCTTTGTCTTCACCAGGAATCCAAGACCAGCCACCTGGGATTCTTTGCAACTCCCATCGCCAGAAATATTCAGCGGCTTCCTCAGCCCTAAGTGACTTCCTTGCCCACCCAGCCTCAAACACACGCCATAATACCCAAGGAATCAACCACGCCTCCCCTGGAGTTCTTGGTGTCCTAAAATTCAAAGCCAGATACGCTTGCCCATACCGCACATCTGTCACCAAGCTGAGCGTCTCACGCTGATGCTCAAGAATTTTTGAGAACTCAAAGACACCACTGCGCGTCGCCTTGCATTCAACGACAACGAAGCATCCTAGCCCATCCATGCAGAAAAAATCGGCCTTTTTCTGAACGGTGAATCTCTTCCCCCTAACATCAACGGGGTGGATAACGAGAGGATACATCCTCTCCAGCATCTTACCGATCTCAGTCTCGAAAGGTAGCTTACTCATCACTGCCTCTGAACCTGAAGAAGAAACCCGGCGAACCGCGCGCTCCACTCGCCAACAAGCAGACGGACGGTATCGGAGGCCCAGTCAGCATCATGTTTTCTCTGCACCCACAAAGCATAGAGGAACAAATCGTATATCTCGTTCAACCGCTTCATCAGTTGTCTCCTTCCAGTTCAGCCTATGCTAGGCATCGGCCTTGCGGTTGCAGAGTTCCTCTAAGGCGTGTCATAACCCTGTCCCAACGTCATCGGCATAATCATGTGGAGAAAAGAGACCGTGTCAGACAGGGGACGAAGAATAACAGGAGAGCTCGGCGCAGCGATCTCAAACACAACCTCGCTATTAAACACCTTAAGCGCCTCCAACAGGAACCCTGCATGTAACGCGAAGGTGATGCCGTCTCCCTCAACATCGGCTGACACCTCAGTAGAAGAAGTGTCAACCTCGCCAAGGGCCTCCACTTCCACGCCAGTCCCCACCACCTTGAGGACCACTGGTATGCGGTCCATCCCCCTAGTCGAGAACACGGAGACTGCCTTAACAGCGCGGTACAAATCGCCCGGGGCAGTAACGAACCTTGTCTTCCACCCAGGGGGAAGGTATTTCTTGTGCTCTGGGTAGGAATAGTCTAGCACACGGGAAGACAGCCTGAAGCACCCAACGTCGAAAGCCACTTGAGCATCCTCCAGGGTCATCTTGACCACCGCGTCGGGCTCCACGCGGAGGATACGCAGTAGCTCGGTGAAGGTCCTTGCAGGAATCAGGACCTTGATCTCATCAAGGTCCCACTCCGATCTGACGATAACCTCAGAGAGGCGGAAGCCATCGCTGGCTACAGCAGATATCTCCCTACCGCTGGTGGTGAACAACACCCCGGCGAGCACCGGGCGAATCTCATCCTTCGCGGCGGCAAAGACCACACGGTTTAGCAAGCCAAGCATCACCTCCGGTGCGAAATCCACAGACTCAGTGTCACTTTCAACGCTGGCAGCCATAGGGAATTCGTCTGGGGGGAACCCCCTAATGTGTGCCATATTACAGCCGGCCTCAATCGTCAACTCGTTTCCCTCGATCTCCAAGGTCAGCATCCCGTCCAGTGTAGCTATCAAATCTCGGAACAAGCGTGAGGGGACAGACAAGCCGCCGTCACCATCAATATCTGCCTCAACCCGGCAACTGATCGAAATATCGAGATCGGTGGCAGAGAGACGGAGGGTCTCGCCATCGCCCTCTATGAGAACATGTGACAAGACGGGCATGGTACTGCGGGCAGGAGTAGCCCGTGACACTATAGCAAGGCTCTCAGCAAGTTTGTCGCGCACAATTGAGCATTTCATCGAAAATCCAACCTGCGGAAACCCCCGACATATTGTCGGGGGAGGAGCAGGCTTCCCTCCTTTCCACCGAAGAGTGCGTTACTACCGACCCGCTTCAAGCAGGTCGGTCTTGACTTTCAAATCCCGTTGACTTCAATCCGTAGCGTGCGCCCGCCCTCAAGCCGTCGCAACTTCTTCCAACTGATGGAATGTGACAATACCTCGCCATTCAGTCTGCGCACATCAAAATAGCCGCTGGACCGCAACCCGTAGATAAAGCCCTCGCGCCCATCGGGTAATCGCACCCGATCACCGCGCCTGAACCCCTTTGCGCTGGCAATAGTGTTGCGGATGTGCGAGCGCGCACCCTTGAACAACTTGCGGTTTTGGCGGCGAGCGAATACACCCAGGTAACAAACTGGGACGCGCTGCTGCTCATGCCCGCCCGCAATCACAAAGGCGTCGTTAATGTGTGTCTTGGGCAAGCCCAAGGTCATCCGTTTCGCCTTGGTGATGTAGCCAAAGGTGACTGACCGCCTCAGATCAGCAGTTGCCCGCATTACATACGCCTTGAGGGTGTTGAACTGGGTTACATCCCGTAAGCTCTCCGGGGCTTTGAGTTCAAGCGGCTTCGCGCCGCTGTGATGATCCCGGTGACAAGTCTCGCACAGGGTGACCAAGTTGGCGGGGCGATCACTCCCGCCTTCTTTCCGTTGACGAAGGTGGTGGACGGTCAGCACTGGATCACCCGATTTGCCCTTGCACGCCCGACACTGATGCCGATCTCGCCACAAGACATACTCGCGCACATTTTGGAAACCGTACTGCTCGCCTTGCTGGTAGCCCACGCCTGCGACACTTGGATTGACCAATTTGTGCGGATCAAAATTGCCGATCTCAAATGACCAATAAGTCACCGGCAAGATACTCCCCACCAAGTTGATAACCTTGAGCGTTTCTTCTACTTTCGCCCGCACCGATGGGGGCAGTTCGTCTTTCCGCTTGCGGTTGAGAAAGCGGGGCGGGCGATAGCGAGTCTTGCGACCGCGCCGGGTGTGGCGGAACATCCGTCGCTTGGTGAGCAAACCGGAGATGTCTGTCCGCAATTTGAACTCGGCGGCGAACAGTTCCCGCCTATCGGAGACGACGGATACGCCCACGTGGACTGTGCCCAAATCCACGCCTGCTTTGAGGGGTTGGGTATAACCACTCTCACGGTCAAGCAGGCGGATGGTAAATGGCTCACGCCGGACGACTTTGGCGCGCCCCGAGCTGATCCAGCGACGCACCGCGCCGCAGCGTTTGGTAGGCATTAGAGGTCTACCGTTCTTGTCTTGTACGTAAACAAGCATCTTGAGAATCCTTTCGGATAAGTCAACCTTACGGCTGTTTGGTGCTCCTCGCCAATGTTGGAAGGGCTTGTTAGACCGGTAGCACCGTCCCTACCCCACAGGACTTTTAACCACCGGTGACAGTTGCCAGGAGCTGGAGCATTCACCCCTGGGTGTCGTGACCCAACCAACGTAGCCCGATAGCCTTACGGCCCTGGCTGAGGCTGGTCAACTTGGGGCTTGCGGGATGCCCCCACAAGCCCTCGACTTCTAGTCGGGGGTAGTTGACACTGCTGCCGGTCCATCAGAATTTCCTCGGCGGTCCAGCTTTCCATGGTAACCCCTCATACCAGTCCCTGACCGCCTTCTCCCCATATCGCTCACAAGCCAAGCGCCAGGCGTCCTCCCGACTCAGCCTGTGCTCCCTATGACAAAAACGGCAGACGACAAAACAATTGATCGCACAATGAATCAGTAACTTGTTCTCATACTTCCAGCCCCGCACATCTTCACGAGAGACAATACCCTCGTGAAGATCGGTGATGCCCCCACGGATACCACATACCTCACATCGCCAACCTCGCCTGGCAAGAAGACGCGATTTTAGTTGCCTTCTCTTCTCAGTGAGAAGGCGATTAAACGTCATCCTGTCCATAATCAGCTTTCACTCGCGTCCTGACGATGATCTCATCAAGCCACCTTTGCGTCTCACCACCCTCACCGATCACGGCAAATGCTGGATGCCACTTTCCACTATGCCAATAACCGAGCGTCTTGGTAGCAGGATCATAAGTTCGCATGAGCCTATCGGGACTGGGAACAGCAGGCTCAGTCTCCCCAGCGATCTCAGGAAGATACTCATCGAGAACTGGCCCGGGGTTTTCCTCAATTATCTCACCATCTCCACCGATCATCAAGATCTCACCAGTCCCCTCATCAACAACCTTACGGGGGAGTTTATCCTCATGCGCCCTGGCAAGAGCTATGAGGTGATTCATCCCTGCATTAGTCACAGCACTGTCAAAGAGCGCGTTCTGGAGATTCAGCGAGTAGTCGAAGATGCCATCGGCAATGGCCCCGCAACACCGCGTTACCTTGCTGATAGGGACCGCCACGATCCGGTCGAGCGTGAGGGCAGCTATCCACGCTCGTTTCTCTACGTTGCGCAGCATTACATCAGCGGCCCGCATCCACTCGTAGAACTTTTTTCGCTGCCGTTCCCACTCTACTTCATCGCAATCGCTGCAACAATGCTTCCGCACCCACCCCCAGAAGTCCTCTCCCGGGGCGAAACGCCGAAACTCTTCCCAATGAGCCCTGACAGTAGCCAGCATCAGTCCACGCTGCCACGGGCTCACTTCCTCGAAGCGAAGATGGGCCTCCAGATACTGCGCCGACTGGTGAAGAGCCCACCACGCCGTATCTCCCTCCTTTCCAAAACGCTCAAAGGATGACGGAGCAACAAGAGGCCACAGCCACGATTCCGCCTTGACAGGTACTTCTGAGGGAGAAGCGAACTCAACGTCATCCCCAAGCATTGGGAAGTGATCATCCCCAAAACTCCCATCGGAGATAACCAGGACCAGCTTTCCATCAGCATGAACGAAGTCAAGCACATCGTCAGGCTTCAGCTCAGGGATGTCATCTCGGAAATCCACCATCTCACCCCTGCGGAAGACTGCAACAGCCACGATTCCTTCCTTGTCAACTGCAATGAGCTCATGTCCAGACATTTTCAGAACCCTTTCGGTTTTTCCTCCACCACAAAATCGGGAGGATCACTAATTCTACCAAGTTCTCGCTCATAATGCAACCTCACCACCCCACCCGGACCGTATCTAAACTTCGCAATCTTGAGATACCACGCCTTTGGATCGTCCGCACGGATGCTTTGCCCCTCGACCTTTTTGGTCAGGACAGCATCCATCTCTCCTCTCTCCCAATATGAGTAAATATCCCACGGGCAAAGGACCAAATCCGCCACATCGTTACCAGCCCATAAGACATCCCCTTGTGCGGGCATCTTGTCGGGCCTCTCGTCAACACTCTTTTTCACCTGCGAGATGGCCACGACAGCTATACCGAGACCCTTAGCAACGACGTTCTTGAGGGCTTTGTATACCCCCTTGACCCGCTCCAATGCATCGGGAGCGGCGTCTGAGAGCAGACCAACAAAATCTATGTACCAGACATCAATACCATGGTGGAAGCTTAGCTGAAGAGCCTGGAAATAGACATCAGCAGTGGTAACACTACTCCTATCGTCAATGAACAGTGGAAGCTCAGCTAACTTTGCCTTAGCGTCATTGAGGGCACGTCGCACCTCGCGGTTGCCAGCATACCCACCTCCCATCAGGCGAGTCCAATCGACACCCGCCTCGGCGCACAAAAGCTTGAGGAGCAACATCTCCCCGGGCATCTCAATTGAGGACCAACCAACAACGTATCCATGCGCAGCTTGCCACTTGCTCCAGGTCAACGCCGTGGTAGTCTTGCCAGACCCCGGCAAACCGGCAATGATATGCAACCAGTGACGCCCAAGCCCACCGCCAGTCACAGCATCTAGCTTCTGCCAGCCAGTAGGGACACGCATATACGGTTGACCTGCCAGCCATGCATCCAGCGCCGGGGACAGTTCCTGCCAATACCCTGCTACTTGCCTGGACCCCTTCCTCACCCGCCGCTGTTGCTCAAGAATGACCCGGCTTACGAAGTCATTCCAAAACTCCTCGTATTTGAGGCCGGGCCTCTTCGCAGCCCGATCCAGTTCGCCCTTCATCTCAGCCAAGAAATATTTCGCCGTCGCAATCCTGATCCTCTCAGCGAATAGGAAGACCTTCTTGGTGTCGTGCACTCCTCTCTCCATGAGGAAAGAGGGAAGGGATTCCACGTACTCACGTCCAACAATTTCTAAGGCGGAACCAGCACCATGTTTCATATTCTCAAGCCGGAAGACAATCTCCTCAGGCGTGGGGGCGGCGCGTTCCATCAGTGCTTGCATGACAGCCTTCCAAACAAGCCCATGTTTCAAGGGCATATCATCCGGCTCCACGAGTTCACTGACGGAGGCAGCACAAGCTGGCTCTGCCAGGACACAACCGAGGAACAAATCGCAGGCTTCGATGTCGTATTCTCTCATCGTTCCACGCCAACCACCTTGAAAGGAGTATCCACGATCTCATCTGCATCCCCATCAGGTTGCTGGAGGGTAATTGACCGTGGCGCAATGCCAAAAGCCAATGCTACTGTCGTCAGTGCTGCTTTATATCCCTCTCGGTAAGCCCGCAGGCTCGCAGCCAGCGATTCAGTTGAGTCGGGCGACCCTGCCCCAATCTCAGCTATCGTTGCGGCTGTGGCTGCACTGGCCTCATTAGCCGCCAGCAATGCATTGCGGATGTCTTCTGAAAACCAAATGTCAAGTCCCATTTAACGCTCCAGCACCTCAAAACGCCCGAAGAGACCCTGCCTCTGGGGACGGAAATCACCGAGCCCAGAGACAACACCAGCCCGGCGCAAGGTGGCGAGGATCACATCCTCCCCGACGAACTCCTCGTCGTACTCAATAATCACATCCGTCTGCCACTCCCTCAACTTCGGTCGGGATCTCAGAATGGCAGATCGCTGCACCACCACACGGCGTGTGTCAATCTCATACGTGGTCAGGGGGACTGTGTCGTGATCAGTCAGCGATAACCACTCCCAATCTCCATCAGGGGACATGACGTTCAGTATCGCCCCGGCCAAAATGGAGCGAGCACCGCGCCTGCCGATTTTGTACCCAGTGGCAGCGTGCAAGAGAGCCGCGCGGATTGCAGCGGTGGGAAAGACAAGGTTGCCGTCCGCATTGCGATAGGTCGCTGCCTCAGCCTCATCCTCGGGCTTCGGAATCCTCTGCCTGGGGGATTTCGTCCCAGGTTGTGTCATACTCCCCAACGGATTATGCATCAGGAGGGGAGTAGTCCCTCTTAAAGTCACTCGTAGCTTTGCCACTTCTCATTTCTCCTTTCTTCATAATTTGTACCCTGCCCTGCCATACCAAGCCATGCCTGGCCGCGCCACGCCATGCCTCGCCCAGCCACATGAAAGCTCCTAATCACTTAAATCCACCTTGTCAAGGGCCTTCTTCAACCTGATAAGAGCCGCTCTCAAGCGACCATGAGACAGGTCTAGCACATCGGCTTCCAACAGCAGGGCCAACCGGTTGGCATAGAAGCTGGCCTTGTTAGTGCCACCCTTCTTGGCGGCCCTTGCTTGCAACTTGGTGAGCCTTTTCCCCGCCCTGTCGGTGCAATCAGGCGGCAAGATCACTGGTGTCCTGACCTCATTCCCCTCATCATCGGTGGTGACAGCCCAGCCAGTCCTGTCTGTCACAAGTTTACCCAGCTTCTCGGTCGTCATGCCTACCAAGGAAGCCACAGTATCTATCTCGAGTCCATGCCTCCCGGCGATCTGGACACAGCGGATGTAGTCAACCTTGCTGAGTCTGCGGCCATGTTGTCCATTGAGGCGAATCGCATCAGAGAACAATTCGGCCTCACTCGCATATTCCTTCCACTTCGCCGCGATTCTGGTGGTGGGCTCGAAAACCCGCAATGCGCCTTCACCCTGTGGAAGCCGTCAACAACACGGTTGCTGGCCCTGTCAACAACAACAGGCGGAAGGACCACACCACTCCTCAGAGCCTCAGCAAGTTCGGCCACATACATGTCAGATAACCTGACCCTTGGGTAAAGCTCATAATCCAACACCAAATCAGCCAATGCTACCTTCACCATCTTTCATTCTCCTTTCTTCAAAAATTATCCCTACCTTGCCTAGCCGCGCCTGGCCTAGCCTCGCCCAGCCATGCCTCACCACGCCAAGCCCTACCACGCCAGACCTCGCCAAGCCTTGCCACGACTATCTCACCCAATTTCCATAACCGAATTTGTCACTGAAGAACTTCCTCAGTCCATCTGCCTTAACAGTTCGATTCATTATCAGGTCACAAAACTGCCCACGCGTTCCACCAGCCTTGACCCAATCTATCACGTCGCCTTCCCTACTATCCCAGATGGAATCCAGGAAAGCGATCTCCCAGGTTGGTCCAAGGGATTGCGCGACCAAGAACGCCTGGTCTTCCTCACCAATATCAGGGACAACAACACCACCAGAGAGATGGGCAAGCAGCTTCTTGAGATAGGGCCTGAACGAGCGACAACCGTTCGTCCACGAGAATGAGGAAAACCCCCATTCTGCATGGAGAAACAAGGCGGTCATCTCGCCGAAGACAACAATGCCATACCTCGCTCCCCTCACCCACATACGCCCGTAGCCATACACCCCATTCCGCCCTTTAATTCCCCAGTACTTGGGCCGGTGAGGACTGGCGATGTTCCTGAACCTGAGAGTGATTAAGTCCTCATAGCTATCCCCCCAGACGGGGATCACCACAGCCTTGTCCCCGGCGCTATAACCGATCCGCTCTCGGTCAATGGTGTCATCGCTTAACAGCCACTTGTCTTGGACCCACTTCCGTGCCCATGGCGCTAGGGGATAATGATTAAGCACCGAAACATCCATTGGGTCGGGTAAGGGTTCCTCAGCATCACGCTGGATTCTGATCTCCTTTACGCCAACAGGTAACGGTCCTGGGCAAGCACATTCAGCCAGAACTTTCTCAGCGATCTCTGGCAGCGATAAGGCAGGGTAAATGTGCGAATACCAGTCTATCACCGATCCCCACTCATCGCACTTTGGCGAGAGGCAGCGATAGTATTCCTTGTACACCAGAAATGACGGGCGTCTGTCCTCGTGGAAGGGACAACAGCCCAACCAGTACTCACCGCCAGAGACTGGGCGCGCCTGCTCCAGATAGGGCGGGATGATCTCACGGAGATCGCATCGCCGCTTGATCTCAGCGAAATCAATGCACTTGTGCTCAATCTCAGGTGGTTTTTCCCATGCCGCCATGGACTTTTCTCCAACAGGAGGGGCCAAACCCGCGTTGCACCGATTGCGGATGGGTCAACCGGCGACCGCATCGCTGGCAGACAGCAATTACAATCTCCCCACGTTCCCGCAAGGTAGGGTAATGATAATCAAAGAACCTACGGAAGTCAGTAGCCTCATGTCTGAAAAGGGCACAGGTGCGGTTAATGACTTCTTCTGCCAACTCCACATCGAGGAGATCACGAAGTGCGAGAAGGTCATCGTAACTGCTCCGACACGCAGCACGCAATCCCACACCCATCACTCGCTCAGCGGCAAACCCACCGGCCGCTACTATCAGTCGGTGCTCAGGGCGAACATTCTCACTTATATATTCGCAGCGTGGGTCATCAACCTCCACGACCACTCGCGTCGCGTACCCAAGTTCGGACGCCACCCACGCATGTCCAAGTTCATGGATGCTAACCTGTAACTTCATAGAATTCCGGCGGTGGTAACCTCTTCTTGGTTTCCTCTGTGAGACAATAGTAGGGAACGTTCACAAAGGTTTTTGGAGTTCTAAAGATAGCATAACGCACATTGAGCGGGCCAGTGGGTTTGGACCATCCAATGAACTGGCCATAGGTGCGGCGCACCTTGTCTGTCATAAAGTCCTTGTAAGTATACGCCACACGCGTACTCGTGTCACTCATTTTCCTGCTCCTCTCCATAAAACCTGATAGCCCAACGAATCAGGGCTCGTACAGCCGCAACGTGTGTGGAGGCGTGGGCACTTGCCTGGTGTCCATCTCTATCGGTTGCTGTCGCCCACACCCGTCTCATCGTACCAGGACTGGTGCGAATGACTAACCCGTCCCCTAAGTCCCACTCTATCCGTGTGCCTCCATACCACGCTGCCGTCGGGGAGGGAATATCCCCGGGACTTGGCACACGCGGGAAACGCCCGGCTAAAGCACGACCAACTTCCGGGTCGTTCATCACCACACCCTCACATATCGTTGCCCCCTGCTCGGGTTCCACTCACCGCTGAGTATATCAGCAATGACGTACTTGATGAACCCAGGTGAGCGTACTTCCACAAGGCCATTCCTATGAGCCTGGAACAGGGCCTCAATCGCAGTTTCGATCTCCTCGAGGGTATAAGCAGGAACGCCCTTCTCTTCATCACCGTCGAGGATTTGCTGCATAATCCCGACGGTTCTATAGAACTCCCCGGCACTCTTATGTCCAAAGTGGTTGCCCCACTTGCGAGCAAGTCTCCTGGCTGGGGAATCCTCAACGTACCGTCCAAGCTTCGCAGGCATCAGAAACCCCTCTCCTTGAACCTAAACGGGCAGCACAACCAGGGCCAGTCTATGGCCTCTCTCTGCTCTATGAAGGTCACGCCACCAACCTCGAAAGCAATCTCATAAGTCCTCTCACTGATCCGCCGCGACGAACAGACTATCATACCAAGCGGGACTTCAACATTGCCAACCCGCCTGGAGGGTGACCGGGGGTGCCCCTCAACGAACCAGGGGGGGCACCCCCAACACACTCGATATGGACAGTACCCATGCTCACAGTTCGCATGAGCACATATCTCTCCTACACGGGTGCTGATCGCATCAGAACCCCGCAGCCTTAGCGGGCTCTGGTTTCCCACCATCACCTAACTCCCTGAGTACGCGTTCTATCTGTCCGAAAAGGGCGTCCATCTCAGCTTCCTGGTCGCACAAGCGGATGTAACCATCAGTATCAGCCAGGACAGCTACGATGTTCTCCCGCACGGTTTGGGTCCACCCCTCCAGAGGGTTCGACCGGTCCAGACCAGCGAACTCGTAGACAGGCAGCAGGTACTTGCGGCACCACTCAACACCTTCAGGGGCCAATGCCCCATCCTCATCAAAAGTACGCTCGCATCCAAACGAGCGACCAGCTGCGTTAAGGATGGACGCGACCGTCGCAGGGGGGATACTCTCATCCTCAAGGGGGGATGGCTTCTCATCGAAGCCGGGGATGGACTCTTCGGAAGGCGCAGGGGTAGTAGCAGCAATCTGCTCTTCACTGATGTCCCTGATCATACGCAGGGGGGATGGTTGGAAAGACTTCTTACCACTGATCCGCTGGATGACTACGGCAGAAGCGGCATCAACCGCTTCACGGTTGACTCGCCCGTTCTCCGTGATGGTCACATGCAGGAGATGCCCCATCTGGGCTGCCTTTTGCAGGGCAGCCTCCAGGGGGGCAAGCAGGTTGGCACGCGCCCCAACGGGCACCTCCAACAGCAACTCGTCGGGCAGGTCCTCCACGAATTCCTCTACATTGATGCCCAGCGTCCTCATAAAAGCATCGAAGGTCGCCTTGGCATGGGATTTGTACCAAACATCCTCCCCGGCTGCGTTCTGAGCGCGGATTATAGTGTAGTTCATCTTGACAGGGAGTAGCACGCCTGCCCACTCCTCAGGGGCCACAACCCTCAGTAAGAACACAACCTGGCGGACTTCACGTGGACCTTCCTCTCTGTCTTCAGTGTAGAGAACCCAGGTGGGGCGTCTCCTGATCCAATCCCAGTAGAGGAACTGGTGGAAGGTGGCCAGAACCTCGGTGTGGGGAGGGATTTGCCCCTCGATATCACGGGCAACGCTCTCACGGATCGCAAGAGACCATTCCCCCCCGGCGTTCAGCATGGCGGTGACCTCCTGAAGCAAACGCTCATCGTCATCGTAGGTCAAGCCAGCAGTACTAAACCCGGCTCTCGCTAAGACAAACTGCGTCCAGAAACTCGGCCAGGGCCTGCCATAGCGATCCCATCTGGTGTCAAGGTATGCATATCTATCAGGATCATCCTCATCGGGCTGATGATTCTTCAGGGGGTGACCAAGATAGAAACGCACATCGTGCCCGATGGCTTCCTCTGGAGCGGTGAAGACCTCATCCCCAGAGTAGGCGGGGACCTCATAAGGAAGGACACCCTTCACTCTCGCAGTGACAGTAGCAGACCAGCGCCCAAGTGCCCAATCTTCCTCAAGTTGACGAAACTCGTTCACAATCTCGAAGGGAGGACCGATCTTCACATAGCCTGTGAAACTCGGTCCACCACCTTCTTCCCATTTACCCATTTCTTTCTCCTTTCGACATACTATCGCGGCGAGTTCTTTCCGAACTCGTATGCCGCTTCACGCGGGGGAGCCTTCCCCCTCTCTTGCTTGTCAACGTATACCAATAGCCGGTGCATATCAGATATGAGTGTGATCACCTCCTTTCCTATCTTGCCAAGGCCATCAAGTGTCTCGGCGACTTCACGAGAGCCAAGCCTCACACGGACCGGCATGTCCCCACTAGGACGCAGGGCATAATTCGTGAACAGGTCTCGCGTATCGCCAGCAGGAGCACGCAATTTCAACCCGTGCGAGACGCTAATCCTCTCTACAAGCAACGTGACCGTGACGGTCCCGTCCGGGTTATCCGTCACGGCCTCCAAGTGAGCATCCACAGCGGTCACCGGGATAGTCTCGCCAGCCACTTCTTCTACCATAGTGAGGCTCCTTTCAGTCTATAAGGCGTCTGACGTACTCTTTTGCAACCTCGGGGGAGAACCACCAACCCTGCCCTTTGAGGGTACGCCCAAGACGCTTGATGGGTTGTGGCAACCCATTCTGCGGGGCACCACGCACCAGCGCCAGGACCTTCTGCTTTGGCACGTCTGCAAACACAGCCAATTGCATAGTACCCATCCCCTCACGGATTTCATCGGGGTTAACACGCTCCAGCCCATAGCGATCTGGAGCGAGCTCTAGGAAATACCTGATGACTCCACGAGCCCTGCACCTGAGCCACATGGCATAATTCCGTGACTCAGTGTCAAGTCGTGTCATGGTTCCCTCAACGGTCTCACCGTCGAGGATGTGCATTGCTGTGTGGCGATGCGCTGGCAAACCAACATCGGATGCCTCTATATCCTTCTTGAGCAACTCAATCTGGGTGGGAACACCGCGCCACCCTCTAATCCTAATCTTTCTACCCTTCACCCTTCTGGTTCCTCAAACTGTGCCAACTTGACAGCAGTCGAGCCCGTGTCCATTCACGGGTGAGGGACTTATGCCGAAGCTGCCCTCTTCGCGCTTCACAGGCCGCCCAATGGCGTCGCCTCCACGCGCAGGCACCGGTAACCCTCGGTGCTTCAACCCCCAGTCACGGAGGTTTGTCGCTGCATTGTGATCGCGGTCATGAACCGTACCACAATCGCAAATCCATGTTCTGTCCCCGAGCGTTAAGGAGTCATTGATGCTTCCGCAAACACTACAGAGCTTGCTGGATGGGAACCATCTGTCTGCGGTGAGCACCGTGCCACCTCTCCAAGCGAGTTTGTAGCAAACCTGCCTTCGGAACTCCCCGAAGTTTGCGTCACTTACTGCCTTGGCAAGACGATGGTTCTTTACCATGCCCTTGACGCCCAAATCTTCGAGAACCACTATCCCGAAGTTGTCAGCCAAGTAACGCGTGGCCTTGTGCGTAGCGTCTGCCCGTATATCCGCGATGCGTTTCTGGATGCGGGTCACTCTCCGCTTGGCACGCTTACGGCGATTGCTTCCCATCTGCTTCCTAGCAAGCTGCCGCTGCGCTCGCGTCAAGAGCTGCTCGTACCGCTCGATAGCCTTTGGATTCTCGAAGACCGTGCCGTCCGACAGCGTGGCGAGGGTCTTCACGCCGAGGTCAACACCCACTATCCGGTCTTGTTTCTCGACCGGGCCAAGGGCTTCGACTTCGACGTTGAAAGAGGCGTACCACTTGCCAGCGCGTTCGGTGATAGCCACGGTGCCGACGAGCCTGCCGTCGAAGCGGAGAGGTTTAGTCATACGCACCCAGCCGAGCCTGGGGATACGGAGCCGCTTCCCCTCGACCTTAACCGCATCAGGTTCGAGGTGAAATACCATCCTGCTTCGCTTTTTCGATTTCCACCTCGGGAAACCAGGCTTGCTTTCCCCGTTCTTCACGCGGCGGAAAAAGTGGCTAAATGCTTCGTCCAGATGCATCAGGGCCACCCGTGGAACAGACTTGGGTACATTCTTGAGCCAAGCGGTCTCCGGCTCACGCTTAAGCTGAACGATTTCGACCATGAGCTTGTAGGCTCCAGGCGATTTACCCTCGGCCTCACAGCTTTCGATTTTGCGTTCAAGCCCGTAGTTGTAGGCCCACCGGTGAGCACCCGCCCACTGCACGAACTTTGTACATTGTTTGTCGTTGGGCAGCAGTTGAACCTTATGCCCCTTTTGGATACGCATGATCCTGTCTCAAAAACAGGTGACCCCTCAGTTCTTGGCGGTTCGGTTGTGACAGACAGAACCAGCGTTTGAGAACTTGGGGGCCACGAAAACAACAAACCCGCCACGCCTTATAGCTCTGTCTGTCATATACACTATAGCACAATCCCTCTCTGCTGTCAAGTTGTTAAAGTGCCCGGGGTAAGATTGAGGAACCTACCTCCTTTCTAAGAGTTACTTACCCCGCTTTGGCATGGTTTGTCCTACCTTGATACACGTTTCGTTAGCAGTTGTAACCTCCCTCTTCAAAATAGGCCTAATCCACCCACGCTGATACATCATCCTCAAGGTGCGATACCCTTGGTCGTGCCAGCGTGTGGCAATAGTCTTACTAACACCTTGACGATGGGCAAACTCACTGGGGGTATCCAAATACCACAACAGCGAGTCAAAAATCTCTCCGAGAAGGTCAGTCCACTCCCGCGCTGCAACTGCTTTGCGCACTGACAAGAGAGTAGCCTTCTCATCGAGATCCTCAACACACCCAAACACTCGTTCCCATTTAACCTTCTGAGTCATTTTCGAGGCCACCGTTCTCTGATACCTGCTAGAATCTCATTATTAAGGCCCATGTTAGAATCCTTCAAGCTCTTTCTTAACGCTGTATTCCACATGGAGGGAAACACGCAGCACGCGGCGTTTATCCGTTCTCCGATACCTACTCAAATCTCGCATAGAGATTGATGCTCGGTTCCTGCTTCGCCGAGGCTGCCAACGATGCTACCGTTGGTCTTACATCCTCTCCACAGGCGTTTTGGAGCTTCGCTCCCAGTTCCGGCGGAACTCGCCGTACCGCTAAGTTCACGATGTTAATTGCTGCATTCAGGTCTCTGTCCAGTGTTGCACCACAGCCATCACACACCCATACTCTGTCGGAAAGGGTGAGGTGGTCGTTAATAGTACCGCACACATGGCACGTTTTACTGGACGGGAAGAACCTATCCACCGCGTACACCATTACACCAGCCCAAGCAGCCTTGTACTCCAATTGCCGCCTGAACTCGTAGAAGCCAACATCTGATATTGCACGCGCTAGGTGATGATTCTTCAGCATATCGCTAACATTGAGATCCTCAATTGCTACAAGCCAGGGTCTCTCGTTATCCGGCTTGGTTCTCGCCACGATAGCAGAGGTGGCTTTATGTAGCGCGTCACGGCGAATGTTAGCGATTCTGTGATGAAGTCGCGCAATCTTGGCCTTGGTCTTCTTGTAGTTGTTGCTACCGCGCTTCCTGCGAGCTAACTGGCGCTGTATCCGCTTGAGTTTCCGTTGTGCTTTTCGCAGGGGCTTGGGATTCTCAAAGCGCCGACCATCGCTGAGGATAGCCATATCCTTCACTCCGAGGTCAACACCAATTGGCTCGCCAGTCGCCCGCGTAACGCCGATCTCCTCACGCACTTGAACGCTGACATACCAACGACCAGCACGTTCAGAGACGGTTGCGGACAGGATATGTGCATCAGTGGGGATATAACCGCGCTCTTTCAGGCGTAACCAACCAATACGTGGCAGGCGTATCCGGCCATGCTCAACCCGAATCGCACCGTCTACCCGGAACTTCAGGGGGCTACGCTTACGGGACTTGAACTTGGGGAACCCTGGCTCCTCACCACGCTTCACTCTGCGGAAAAACGCCCGGTACGCTTTGTCCAAGTCGCGCAAGGCGTTCTGGGGGACGCTCTTGGGATAGTTATAGAGCCAGGGGTATTCAGTCTTCTTCGGGGCGTTGAGTTGTCGGTGTTGCTCTATGGCATTGCTTGATTTGCCAGTAGCCTCATACTCAGCGATGCGTCTTTCAAGGCCCCAGTTCCACGCCCAGCGAGCAATACCAGCGCACTGTAACAGCAGGGTGCGTTGTTTATTGTTCACATCTATCTCAACTTTGTATGCCTTGAGAATTTCCATTAGTCTTTCTTCTTCCTGCGACGCTCAGCACTGCGGCGACCATAGAGCTTGGCCGCGAAAGAAGCCATTAACGCCAAGATGTCCTCGACCAACTCGGCCTCATAAGATTTCGGTAAAGACTCCTCAATCCATTCCACAATCGCTGACCGAGATCCTCACAGTCAACAGACGCGAGGGGGACATCCACGACGAACTTGCCACAGCCAATCGCACAGTGTCCCTCCTGCGGGATGTCAATCCCGTAGGCATCCTTCCAACCCTGGGTGTCTCTACTCATCGCCTGCCCCCTTCTGTCTGAACAGAGGGGAGGGCGAGATGCCCTCGTCCAATCCCCAGGCCACCACGAATACATCGTTCGATAAACGCAGGTGGTGAACATCGATTTCTCCCCCGCCCTGATACTTGGCCCAAGCGACGGCCTTCTCCACCCGGGGGTCTCCGCGCCAACACACGTGGACTTGACTCGCGGACCAGCGATGAGCAGCTACCCACCGTGTGACTGCCAAGATGTGCTTGCACGGCCACGTCGTCGGCTCTCCGGCCTCAAGGGTGACGGTCACCTGGTGTGACCGATTCACCTTATCACGGGTGATCGTCAGGAAACGCAAGGCATCAAGGTCATCACGCCATGCACACCACTGCTCATCGCTTTCCCCCTCCATATCGGGGAGAAGCAATAAGTCAGTCTTCCTAGCAACATGGACCATCTTCGCCTTCTCTGCTCTAACAGCAAAGGCGTCGTAGTCATACAGATGCTCCTGTCGCCACGTGAAGTCTTCGCACGAACATTGACAGTAACAAAATGATGGCTCATCGAAAACAGGGGGGGAAGGGGGGTCAAGCCACCTAGCCATCCTCGGGCTCTTCCTCTGCCGCAGTCTCCAAGAGTCGATTCACTTCGTCAATCCACTCTTCCGATTCATACAGAAGCCCGCACCCTTGGCAGGTATCGCCATCAATATCATTCCCACATTTTGGACACTTCATTATACTTCTTCTCCTTTCAGAAGTCCGGCGGTGTAGGGAAGCCGCCAGCCGGTGAGCCCGGGAACCGCCCAGGCGTCGGGTTCGACCACAATGACCATCACAGTGGAAGGCGTGAGGGGGTGGAGGGAAAAGCACTGCAAGGAGGCACCCTCACGCCCTCCACTCTAACGATCACCCAAAAAGATCAGCATGGTCCTCCGCAGGAGACTTCTGGCTCTTAATACTTGGGCGCATAGGGGGAGCATAAGGACCAACAACGCTATACCGCGCCAGCTTGCACGCCGGACACCACAGCCGCCATTCCCCACTCACGCGCTGAACAGTGAGGGAGCCACGGCAACTACCGCAGAAATACCGTGCCGCTGCACTATCCAGGTCAATCAATTTCTCGTCAGAACCAATCTGAACCTGACGTGTGCTGTCGTAGTACCGAACTCGCATAATCCAATTCCTCTAGAGATTGAGTGAATTCTAAGGTAAGTATACCACATTTAGCCCGGCTTGTCAAGTTTGGTTAGAAACCGGTGAGTGGCTTCAAGGCGACCTTCTTCCGCCTTCCACTGTTCATACCCACTAGAACGCCAGCCTCCACCAACTCAGAGATGTCGGCGTATTTCGTTGAGGTGGAACCTGACCGACCATTCCAGACAGCCGTGAAGACCTCCTCTAGCGCAACACCCTCACGGCGAGGGTCATGGTCGCGGACGAACCCAACTATCTGCTCCAGCCGCTCCTCTTTTGTCCGCCACGCAGAATACTCAGGGCGCGGGCGATCAGGTTGCACAGGACGTTGGGGTTGGCGATCCTCAGCAGCCAGCCGCTCCTTGAGGGCAGCGACACGCTTCCCCTTCTGACTGTTCCAAGAGCGGACGAACCGCTTCTCCCACTCCTCTAGCGCGACGTTATGTTCGCGCTCTATCCTTGCTTTGGCAGCCTGAAACTCAAGCAGGAAGCGACCAATTGTCTCTCCGGCCACAACGGTCGTCAAGGGCACCCCCAAACCTACAAACAAACCGATTGCCAAGGCTGACAGCACTGGCGGCAGCACAACACCAGCCTTGGCAAGCGCAGCGAAAAGCACCTCGACGACGTTGGAGGTGGTAACTGCTCCAATCGTCGCGATCAGCCCAATGACAATCCACCGCGTCCCGACCGCAGGGATCTTGTCATCTCCCCGCTCCTGCATGATGCGGCGGAGGCGGACAAACTGGTACACGATAGCAGCCAGCTCAAAAAAGACTGTGCCCAGTATAGCCTCACCAAATCTGAGCCAAGGATCAGTGAAAGCCGAGTTATCATACAACAAGGCCGCCGTGCGAAAGGCAGAAACAAGAGGACCAATCACAGCCACTGGCATGAATAGCCAGAACTGCAAGAAATCCAGGCCGGAAACGCGGGGTCGCTCTGGCCGAGGGTTAGTCAGTTCCCACTCTTCGCGATACTCACGAAGAGCTTGCGCAACGATTTCTACCTTTTTCGATTTCGTCATTCAGTCTTCTATCACAACCTTGATGTCCGAAACTGTGTCATCAAAGCACCCTTCTTTCAGATGCGTTTCTGGCGCGCGGTGTCGCGCACGGTCTGCAGGTCCAGCACCTCGGCCACCTCGTAGCGTGGCGGCATCCCACCCACACGGCGCAGGCGCACCACGGGCGGAAAGTAACCCATCCGCCCGTGCAGCTCGGCCAGCAGCGCGACGGCGATAAAGTTGAGGGAAGGCGGGTTGACCAGCAGGGGCAGTGTCTGCCACTCAGTAGGGGAGAGAGCGCACTCGTCGGCCAAGGCCGTCACCTGTGGTAGCAAGGGCTGTTGAGCGTCTATCTGACTGGACACCTCGATCACCCGTTCCACCTGCTGGCCAGTGAAGGCCTCGATCTGTTGCAGGTGGTCGGGGGCGAGAGGGTGGGAGAAGTTGAGGATGATCATATCTTTATGCGCATCTCTTCACAAAGACGCGCAAACAACTCTGCGAGGGTCATAGTGGGAGGCCCGGGCTCCCACACGTCCCGGCGTTCCTGAAAACGGAACGCTCGAACCTCTTTCCCAAACGGGCAGTCTCCCCCCTCTGCCCACGCCTGGAACGCTTTAGACTTGATGTTTACTGAGCAGAAGGCGTCCCACTTCATGAGCTCTATGATGAGCTCATTACCCGGGTCACCCCAATTGACCTGGGAGAGGATGGCCAGGGGGGAATATTTTGCCCCCCGAAGGTTGGCGCACTCTATGTCGGCGCCTTGGAAGTTGGCACCCTCCAGGTTGGCCCCGGCGAGGTTAGCGCAGGCCAGGTTGGCCATAAAAAAGTTGGCACCAACCAAGCTGGCGCCTGAGAAATTGGCGTCCCGGAGGTTGGCCTTAGAGAAGTTGGCGCCATCCAGGTTGGCGCCTGAGAGGTCAACTCCCTCCAGATTGGCGCCAGAAAAGTCAGCGCCAACCAACTCGACTTTGTACCTTAATTTTTCTTCTTTCATTTTTTGCCTCTTTCTTTTGGCGAAGGGGGAAGGCCGAAGCCTTCCCCACGATTGACCTCGCGAGGAGGCTAGGCAGCCTCCTCTCTGTTTCTCCTTTCAGACAGGGATATAATACCCGTCCTCATCTTGAATAAACTCGGCGCCCTCTATCCCAGCCGGGTCATCAGGCTGGGGGTCGGAGCAGGCGTAGTACCAGCGACCCTCGCTCCATAAGGCACAGTCCACACTGGACTGTGACGGGCAACGCTCGATTTCATTAGGAGTGAGCCAGCGCGTCGGGTACTCCGTCTTTTCCGTGGGCTTTGTGAAGCTGAAGTCGGTGGCGAAAAACTCGTCCTCGTAAGGGAGGCAAATGTCACAGCCCTCCCCCTTGACGAGCTCCCAGTAGTACTGGGAGGGAGAGCTCATGTGGAAATGCGGCCCGCCAACGGTCGTGCGGTAAAACAGAGTACCGCACGATTCGCACTGCATCAGATCGATCTCGGTCGTCACGCTCTCCGTGACGCTCTTGATGAATTTCATGATATTGTCTCCTTTCTTTCAGTCTTCCCACGTGTCGAGAGGCTAGCCAACCGGCTCCTCGCTGTAGTACCAAGCTTCTGCTTGGTGCTGCGCCTCGACCTTGGCGTTGCGAGCGTCTGCCTCAGCCCGCCGCGCATCCAGCCAGGCCGCCCGCTCGGAGGCGTCCACCACGACCTCGGTTAGCTCGCCCTTGATAGGGCGAACTGCCGTCCCTGTGCCATGGGTTTCCTCTTGCGGGCCAAAGAACAAGTCAAACGTGCTTCCCAGTGTGTCTGTGCTTTGTTCACTCATTTTTTTCTCCTTCCTATGTATATGTGTTAAGTTTGATTATATGATACCACATTTTCGCCTAAATGTCAAGGGGTACGTGAAAATTTTAAGGTTTGTGTGATAAATTTCACATAGCAATCACAGAATCCCCTTCAGGTTGAGGCGTGGGAGCCGAGGTGCTTCAGCCTTGGAAGATGTCAGTCAGAAGCCAACAACCCACAGCGGGGACAGTATCCCGTTTTCGACCAAGCTACCAATCAGCCAGGTCAGAACGTATGCAACCAGAAAGCATCGCAGCAACCAGCTTCCCAATTTCCCCACCTGAACTTGCGCAAATCCAAGCATTATCTCTCTCCTAGCCACTCATCTATCCGTCGCTTAATCCGCGACGGATAGAAAACGTCTGCAAGCGTCAAAGCCACCCGGGCCGAGGGGCCGAACACGCTCACACTCCCGCATCCAAATACCCACCACAGAAAGGCCTTCAGGGACATCTCCACCCCATTATCCCCCTTTTTGATGCCTAACTGAGCCCTGGTGAACGCGATGTGCTCTCTTCTCAAACGCGCCCCCGCCTCCCAGGAAAACGGGTGCCTGGATTGGAAAATGATCGCATTCTCTCTCCTGGAAAGGATGTACATCTCATCTCGCCAGTCGTCCACGTGGAACATCGTCCAGAGCGTTGCCAAGAACATTCCAACGAGCTGAAAAATCAGGAACGCCTCCCTGGACATTACTTCAGTCACGCGGAGGCCAATGGCAAGGACAGCCCAGCACACACCATACAGAACCGGAAGGACCAATCTAGGGAGTAGGACAAGGATATGACGACGCCAGATTATATCCCCGCGCTGTGGAATGTACCAACGCTCTACGTTCTCGACCATCATCCCTCACCGATCACATCGCCAAAGCCAGCTGCCTCCGGAGAAGCGTTGACAATGTTGTGAATCTCTTGCAGTTTCCCAATCGTCAGGTTGTCCAGTTTCTCCAACAGCCTCAGATCATGCTCCGCTTGCCATTTCATCGCTTCCTGTTGGGACCTGAGCCAATCCCGATTCGCCAGGAACAAATTCAGGAACCAGATAATCACAGTGCCGAACAACGCGACGACTAGCTTTGTCAGCTCAAGCGGTCTGAGCATGAAATACTCATCAAACGCGGTGCGCAGGCAGATAAGCCATAGTATTCCTACCATAATGAAACATACAAGCCAGCCGCGTATCGCATCCACACCACCCTTAAATTGTTCCATAACTCATACCTCTCTGCGTTTGTTTGCCTATGTGACTCCCTCTCCACCTCTTGCGCAACTCGAGAGAGAGGGACTCAATCTGTTCAGACAGACACTCAGTGTGTTTGCAGCTCATCGGAATTACAAACACCGAGCAACGGGACACACTCCTGACGGGCTGGCGGTTCTCCAATGAGAACAAATGACGGAGGTTTCTCATCCACAGGGGATGGAAGCATAGCACCCTCGACGCTGAAACCTCCAGGAAGTGCTCCACCACGTCCATCACCGATTCCATCTGCCATCCGACGAGCCATAATCACGTGGGAAACAGCCTGAGCCGCCGGAACAGCACTGGCGCGAAGCCCAAAACCTATTCCAAGGCACAGGATAGCAATAGCCCCGCAGATCAGGATTGCATAAAGCCCTTTCCCGACCATTTCAAGCCCGGCGGATACTTTTCCAACCAACTTGAAAAACCCCTCTTCTGCCGCGTTTGAGTTTACGAAATACCAGAACCCAAACGCACTCATGAGACAGAGACTAAGAATAATCAGAATGCATAGTCCAGTCAGGAACTGTGTCATCTTTTCCTACACCCTCACTTTCCATACAGAGTCCAGAATCGTATCAGCAATGCGGCACAGCCGCACACTCTGATTCTGGTTCACACCAAGTCTGGCCTCAATGACAGTCCGACCATAACCCCGGCTCTTCTTACGGAGCCGACCCTCGAGACGAATTCGTACAGCTTCAGCGATCTGTCCATCGCTGAAGGCGCCAGCCCCGTTGCCACCGGCTGGCAAGTCCAGGCTGCTGACCTCCGGCCACGTGGACATCTCAGGCGGACCAAACTCCCATCGCTCCCTGAGCACAACTTCAGGGAAGTACGATGCCTGAAGTCGTACAGGGGGAAGATTAGCGTTGAGAGCGTAGCAGTCCCCAGGGGGTCTGAGGTACAAAGCCCTTTTGTCATACAGACCCTCGACACTTCCAGCTAGGTTGGAAGTATGGAAGACCACCCGGCCTGAACAGTTCGCCTTCAGGATGCCGGCGAAAGGCCCAAGAGCACGCTCGACAGCGTGCTGTGCCGCGAGAAGCAAGTGCATCCGACACTGAGCCCCGGCAGAGGCCAGAGCGTCAACGATCTTGACACAAAGGGGATCATCACTCAGGGCGGGAAGCTCGTCGATCACAACGATAATGCGTGTATCACGAGACGCACCATTGTACCTGGCTTCTATCTCGTCGCGCAACCAGACAAGCGCAGCCCGCGCCTCATCGAGGGAACAAGCAGGGGGAGCGATAGCCCCCTTCAGGGCAGGGATGATACCCAGACCATCGGCTTTCTTTGCCGCGTCAATGAATACGAAGCGATTGCTGCGACAAAGAGCCAACTGTGCCACCGCGTTCTGCAAAGCAGTGGACTTGCCACTCGTGGTAGAGCCCATGAAGAAATAGTGCGGTGAACCTTCCCTCAAGTCCAGGCTCAGCATCACTGGCTGGTAGTGCTCCTCCAGCCCTGCGATCCAGAAATCACCCTGGGCCTTCATACGCCTCCAGGCGTCCTTCCGAATCAGAGTGTGAGTCTGAACGTCCTTCTCAGCCAGCCTGTCACTCCAAGGAAGATATACTACCCACTTCCGGCCATACCACCCGGTCAGAGGGTCAACATCCCGGCGAATCGCGTCTGGACAGTCACGCCCGGTAGGAACGCTCTGCCGAAGCAATGCCATGTCATGCTTCTCCAGAAGAGAGACAATCTCGGCTGCGTACTGCCCAACACCGATACGCAGACCAGCAACGCGGGGGCCATTGATCGCCTCGATATTTGGCAGTACGGCGGCAATGACAGGACGACCACGAGCGTCAACACGCCCAAAGCCACGTGCCACCACCTCCCTTATACCCCTGGCCCAGTACTCCAGGAACCTGTACCTGTCTCGTGATTCTCTGACTGACACTATTTCACCATGAACGAGCAGATTACATCAGCAAGCCAGTGCACCAAATCACCGACGCACAAACCGAGCAAAAAAGACCAAAACCACCAGAAGCGAAACGGTAGAAACCACCACCTCAACCACTTCAGCGGCTGAGGTGGGATCAGTATCTCTTCCCAAAGCCCAAAGCCTATCAAATCTATGATAAAGATACCAAAGCAGAATACCAAGAAACTTGTCAACCACACGGACGCTACACGGAGGAGGGCAGATAACGGAGGCCAATGCGAAAACGGGTTCCGCCCACCCCGCTGATGAATCAGCATCTGATAGGGCCACAGCAATGGCTGTAGAACTCCCCATCGCTTAGAAGGGAGCGATTGGGGCAGGTCCATATCAGGGGATAGGCAAAACGGGTTAGTGAGGTAGCCAGCAGTAGCAGCACCTATATTCCCCCACCTCCAGACGTCAAGAAGAGGGAATCCAGATGCAGTCCAGGCACCAAGGACAAAAAGAGGGGTGGTCACTAATGCTATTCTCTGATGAGTTCTGCCGTCCGGCATTGCTTCTCCTTCATTTCTTTTCAAACTTATCCGCGCTTAGCTTCTGTCTGAACAGAAGCTCGTTATCCATGTCCTGTATCTTTCGTCTCATTTGCCCCAAAGCGACCAACCGCTGCCAAGAGAGCATCACGCAAAGTCTTCTCGTCTATCTCAAGGGCGATCTTGACAGCAGCGCGCACCAACGCAGCTTGAGACACAAGCGGGCATCTCAAATGCAACGCGGCAAGCTCTGCCTCGTCTATCATGAATTGCTTTCTGACATACGCCATGACACATACCTTTCAGCAACTCTACCTAATTATACACAATAGTCCCCGATTTGTCAAATAAAAAAGGTGGACCTTATCCACCTTTTTCTCATCAGAGAAAAGTTTCATCTCTATATTCTATACCTTGTTCATTGTGAAGAGGTCTGCGAGCCCTACCTCTTCTAGCTCAGCGAATATGTTTTCTATACCCCTCCTCTGTAGAGGTATAGAGACCAATTGCCACATTGTAACCGCAGGGGCTTTCGTGAAGATGACCGTCACCGTCTCATTCCCAACATCAACCTGGAAGGTTTGGTCCAGGAAGGAGATGGTATAAGTGCCGGGGTTCCAGATGTTCAGTTCCCAGCCACCCGGCCCGTGTTCTGGCTTGGAACCCGATAGCAAGGCGGTAACATTCCCCCAGGAGTCGCTCACCGCTACTGCAATGTTGGCCTCTGGCATCTTGCCTATCAGCAAGCGGAGCCCCCCCCGTCGTTGAACTTTCATAGTCCAGGTGTCAGGGGGCGGTTCAGGAGGTGGTGGCTTGGGGGGTGTCCAGAGCTCCTCTGCCACTTCCACTTCCCACCAACCCGTCTTCCCGGTGTCGTAAGGGAACCTCCACTCCTCAGAAAGATGCGTCCCACTTGGCCTCTCCAGGTGCACCAAGAATGTACGGCCCGCCTCTCCCTCTGCGGGGATGTAATCTGTTGTGAGCTCAAATCCCCTTATGGTGGTAGGATGTACGGTACCGAGGTCTGGCCCACCCTCAACTCTCAGGTGAGCCCTCACGTCGTAGAAGTCTCGCTCTCCCACAGCCCTGATGTGAATCCTGTTTTCGGCCCTCTCTATGAACTCTGCGGAGATCAGCTCAAATTGCCTCTCAAATTCCTCTCCCCCAATCATCCTCTGAAAAACTTGGTCAAGATGCTCGTGATTTGTGCCTGCGATCATGCCCAGCCCCTGAACCAGGTCACTCGGAAAAGTCTTGCTCCGCACCCACACAGCATAGGGGCCTCCCTCCCCTACACCAAAGTAGCCACCTGCCCCCATTCCAGGCCCTACGTCCCCGTTCAGGTTTGTGAGGCCATGCACGAATTGAGGATACCAGTCGTAGCTGGTTATTTCTGTCGGTGGCTCAGGCGGGTCGGGCGCATCGGGCCAATAGAGGGCAACGTCTTGTCCCTCGATAGGCCTGCCGTCTTCGTCTAGTACCTGGGTAACAAGGGCGGCTGGTCCCTCTTTTGCTCGCAGTGCCACCAAACGGTAGGCCGCCTGGTTGGGGTCGGTCGCTGTCCGTACAACCTCGACTCCGTAGCGAGATGCAGCCCACTCCATATCCCGCTCATTCCCCTCCAAGTCAAAAACCTTTGGCTCGTCCATTATTCACCTCCGGATAGATTCTATAATTCCCAATCCAGGTGGGAATTTCGGTTCCAAGGACATCAAAACCCTTGGTTCTCCAATCGTCATTCAATCCTGCCCCGAAGAGCAAGGCGAAATCTACATCGTCATCTCTCTCCAGGGCGTCTATGTACCAAGCCAAGCTTGCTTTATAGTTCGTTTCATAATTCGGGGCAGCAAAGCGAAAACCCAAGTTCTCTTGGCCAGCTATTACCCCTCCGTCTAATCCGCACTCCGTTATGGCAAACTTTACGTTGCGGAATCCTGCTTTCTTGATAGCCCGAGAAGCCACTTTCCATCTCAGGGTTTGCCACATGCCATCATTGCCTTGCATTAAGCCATCACAGTAAGTCCTGTACATTTGGGGCCAGTCATACTCATGCCAGCCTAGCCTGCAAACGGGACAATTATCTAGCGCAGTCAGAGTACGATGAAACACTGTTATGTCATCTCTGAAATGGCCAGTGTTAAGGTTCAAAACGATAGCATGGATGCCCATCTGTTTGTGAGCCTCGGCGATAAACGCCGAGGCAAAGCGGTCGGCCAAGTCGTGCCGCCCGAGGTCATAGGAATAGATGTACTCATTGTTGCCGAGTACATAATCCAGGATGTCTGAGAAGGGTGCTGTCTCTCTTTTTAGAGTACTTACCGCCTGGGCAGCATCTTCCTCGGGGTGCTGGTCCCAGGTGAAGTTGGGCCAGTGACGGAAGATAGACTTGACCCCCATGTCCCTCAGAGCTTCATAAAAGCTTCTCTCTTTCACCATAATCCCCATTGCTGCCCTTGGCTTAGCCACCCGACAGAAATCCAACAGCCCGGAGGCGTTCATTTGGCATTGTGCCCCTAGTTTCCCCATTTTCCTTCCTCCACAACAGCCTGGAAAGCGGTAATATATTCGGGATTGTCCGCTATATCCTCGATAGTATCCCCCATATAAGAAGAAGGACTCCAGGGATAAAACATTATCCCGTCAAAAACATCATAGCTTAAGACCTCCATACCCACCTGCCGCACCCAATCAGCGGAGGGAAGGGGGATACCACGAGCCGGGTACTCATATACTGCTATGAGAGCTACCACCCGTAAGCTTGGGTATTTTGCCTTCAACTGTTGGGCGGCCGCCGCTTGGTCTGTGACATAGCCCGTTTGCTGATGCTTCTTCATGGTGATAGTAAACCCAGCGATGTCTACAAATTCTCCCCCGTTAGCGAAGGATTCTACACAACCTAACTGCCCAAAGTTGACCATCACTTGGATGTCTGGGTCTACACCTTTTACGGTCTGATAGAACTGTCGCATCTCACTAGGCGTAATACCCCACTTCCCCGGATGACACGGTTCGTCAATAATGTAGTACCCAAAGAAGTCGGGGTCACTAGCTATGTCATTGCCGGAGAACACTGCACTGATGATCTGCTCCAGCTTGATAAAATCAATCTTTGTCCCGCTCTGGAACGCCCGCCGACTTTGCGCCCGGCCAAGAAGTTGCAACCCCTGAGACTTCGCTGCCTGTAGCGATGGGGATAGGTCGGCCTGATAGGTTTGGTTGGAGACAACACTCATCCCTAAGCTCGCTACAGCCCCGAAATCGGCGGAGTCATTGACCGCCATAATGCCCACGAACCTCCTTCGGGGATACTCCGTCGGTGTGGGCGTTGCCGTAGGTGTTGCCGTAGGCGCAGGCGTCATCGTACTGGTAGGCACACTCGTAGGAGTCTGAGTGGCGGTGCTGGTAGGCAATGGGGCCGCACACCGTACCAAGACCGCCTCACCCGGCTCCAGTACTACCGTCTCTACATCAGTGGCTCCAATAAATCCCCGGCTTCCAAAAACCGCCACTCCCACAACCACAATGAGAAATGCTAACACACAAAGTGTTACCTGCCAAGATTTCATGATCCACGGTTCCTCAAACTGTGTCAAAGTGCGTTGCCAACGTGAGTAGTTTGAGGAACCTACTCCTTTCTAGACTAATTACTCACACTCCAGGTCCACATCCAACAAAGCGTTGAGCTCAATAGTGACTCAACCACCTAGCCATCGCACTCTTCGGCCGGGTCCAGTATGTCCCACACTTGGCCCACCACAAGTGGGCCAAAGCTTTTGCCCACCAAGTCTTTCAGCAAAGCGACATCCTCAACTTTGAGGTCTACCTCGCCTTCACTCAGACGCAACGCCAGGCGGTACCGTCTCGCCTTCTCTGTGCCTTGAAGCCGCTCGTCCGGATACTGTGCCAATAGTGCGTCAGTACACACTGATAGCAAGGTGATAGCCCGTTCCTCCGTCGCCTGGCCACAGGTAGGACACCGCTGGGACGCTACTGTGAGCGGCGAGCCGTCAAGTGTAGTCAGTGCCTGTGCAAAGTTGACCTTCATAGTAACCCCCTCTCTACCTGGTCAGGAACATGATAATCCAGACCAAAACGTTAGCTAACAACATGCACTTCAGGACCGGGATATTCTAAATCCAGACATCTGTGCCCCAGATGAGCTTGTGTAAAGGAACGCTCTCCAGAACCCCAGGCGAGAACTCTATGTATACTGCCCGGAAACGCCCCGGCTCTACTGTGATGGTAGAGTCTTCCATCCTTACCACCCCCTTTCTATTTAAGGCTGTGCAGCAACGACATAATTTAACCACCTTTTTTCTAATGAGCAAACGTTACCACCTCAGGTTGGTTCACCTAATTTATCGCTAATGTAATTAAAACAAACCCCATGAAGCTCCACTGTATCAGAAATTGTGTCCTGAGCGTCGGCTGAGAGTCTGGTCAATTTAAACATGATAGTTACGTCGGTGGCACTGGGGGCGTTAATTCCCTCAATAGTGGTAATCACCAACCCATTGGCAGTGGCAGAAGCAGCGTCAACCACTGTCAGCGTTTCCTCCCCGTCTTGGGTCATATCCTCATCCTCGCTAAACCAGCGGTATTTTAACTGCCACTTGCAATTGCCAGTAGAAGCCGAACTCCAGCCAATCCGTATTATTACCCCCTCAGTTCTATCCAGGTCGTAAGGAATGGCTATTCTCCAGCTAACGCTCTCCTGATTAGCCCCCACACCTTCGTTGCTAAACTCCCAGGCCGCAGTTTCCAACGTCCCGAAAGATACCTCGCTAGCTGGCTTAGCTCCAGGGGCTTTTATTCCAGCTGCATCAATCCACAAATCCCTAATAACCCTGGCTGTGCCGTGAAGGGTTAGCTCCCCATCCGAGGCAAAGGAGGCATAGTTAGTGCCATCATCTCCAAACATGGCGTCTCCCACCACCTGAAATGCCGCGTCTGGTGAGGTCGTCTTGACGCCGACGGGGCCGCCGAAATAACTAGGCGATGAGCCACTATGGTACAAGGCATAATCCATGCCTCGTACATCATGAAGGTACAGCATGTATGCTGTGCCAGTGATGGTAGCGCTGCTGTCACCTCGAACATGGAAAGCGTAAAAGTTGCCTCCGACCGTCACACCAGCTTCGAGGTCGGTATAGACCTGGAAGCCAAAAGCGTTATCCGCTACCTCACCGGCGTTGAGGTCTGCAAGGATGTAGCCTCCGAAGAAGTCGTCAGTGACAGTGCCTCCGGCCATCCGGGCTAAAATCCACATGCCACGTAGGTCTTCCGTGCCATCTCCTACTGTGCCATCGTTCAAAACGGTCGCAGAGTAAAGGCCAATGAGGTCACCGATGGTGCCCCCTGCTTGGCTCATACTAGTGTTTGCATAGTATCCGTAGAAGTCATCATTCCTGTCAGTGGCTCCGGCGGTCTTCGTGTGAATGTTTCTGATACCCATCCAGCCCGTAGTGATGTCAAGGGCCGTGTCTTCTACCCGGAGGTGGTGGGTTCCCGCTGCAGTCCCAATACCAACGTTGACGTTAAAGAGCACGTTATCATCATAAAACTCTGCGACCGTGACCTCGCCACCTCCGCCAGCGGTAGCAGTGTTGGCTCGAATCTGCACAACGCCATTGGACGCACGGTTGCATAGCGCAACCACATCGCTGCCAGGAAACAGAAGCGCATAGCGGTCAGAGCTGCCACTGTCCCTATAAGTGATTCCCCCACCCCCACCTACTGTGCCAATAAACCGTAGGAGAGCACTAGCCTTTGCGAGGTCAAAGTTAGCATCCTCTAAGGTCAGTGTATCTGGGGTGGCATCACTCCACACCAGCCGCCCTGCCGCTGCACCTAAGCCGACCATAGCACCATCTGGCAGAGTGATACCATCGCCGGAGACACGAGCAAATTCTCCCAAGGCAGCTCCTGCTTTGCGGCCAAGAATAGAGAGATAGCTGTCTTCACTGGCGGCAGCCGCGTCACTCCATACGGCATCGAGAGCGATAGCATCCTCTGTAGTGCCCCCGTCGTCTTCCAATCGAAAAAGAATCCGAGAGCCCAGCCCTGCCGCCGCTACTCCACTGGTTGCCCTGCCCAACCGCATCATCTCAATAATGGTATTCGTCGATGCGTCGGAAAAACTCAGCTCTAACATCGGATTAGCAGCGTTGCTGTAAGTCAAACTAACCCTATCCCCGAGCAAGAGAGTCTTCACATCTACATACGTTGGGGCGATTTGCAAAATGTCCGTCCCGCCTCGGTCTCTAAAGACTGCGAACCCCGCCTCGCCGCTCTGGGCTGGAATCTGAAACACCCAACGGCTGGCATATTGAACCACATCATCTTCGAGATAAATAAAGCCAGTATCGTCATTGGAACCCCCAATCCAACCGACATACGGGCTGTCTCCTGCGCCGTCATCGAGAACTAAGCCAGCAGCAATTAGCCGCGCAACGTCTGTCCCGCCCACCTCAAAATCAATCTGGTCATCCGTCGGTGCGCTAATGCTTGTATCGCCGTCAGCGTCCAGCACCAGGGCGTCAGCCGCCCCGTTCAAATCCAAGAATTGGCCACCTTGTGCATTACTGCTATGATCGTGAACCCATATCGGCGGTGATGTCCCCCCACCAGCATCCTGGATGAAGGCCACAAATTCATAATACGTAAGTTTACGATCTTTCGCCTTGGCGACATAAATGACATCGCCGTAGGACAAAACCGGGATGCTGTAGCACTGAGTTAAACGATTGTCGTCGTCTACCAAGCGAATCCAATAAAAGTTGGCACGTCCGGCGACGGCTACCGTAGCACCATCCCCATTACCAGCGACGGCCATGACAGGGAGGTTCTTATTAGCTTTCCTCCCCATCGTACTTCCGTATTCAGCTTCGGCTTTGAATCTTACTGGAGTTCTCATAGGCTAAACACCGGAGCTATGCACGTGACTTTCGGATTTGACCAGCCATTTGCGACACAGACAGCATTCCAGTTTCCAGTTTGCCGCTGCCAAGACAATCCCCTATCCTTTGAAACGTAAACCGGGCCAGAGGCAATGCCGTCACCATCTTGCGTGACGTAGAAATAATCTGCATTGTGAGGATAATCGGCACAATGCCGCATCCACCAATTACCCGGATCGCCAAGGTTGACGGCGTGAACCCACCCGTTTCGCTGTGTCCACGCTGTGCCATCATCCGAAACAAAAAGGTTGAATGTAGTATCACACAAAGCAAATGCCCAATATCTATCCGTGCGGAAACGGTTGCATCCAACCCACAGGGCCATCGCTTCGTTTTCGCCAGTGCACAGATCATCGCAAGAACAAACGAGATGGTCATTTGTGCAGCGGACCACCCTCGCGGTATCGTCGGCGTACGGATCTTCGTAAGATCCAGCATACAATCCGTGAGCGTCGTCATCGTTATCAGTATGGCGATGGTGGCAATGGGGACCCTGAAGATATTCAAAATCATCCGTGTAACCGCATAGCAAATCACACGGATCAAGCCTTAAGTCCACCCATCCCGCCCACAGATTCGTAGTTCTTGTTATCTTGAAGATCCCGTCGGGCCATCTGTACCAAGAGACCCACGCGACATTCGCATCGTGGGATGAAGCCTCGATTCTGGGCATACACACCCCTCCGACTTCCCCACCCTTCAGATTCTGAGAGTTAAAATTCAAGGCATTCACCGTCCACCAAACTGTAGGCTCCGTCCATCCATTCGTGACGCCGCTGGCCATCCACAAGTTTTCCTGAACGGAAGAAGAAACCACCATCCCAACGATGTCTTCAGAATCGCCAGACGTATCTAGAACTTGTGTCCATGTCGGGGCATCAGTATTCAGATTGGTCGTCAGCCATATCCCATTCGGTCCACAGACCATTGCCCTGTTGAACGGATCGAACTTGTCCAAAGCAATGAACAACAGCCCTCCAGCATCAACCAAACCCAAATCGGTATAGACGACATCTCCAGGATTGTCGGACATAGCACCTGACATTCTGATAACATGGCCACTATCCCCCAAGACAAAATAGGCCAGTGCTCCATCCTTTCCCAAATCTTCTCCCCACGGAGGCGGATCGTCCACGCCATTCGTCTGCGGAGGCCAATCCCCCCAATATTCAGGTGGATTCTCAGGCGGGTCTTCAGCCGGAGGCTGTGAAGGATATTCTCCAGCCACTCCGTCCGGGCCCCAAGTACTGGCCTCCCCCTCAACATCAACTAAAATAATACCGTCCTTGTTGTCCACATGCATAGATACGCCAGTGCATAGAAACTCTTTCTTATCCCAATCGAAAGAACGCACGGTAGAGGATAACGTAATACCAAAGTAATCAAGCGTTGCAGGTTCCAACACCCTATTATTGAACGCCTTCACGTGAATGTGGGGGAAGCGAATGTTCCTCCACGCCCGATATAAGCCGGACAGGGTATTGGCCTCAGGTTGCGCAGCGGCGATTGTGCTGCCAGATAGTAAAATCCCATCTACCTTCTCTATGGTGCCGAAATTAGTCTGCCTGGCCGGCGCGAGAGAATACACCTCCTGTGGGTTGCCGTTCGCATCGTAGATGAAACCGATGAAATCCACTTGTGCCACTGAATCCCGCTGGCGCTCTTCACCAACCCCTAGCTCCTCACGCCAGTCCTGCCTTTGGAAAACATAGACCGGGGGACCCCACCAAACCCTCTCGCTAAGGT